GAGCTTACTTCCTTAATCTAGGAGCAGATAATGCTGAACAGTACTTAGCTGTAGTTGCTGTTGTGTTTATAGATGGATTTTTTGGGGTATGGGCAGGAACTAAAAAGATTGGTTTTCAAACTAGAAAAGCACTTAAGGTACTTCAGACTTTGTTTGCTTGGGTAATTATACTTACGGGTGTCTTGATGATTGAGAAGGGGTTTGATGGAACTTTTTGGCTAAGCGAAACTTTATGTGCTCCCTTTATTGTTTTTCAGCTGATAAGTGCGCTTAAAAATGCTCACACAGTAGGAATCATAGACAACAGTGTACTCTCTCAAATTTTAGAAAAGATAGATCAACACAAATTCAAGCACGATAATGAAAAACCTCTCGATTAAACTTAACTTTATCTTCTTCTTTGCTATTGTCTACCTTTTATACAGGTATGAGTACGTACAAGAACAAGACACCAATCAAGTAATCTCTTTTATAGATTCTATTGATAAAGCAAATGATACTTACTTTGAGAAGATAGACTCCTTAGAGCACATAAAACACGAAGAGTATAGAACTTACGAAAAAATCACCTTAAAGTATGACACCATTCAAATCGCTATTGACACTATGCCTGATATTGACGGCACAAAGTATCTACTCACAATCTCTAGACAGCTTACCGCTAAAGGAGTTGAATAACGAATTCCTTAAGGGAATTCAAGCACGTGAGAGAGTAGTAAGTCTTAAAAAAATTGTTAAGACTGACAGTGTACAGTTATCTTTATATAAAGATTCTATTATTCCTAACTTTAGATTAGCTCTAGATACCGCTAAAGTAGAGATAGTTCGCTTAGATACTAAAGTTAAATCTCAAGCAGAAACTATTAAAACACTTAAAAATGTTTTGAAAGGTGGATTAATTGCTATAGCTTTGTTAACCATAGGGTTAATACTTTAACTCTCTGCCTATGATCCCAATCTCTAAACAGATTGTTCAATACTACATTGACAATCCAAATACAACCGAGACAGCTGTTGAAGTTGCTATCCGCTTCAACTATCAGCCAGAAATAAACAATCTTCTAAGAGGAAAAAGAGTTCGTGACTTAAAAAGAACAGCAATGGCTCATCTACTTAGGGAGGATTCTTTATATCAGCCAACTGCTACTTCTCCTGTGTTGTCTAACCATACTCTAGGAACTTACGATGAGAACTTAGATAAAGGTACTCTAGAAGTATCTAAACTAGTCTCTGAGCAACCTAGATCTGCTGAAGAGATTATTAAGATCCACAAAATAGATACTACTAAGTGGAGATTAGTACAGTATTGGAGTAAAGAAAAACAATCAGGTTGGCTAGTGTCAGCCTTATTTGCTTCTATAAAGCCTGAGGATAGTTTACCTGAAGACATAGAAGCCGTTCTAAGAGAGGTTTTCTTAGAATCTAACATAAGTCCTTGCCCTACTCCTAAGAAGACTCCTGTGGCCTCTAAAAGGGCTTTATTTGTCTATATGAGTGACAAGCATGTAGGAGCGCTTACTCACCCTAACTCTATTTTCAACAACGAATACAACGAAGACATCTTCGAAGTAAGAATGATGAGAGTATTAGAAGAGATAGAGAAGCAAGTAAAGATCTACGGAAGACTAGAAGATCTTTTTATTTGTGATTTAGGAGATTCATTAGATGGTTGGAGTGGCTTAACTACTAGAGGAGGACACCAACTACCTCAAAACATGAACAACAAGGAGTCTTTTATGACTTACCTTTATGCTCACAAAAGATTTTTCGATGAATTGCAAGAAAAGAATCTTGCAAATAACATTCATGCAATTATGCAGACAGAGGACAACCACTCAGGTTCCTTTGGTTATATTACAAATCAAGCACTCACTCTTTATTTAAATACAGCTTATCCTTTTATCAAAGTAACGATAATGGAGAAGTTTTTAGAACATTTTGATTATGGCAAACACACGTTTATCTTTACTCATGGCAAAGATTCTGAGGATCTTAAGCATGGTCTTCCCCTTTTCTTAACAGAAAAAGCAGAAAATTTCCTTAATAAATACATAGATCACCATGGTCTAGGAGAGAATAAAAATATTTCGATAGTAAAAGGAGACTTACATACAGAGAGTATGCAACAAGTCTATAAGTTTAGATACCGTAATGTTCTCTCTATGTATGGCTCTTCTAAGTGGGTAATGAATAACTTTGGTCCAGGATATCCAGGAGTTTCATTTGATTTAGTAGAAAAAGATACGGATTTAATATATTCGTTTTATATTCGCTTTAAATAAAATTAAAAAAGTTATGATTACCCTAGCAGATATAGATAAATTAAAAAATAAGTTTTACTTAGACTCAGAAAAAGATGGGCTAGGAATAAGACCTAACGTAATACTAATCACAGAGGATCAGTTTGAAGAGATACTGAAAGAAATGGGTGTAGAAGATGAAGAAGACATTACAATAGAAAGCATACTAGGAATGGATGTGGTTATAGCAAATGGATTAGAATACCCAAGACTATTAAGACTTTAACTTTAAATCTTCTTAAAGTTCAGTAACTTTAAATACTACAGAGTAAGCATTTAGATTATTATTGTCTACATAGACAGTAGGAATAGTTCCTCCTACAAATCCTGAAGTAAAGTTCAGAATCACTCCCCCTCCTATTGTTGTTACACCTGCTTGACTTATGCTAGATTGAGGAGTAGCTGCATTATTAAAAGTCGCTACATACATACCTGCTTCTTGTTTGTCTTGAGTTACATTGTCAACAGCGTAGTATTCTATCTTAAGTAAACCTACAAAGAAACTAGTAGCAGACTGATACAAAATAGTATTAGTAGACATTCCATTTACTACTACGGTAGTTGAGCTACCTCCACCTCCACTACTTCCGTTAGCTGCCAAAGTAATCCTACCTTGAGCATCTACGGTGATGTTTGCGTTAGTATAAGCACCTGCTGTTACAGCAGTATTTGCCAACGCTATTGTTCCAGTGGTTGTTATAGTTCCTCCGCTTAAACCTGTACCAGCAACTATTGAAGTTACTGTTCCTACATTACTAGTATAACCTTGTGCTGAGACCCAACTTTCAGTTGCTATGTTCTGCCAAAGAGTTCCGTTGTAGACTAAGTTTTTGTTGTTTGTGGTGTCGTATGCTTGAAGACCAGTCGCAGGCGTAGTGATTGCTAACACTTGCCCATTGGTCATTCTTGGTTGTAGGAAACCTTTTGTTGTTGAATCGAATTGAACTTGGGCTGAATTGTTAATTGTGCTGTTTATTCCTAATACAAAAGTATCTGCAATTAATTTGAAATATGATTGAGCTATTGTATTACCACTGTATCCAAAAATACCAGTTTGAACATTGTAAAATCTAAATCCCGCACTACTTGGTTGAAAATATGAGGTTGTTCCATTTGCATTAAAAAATGTAGTACCGCTATTTAACCAAAAACTATTATTATTTACACCCCATTTAAATACGCCATCATCGGTAATTGTTAAAAATGTTGACCCAGCACTATTTTGCACAACAAAAGCATTTGTAGAAGAAGTTGTTCCTGATCCTTTTACTAATAAACTATTAGTTGCTGAACCTGTAATTGTTGTATTACCTTGTATTCTAGCAGTCCCATTTACATCTAACTTATATCCTGCATCGGTAGTAGAGTTTATGAGGACGTTGCCAGTATTCGGTATAGATATTGCTGCTATTGAGCCAGTATACACTCTAAATTGACTAGAAGCGGCAACCATATATATGTTTGCACTAGGGTCTAATTTCAAACTTTGACCTGCCGCAATTGAAACACTTCCATTTATTGTTAGTAAAATCCCAGGGACAGTTCCCGTTGTACCAATACCAACTCTCCCATTAACCGTATCTGTGTAGATAAGATTAGTAGCAACCGTAAGCCCACCTACAGTAATCGCATTGGTGGTGGTGTTCCCTGCTGTGGTTACTTGTGCTAGGGTAGGAACTGTGATGAGGGGAGTACCTCCGAAGATGGTAGATATGCTTTTGTTCTTCCAAAGAGTAGTTGAAGACTCGTAGACAAGGAGGTCGTTGTTGGCCTCAGAAGCAATTTGAACTCCGTGTAACTCATTCAACTCATAGCCGTTCTGAATCAAGATAACCAAACGACCTTGAGTAGGGTGAGCTCTAGCAATATACCCGATAAATACTGTATGATTGGGTTCTGCTGGAATTGTACTTGTAAATGCCCCTGCTGTAGCGGCAGACAACCAAACAGAATCTCCAGCCGTAAATGCAGAAGTGTCTAAGTCGTGAAGAGTTCCATTTACTGCAACATAACCATCTGCGTTATTTGTGATGTTTGCTACAACTATACCTATTGTCTTAGAAGAGGTAGCTTCGGTATCAGCCTGTGCTCTTACAGCGTTAGGTCTGTTGCCTGTTGCTCCACTTAAATAAACTACTGTACCTTTAGTTAAAGTAGTGCCAGTAGAATTTCTTACTACAATTTGGATGGTCTCAGCACTATCTACTACTCCGTCATTATCGACATCATACGTGCTCTTACTCATGTCGCCTCCACCTCCACCACCAGCAGGAGTTTGATTCTCCCACTGAGAAGTAGTAGAGTTATAAGCTAAGACTTGAGCATTAGCAGGTGCACTTATTGTTACATCTGATAATCCATCAAGAGTAGTTACTCCACCTGGAACAGCTTTCCAAGTCCCATCATCTGCTAAGTAAAGATTACCTGCTCCTGTAGATCCTGTTCCCAATCTATTAGGGTCGATGATTCCTAAAGAAATATAAGAAGCATCAAACAAACGATAGGCTAATGGACCATTTCCTGTTACAGGAGTAGCAAAGAAATATCCAGAAGGTAATTGTGGTACCCCTGGAAATTGTACAGTATACTGCTTTAATTCGTCTATATTAAGCGGATTTCCAGCCATAGCACAAATATAATAGATTAAAAAAATAAAGAAAGGGGAACTTTTGATTCCCCTTCCTGGTTGGTTAAAAAACTAAATAAACTAAAACTAAAATTACTAAAATTACTAAAATTACTAAAACTACTTAACCTCCTGTGGTCCTCCTGTTAGGCTGAAGAATGCAAGAATTTCTTCTTTTGACTTCAACTCTAATACTATAGGCTCACTGGTGGTTTCAAATTTAGTGATTTTTACTGGAACTTTTTGCTTAGTAGCAGGATCAATTTTATATTGATAGTCTACAGGGTTAAGTTTGTCAGCACTTCCTTCTAGAACAATAGCTAAGCCATCATCTGTAGGGTAGGTCATTAAGACCTTACTGAGTTCGAAGGAGTAACCTTTCTTAATGATAAGTTCCATCTCTTCTCCACTCTCGATTTTTTCTCTTTCTGTATAATAGAATAACATATTTTTATTTTTAATTGATTACCAAGTGAAAGCAATATCGCTATCTCTTACCATGATTCTTTCTGCACCATCTACTTCTACTAGTTCAGCAGACTGAAGATACATTAAGTTTACGTACACTACATCGCCTACTTTTACATTGGTTACTTCTTCTCCAACAGTATGAACTTCTAAGTGCTTTAAACCTATTAGTTCTTTCATGTTCATTTCTTCTTCCATCTCTGGTGTAAGTTGGATAAGTCTTTCTTCTCTCTTAGGACGATTAAGTAATACTCTGTGTCCAAATAATTTTATGCTCATTTTTCTTTTTATTTTAGTTCTGCTTTTACTACATCTAGACCTGCAGCAATCAAGAGTTCTAGTCCTGATCTATCTCTGTAGTCTTCAATGTATACAAATGTAACGATTCCACTTTGAATTACCAACTTAGCGCAATGCACACAGCATGCATGAGTACAGTACATAGTTGCGTCTTCTGTACTTATGGGACTCTTACATGCTTTAGTGATTGCATTAGATTCTGCGTGTAACACGTATTCAAGAGTTACATTGTTTACTTCACAAACATTAGGAAATCCTGAAGGTGTTCCATTATAACCAAAGGAGATAATGTTTCCATTCTTTACAATAAGAGCTCCTACTTGGAGTCTTTCACAGTAAGATTCTTGAGCAATTCTTTTAGTTAAATCTAAGTAAAGAAGTGCTTTATTTCCTACTTTTGAGCTGTAAATGATTGGTATCTTATGCATTGTCTATGTTAAAAACTCTTCAAATCTATAAATTTCTTTTGGTAAATCCATATCTATGTCATTAAATTTTATATTTCTGTGAAATAGAAGTTTATAATCTTCAGACATGTCATGGAATCTATTCTGCTTAAACATCTCAATGTCTCTTCTGTAGATAGAATTAACTCTAAAGACAAACATTATCTTATCTTCTACCTCATAGTAGTCATAGAAAGAGTCAAAGCTGGTAATCTTCTTTTGGAATTCCTCAAACGCAGCTTTGTCTGTAGGCTTAAACAAGTAAAAAAGACAGTATAGATACTTAGACTTGTATCCGTAGTCATCTACATAAACATTAATTAAGCCGAAGTTTAACAATACTCTTAAAGACTCATCACCCCTTGCTGTAAATATCAAGGGGCTTAGAAATCTTGTAGTATAGTTTAAACTCGTATCCACTACTTTATTATACAATTCTGATTCCATTGTTTCTATAGTCTTCTCTAGTATAGTTCCACAAATCACTGTCAATATGCCAACGTAAACGTTCTAGGGCTTGATGAAAGCCTTCGTAACTCTTACCTTGATATACTCCTCCTTCTTTACCTACTGTCATTGCTTCATCTGATAACTCATAGATAAGCGGACTACCAGGGAATTTTTGGCTTTCTACCAAGAACCTAAAGTTCTTAACAGTTAAACCTTCTCCATAGATACTTGTATCTGTTTGCTTTAAAGCTTCTGTATAGAATGCTCCCTGAAGATCATAACGATACTTCATAAGAGTGTCTGTCCAATAGTTTAAAGAAGTAGTAGTAGTCTTTAAGTCAATAGGATATAAAAACTTATTGTCTACGTCCACAACTACTAAGTCTAAAAGAGCCTTACACTCAAATCCCAAGTACTCAAAAGTAAGGGCCTGCTGTGTAAAGATTTTATATTGGTCATTGCCTAAGATAAACTTAGAACTAAAAGGATGATTCTTCAAAGATTCTACCAGATTATAGATTGTAGCTAATTGTGCTGGAGAAATTACTTTTCTTCCATCTGCTTCAATTAGGTGATCATAATAGGCTTTACCTTCTTTCTCAAATCTTTCTCTTACTTTAGGAAGAGTATCTCTTTTAAACCCTACAGTCTCATAAGCGATTTGTTCTGCATTGGAATCATGTCTATTGATAAATAGGTTCCATACAAAGTCTCCCATCTGAGCTGTTGGTCTTTCTACTGTGCTGATTAGAAATTCTTCTTGGAAGACTTCTTCTCCTTGTGTAATAATTAAGTCTACTCCATCTCCTATCAATGTTACATCTGCTGGTTCTTCTGTGTCAGACTTAGGATCGTAATTATAGTATAGGTTAGGATGTTGTAGGATTTTTTTAAGCCTACTTTGACTTATTGCTCTACTGCTTAGGTAATCTTGATTTAAAATCATTTCTTTTTCTCAATTGATACGGTTAAAACAAACCAAAGAAAGCATAAGTGTATATTAAAGTTATATAACGAAGATGTACGGCTTATGCTTATCGTTGGTATTAAATAAAAGAACCAATAAGGATAACCTCGTTGTCCTCTGGTTCCATAAAAGAAGTTATTTAGTTGAAATTTCATGGTTTCTATCATCATAGTGAGACTTTTCTCTCATTACGTAGGAGAGAAACATAGCATTACACATAATATGACCTAAGTGATCTACTCCTGATTCAGGGTCTTTGTCTTCTCCTGAAAGAAAAGCAAACATATGCCTAAGCAAACTCTCGCTTAGTTGTGTTACAGGCATACCTTTATACCAGTTAAATCGCTCATACTTTTCTGCACCAAACTCAAGGACTTCTACCATAGACTCTAGAGACTTAAAGTCTACTAAAGACCATTGTCTCTTTCCTGTGTTGTAACGTAAAGCTTGTTCAGTCATGATTAACGCATTAAAGCACCTGTAGTAGTTTTAGGAGTAGCATCTACTGGTTTTACAGTTAAGACAACTCTTCCAAACTTCATTGAAGATAGTTCAGTAACTACACAAGTTACTCCATTGCAGTTAACAAGAGTACCCAATTGAATACTTTCGCTTGATTCATGGTCATTGTAGGTAACAATGTTTTCTCCGTAATGATAGTTGACATCAGGTAAGCCCACGGCTTCCACTCTGTCTGTTTCTGTTCTTGGTTCTATTATATATAACATAATTTTAGTTTAATTAATTTAATTCAGGTACAGGCACTCCAAGAGTATCTGTTGCAAAGTTAATTACTTGCTTAATAAATTCATTAACTTCTTCTTTTTTTCCTTTGGAAAGTGAGAGTGGTGTTTTAATAAATTGACCTTGGAACATAATCTCCTCGTAGAAGAACTTGTCCTTAAGATAAGTGACTACCTCTTCTTTGGTGTATACTTCGCCTGTAAGGGCTTCAAATCCTCCTCGAATGATAGGTACTAGAGTGCTGTAGAAATAAGCCAACTGAGGGTTTGTTTTTTTAGAATCTAATCTAGTTATACAAACTTCTACATCCACCGCAGGATCTCCTTTTGTCAATTCTCTAAAGTACGACTGCATCAACTCTCTATCTCCCTTAAGATGAATAGTTCCATCTATGTTAAGGGAGAGAGTAGCTGGCATATAGATGCGGTTAATCATTGTTTAATTATTGTTTATTATTAGTCTGCTGCCCAACCAAAGAATACATATTCTCCTTGACGTTCATCACTACTAGGCTTATAGTTTACAAAGGCTACATTTTTCTCGCCTTCTTTTAAAACGTTAACTCTAGTAATGTGACTACTAATCTTAGTACGTTCTGTGTAGTCTCTGGCCATCTTAATTGCTCCTGCTTGTAATGGATGACTTCCAATAAGTCTTCCTTCTGCCTGTACTTCGTATCTAGTTTCCCAAACACGTCTACCTACCTGAGGAATTATTTCTACTTGGCTTTTAATCTTGTTGCTGTTTAATTTAGGTTCTACAGTGCAGATACCCCAACAATCTCTTTTATCCATAACGTCTTGTGCGGAGTCAATAAATTCACTTAGTTTCTTGCCTGACTCTTTAAACTTCTTAGTAACGTCTACAAAACCATTAGTTGTACTAATGGTTCCATTGTACGGATCATTACCGTACTCATCAGTAGCGTCTTCTATTGCATTGTTGTAAGCGTCTTTCATACTAGCCGCTATTTTTCTTTCATAAAATGTAGTTGATCCCATAATTTTTAATTTTTGTTTTGTTTTTGTTTTTCTAATTCTTCTAATTCTTCTAATAATAAAAATGCCAGTTCTTCGTCTTCTGCAATTTGATTTAAATCTTTCTTTTCTAGATATCCGTCTAGAATCTTAATAAAGTGGGCATTCTTTGCCTTAGCTTCATTAATTGCTTTCTTTAAATCAGGATTAACAAACTCACGAATGAACTGGTACTGTGTGTTTAATGCTCTCGCTAGGAGATAAGTTCTTCTTACCTCCTTAATTTCTTCAACTTTCATTACTTACTCCAATAAGGCGATATACAAGGATCTGCTTTAAGTGGTACTCTCGTACAAAACTTAGCTCCTGAATCTACCATTGATTTTTCTAATTGTGCAGCAACTTGTTGCACAATCCCCTCAGGGGACTCTACTAGAATCTCGTCATGAATTACGTTAACAATCTTAACTTTAAATAAAAGATCATTAGGTACTAGATACCTTGACCAAAAGTAAACACATGCTAGTTTAGTTATCTCTGCAGATTCTCCTTGTATTCCATAGTTAAGGGACATTCTTTCTATGTCTCCCCTTTTGCTAAAGAATTTAGAAACTTTCTCTTTCATAGCAACTGCTGTAGGAGTGTTTGAATTCTTGATCTTTTTATATCTTTCCCAGAAGTCTTTGTCTAGTTCGTTTTTAACTTGTAAAAACTCATCGTAATAATCTACGTAGGATCTCTTGCCTGTAACAGGAGAGATTAATACATAACCATTCTCAATTCCGAACTTCTTAGTTTCGTCAAAGTATGCTTTAAGCCCAGGAAATGCTAGAAAATAGGATTCATAAATTTTATTACCTTGTTCTACGCTTAGTCCTAGTTGTTCTGCTATACCTATTCCTGACCCTCCATAGTTAATAGCAAAGCCAGCTACCTTAGCAGCCTGTCTTTTTTCTTTGTGTTTCTTTTTAATCTCGTTTAAATCCATTCCATCCAACTCTTCATACATCTTAGAGGCAATAAAAGCGTGCATGTCACCCAAATCTTTATCATAGAACTCAAGTAAGTTATCATCCAAACACTTGTTTACTAGTACAATCTGTTCTTGACCTGTATAGTCACAGCCTACTAGTGAGTTTCCTTCTTCTGCTACAAAACAACTACGTGTTTCTTCATCTGAGGGAATGTTTTGGAAGTTAAAGTTCTTGGTTGTTCCTGACTTACCTCCACTAGATAAGCGACCTGTGTTCATCAACTGTTTGAACTGAGTGTGTATTCTACCGCTTATAGGGTTGATTTGCTCAATCCAGTTATAACCATAGGTGCCTATGTCTTTTTGGGCTTCTTTAAAGGAAAGATAAATCTTAATAATAGGATGTTTGTCTTGAAACTTTACTAAGTGGTTTGCTTCTATTGTATGCTTCTTAACTCCTTTGTCAACTACAGTAGTATTTACTCCAATAGTCTCAAAGAACTGCACTACCTGAGAAGGTGAGTTCCAGTTAATCTTGACTTTGTTTTGACTAGAGAAAATATCTAGCTGATAGTCAATAAATTTATCCATGTTGTTAAGAAAGATAAACTCATTCAACATTCTAGTAGCTGCATCTGCTTGAGTCTGTACTTTGTGAATCTTGTTAGTCCACTTATCTACGTCTAGCTTCATACCACAATACTCTATGTAAGCTAAAACTAAAACAAAGCGATTATCTAACTCGATTGATACTTTAGCACCAGCAGCAAATAGAATTGTCTCTTGAGCATCTTTAATAGAATGTAGGTATTTTACGTCATAAGCAGAATACTTTACAAAGCCTTCTGTTAGATTGCCTGTAATATGTTTTCTTTCCTCTTTGTCTAATATAACTCCGCAATGTAGTTTTACACAAGCAGCTAAGGAACACCTATGACTTTCTATACCCAAACGAGATGTTTTTTCGCCTAAAAAGGTATCGTATACCTTAGTTGGTACAATTCTCTGATGATATAAGAACTTTAAATCAAACTTTAAGTTATGACCAATGACTCCTTGAGTCTCTAAGAGCTGTTTGTAGTCATTGATATCAATCGTAGTCAAGTCAACTACAAACTGATTGTCATTGTCACCTAGCTGAAGTGTGTATAGCTTACAGGTATATGCATCAAATCCAGAAGTTTCTGTATCTATAGCAACCCATTCTAGGTCTTTAAGGTAATCTAAAGATTCTTGTACTGTGCAGAGAGTTATATCAGGTAGGGAAATGTTTTGTTTTGTTACTAGATAAATCATTTTAATAAGGGTTCCACTATCTTGTTATAATCCTTCAGTGCTTGGTGTAACTTTTGATACTTCTGATCTTGGCTATAGTTTCCTTGTTCGATATCTGTAAGGCAGGTTCTATAAACGTCATAGATAAGTTTTCTATCGTAGTTACTTAATTTTAAAATCTTATTAGAAAGCTGTAGCATATCTTCCGTAGTATCAGTTCCCCATATCCTGTTTAAAGACTTACCTAAGTTCCACACGTGGTGAGGAGTATATAGATTACATCTAGGACAAGCAGGCAAAAGATTAGTTAGGTGGTAGCGAGTAGCAACCTTAGTTCTACCTACAAAGTGAGCACACTGTAGTCCTTTAGGATCTAGTGTGATTTCACAAGCATGGCATTTATTAATATGTGCTCCTCTAACTAACCAAGAAGTTATCTGGTCTAGTTTACTTTGACTGATTGTTTCTTTTTCTAATTTACGCTTAATCTCTTTACGGACTTTCTGCTTTTCTTTCTTGTCCTTCATTACACACGTAGCACATAACCTCTTTGTTTTGTTGGCTATGGCTTTTACCTTCCCACAGTCTGAACAAGGCTTTTGAATTTCCTTAGGTTCAGGTATTCCTTTGACTGGAATCTTTTTTGTTGCTGTTCTCTTTAACATAGTATACAAATATAATAAAGAAAAGGGGATCTAATGACCCCCTAATCTTATTTGGCATGCAAGAGACAGTTACAAAGATAACTCAGGTGTGTAGAGAGGGGTGTAGGTTTCAGAAATTAATTCTAAGCCTCTGTTGTTAATGTTGTAGGCAGTTCCGTGAATTAGAGACTCACGCTTAGCTTCAATACTCTTATGTCCCATCATATAGTTAGTGAAACGAGTAGTAGCGTTAAACAAAGCGTAAGCTGTGTTCTCGTGTGTCTCATATTCGGTAGTCAAAGCTGTTCTAAAGTCGTTAATACGATTTTTACCCCTAGAAGCTTCACCGTCTCCTCCTATAATGTTAATGATAAATTCATCTGTAACTGCTTCAGGAATGTAAATCTTACTAAGTTCTACTAGCTTTTCGATAAACTGTTCTTCTTGTGTAAGAGAGTTTTGCAACTGAGAGATGATCAAGCCTAAACGCTCATGAGAATTCTTAGTATGTCTTACACGTTGAGAGTCTCTAAGAGCCATATAAAAAGTATTAGAGCATACTACAGTTACGTTAGTAGTTCCAAAGCCCATAGGAGCACTACCATCATGTGAAGTAAGAGCTGTTAGGAATCGTTTGTTAAAGGATCCTCCAATCTGTACATCCATTAAAGGAAACTGATAATAGACCTTTTGTCCATTCCCCAGAAACCCACCTCTTTCCCCAGAAATATTAACTCTAGCGGCAGCTTCTAAAAGCATATCAAGGATTTCTTCATTCTGAGTAGGAACATATTTAGATCCTACTACACCAAGACAATTATTGTTGTCTTCACGGAATACTCCATAAGCAGGAGTAGTTTCTCCATCAGGACCAAACAAAGGTTTCTTTGCTACAGTCCAATTCGTTCTAGATGATTCTAGCAATTGTTGTTTGTTCATAATTTAGTGGTTTGTTTTTTAATATTTTCGATAAAGTTGATTAATTCGTCTAATTCTTTAATTCTTCCTTGGATCTCACAGTACTCATACTCACTGCTTTGCTCCATTTCTTTTATTATTTTAGTTCTATTAGATAGATACTCTACTAATTTTCCTTTTAATTCTAAATGTCCTAAGGACTCGTAATCTTGCCAATTCATTTTCTTTGTTTTATTTTAATCTATTTTAAGTTCTCTAGCCAGTCTATATCGTCTGGATTACTGGCCATGAGTATTTGGTTAATTCTTTTAAAGTGATCACACTCCCAATCTCCACCTTTGTATACGGCAGAAACAGGATGTGATGCTACTAATACGTGGTGTACATCATCGTTAATAAGAGGAGCAAACTTTAAAGCGTCCTTTCCCCAGAAACAGAAAATAAGTCCTGCAGTATTCTCGTTTAGTGTTTTGAATACAGCTTCTGTAAACTGTTTCCAAGGCTCTAAGTGAGAACCTGACTTACCTTCTTCGATAGTCAAAGCAGCATTTAGCATAAGAACTCCTTGCTTAGCCCATGATTCTATATTCATATCAGTGGGGAAGCTTAGTTCATCAGGATAAATGTCTTCTTTGATTCGTTTGTAGATCATTCTTAAAGACGGAGTCACATAAGTTTTCTTTCTAGGAGAGAAAGCTAATCCGTGAGCAATAGGTTCCCCTACATTTCTACCTGGATAAGGATCCATTCCTAAGATAACAACTCTTACTTTCTGAAAAGGAGTTAAATTAAAAGCCTTAAAGACTTCATCCTTGTAAGGAAAGATAGTTTTAGTTTTTCTCTCATTAGCAATGAATCTTCCTAAGGTATTAAAGTAAGGACTTTCTATTGTGTCTTTTAAGTGATGATACCAATCGTCTGGAATATCAATTAGTTTTTGCATCTTTATTGATTAGCTTACTTCTTTTGAGCGGAGTCCTTCTAACAATAATATTAGGATTAAGAGTAGTACTCATAAGTCCTGGATACGTTTCTTCCATCATGTTTATGATTTGATTGTATCTTGTTTTGTAACTTTTAATAGAACTAGAAAAGTTTAAATGTTGTTTCATAGAATGTATAATCGTAGAGTGATCTCTTCCTAACAAAGTACCTACCTTCTTGTAAGTGTAGTTAAAGTGTATTAAAAGTACAGCTGCAAAATGAAATCTTGCTTCTGTTAGCTCACGTTTACGGCTATTTATTGTAAAATCCTTTACAGTCATTGCATTTATATCACAAACAATATGCATGACTCCCAACTCAAACTCTGAAAACTTATCTAAATTTACTTTAAGTTCGTGTGCTTTTATCATTGCCAACTTGCGTTTTAATCTTAGCTCTTCTGGATTGATGTCATTTATTACTTTACTATAATACTGTTTGTTTTTAGTTTTCTTTAAAACTAACAACATAATATTATATCGTACTAGTGCTTCTACTTCTAACTTGTCAAAAGCAATTTCTAAAGCTTCGTTTATAATATCCTTAATTCTTGGCATATCTTTATTAATTTTTCTCTTCCGTGGTTTTTGTAAATATCACTTATGTCTTTTCCTAAACTCCCGTGGTGGTATAGTACAGGAATGCCATACGTCTCTGAAATCTTCTTTGCTCCTTCTTCTCCTGCTCTATCAGCGTCAAACCATACATACATATTATCAAATCTTGCTTTAAGTAACTCGTAAGCATTCTCTGATATAGGTGTAGTTTCGCTTCTAACAGCAACAGCATTCACTCCAATAGAGTGTAAGGTCATAACATCTTTAGTGCCTTTAGTAATGATTAGAATAGTTCCTTTGTGTGGTAGCTGAGTATAACCCTCTAGCATACCTCCAAAGAAATTAGTTCTAAATTTAACTTTCTTTTCTGCATAGGGACGATAAAGTTTAAACTTATCTTTTTCCTTATACCGATAACAGGGGTCAAACGTATTACTAATGTACCAGATGTTATCTGCTATCCAAGCTTTGTCTACTTTCCTTACATCATAGAACTTAAGAATCTTTTCTGTTACTCCGAATTGAAGCCAGTACTCTAAGTCTTTCTGTGTAAATTTTGTAACTGTAACTTTGATGGATGCAGGCTTTACCTCTGCTGGCTTAGCACTTTTAAGAGTGGATACTTCCATCTCTAGTCTAAGTCTATCTTCTAAACTAAAGTTCTTAAGTTGGAAATCTGATTCTATTTTATATAGAATGTCTGGATACTCGTAGCTAGTACTCATTTGAGCTATGTCAATTGCATTGTAGTGTACTTTCTCCGTAGCATAATCTACAAAATACAGATTACCTCCTTGACTCCACTTAAAGAAACAGGTAGCATGCTTATCAGATCTGAATGGATTCTTATATTTCTTTCTCAAGTCTATTTTCTCACCGAAGTAAAAAGACATTAGGTTTTCTTGCCCTAGTAAAGCGTATAACGTCTTTACATTAGGTCTTATTTCAATGCTTGAGAGATCCATAAGTGTTGTTTTTAACCCTCCTTCAATAAAAAAGGGGTCACAAAAGTAACCCCTTTTCTAAAAAAGAGAATAGATTACTTTTAATTTTAGAAGATATCGTTGATATCTGTGCTAACAGGACTAGTTGCTACTTCACTAGTATCCCAACTCATCATAGGTTCTGACTCTTTGAAAGGAGTTTCAGTTTCATTTGCGTCAGGAGCATTATTCTCAGTGTATTCTTTGAAAGTAAAACTTCCGTAGAAACTCTTAAAGCCATACTCACCAGTGATTTGCTTAGCTACATAGTCGGTAATTTTACCTTGTACGTTAACAAATACTTTAGTGCATACGTCTTGATATTTTTCGTCTTTAATTCCTAAAAGAACTTTAACACCCATGTTGGCTTTATTAAAGTGAGCAAAGAAGTCTACTAACTCATTGCCTTTACCTTTAGCAATAGAAGCCCAGTTGTCAAGAACAAATGGCTTTTCTTTAGGAGAGATGTTACCATAAGCCTTAAGCAAAGAATAAACTGTTTCTTCACCGCCCTTAGCTTCACGTACACTCTTCATATCTAAACTACGAGAAGGGTCAATAGATGCTTGATACTCACTTAAAGTAGCAAGGTTCTCAGCCCACGAAGTCTTAGTGTAGTTGTCAATGAATTGTTTCTTACCTGCTTGAGACATACGGGTGTCATTGTTTACCCACAAAGTAAACTTACCACGCAAATCTGTTTTAAAGTCTGGATGATTTACATACCAAAAGTCAAGACGCATTCCGTTCTCTGACTCATAGGTAGGTTCTTTAACTTTGTCCTCTTCAATACCTAGGATTTTTGCAAGTTCTTTAGCTGTAGGATTAACACTTACAACTTGAACAGGAGCAAATCCTGTGTACATTTTCTTGCCTGCTCCAGGCTCTCTGGTTTCTAATTGATCGAATTTCATAATTTAATTTTGTTTTGTTTTGTTTTGTTTTATTTTTTGCTTTTTACGGGTACTGGTACTTCTTCTGCATAATAACTATCTATTGTATCACATACTGTTTGCAAGTCGTTAGGGATAAGAGTTTCTGCAAACATATCCATAGGACTTTTAGCAGGGTAATTCTTAAAACGATTGGTTACAAAGTGATAAGTTGCTTTCTCATCTTTATCTTCACCTACGTGAGTATAAAGACAGATAGTAAACAATCCTTCTAGTACGATTTGGTTATCCAATGCTTTGCCTATTGTCTTAATCTTCTGACCTACGATATGTCCATCATCTTCAATGTTCTCTGAGTGGGTGATGTAGAATACTTTAAGGTCATTACGAAGCTTACGAGCACTAGTAAGCATATTAGTTACATCTTTTGCAAGGGTAACAAACTTACCAAAACCGATCTCATTGGCTTTCTTCATCATAAGGAAAGACATAGAGTAGATAGCATCATCCATGATGATGTTTTTGATGTGAGGAGCTTTCTCGCTAATCTGTTGTAACAATGCGGTGATTTGATTGATGTCATCTACCTCCATGTAATTTTTAGATTCGAGATTGTAAAGTTTTTCTGCTCCTTTGAAAGGCAATTCTTTCCTTGCTACATTAATAATAAATGTTTCTTTTGGGTCTAGAGTCCTTACAGATGTGGATTTACCAGTACCTGAGGGACCTACGATAGCGATTAGTTTGCTTGACATATAGTTAGTTTATTTTGTTTATTTTGTCTCTAGTAGTTTATCTAAATCTTCAGTTATTATTTTCCAACCGTACATAGAAGCAAAGAATCTTGCTCCTGCTTGGCAACGCTTTTTATCTTTAGAAGGGAAACTTAAGATTGCTTTTCTTACTTTACTGTTGTCATAAAGTAATTTAGCTAGCCAATCTATAAACTCTTCTTCCTTCTCCATTGTCCAAGTGTGTTCCCAATACCAGGTAGGAGAATTAAAATCTACTTCCTCGTAATTTTCTCCAATCATACTACACATATGGGTGAGTACTTGGACTAATTCTGGACTAAACTCTTCTTTTTTATTCATTGATTTTAACAATTTTACAATTTTACAATTTTACATTTTTAAATATCTTTCATAATGATTGCCTACAGGATTATTCATCTCTTCAGGCTTTGGTAACTCGTCAAACTTTCCGTTAGCTCCATTAAAGTAAAGTCCTACGCTTGAATTTTCTAAGCCATAGTAGCGGTCTTTAAGGAATTTAAGAGAGCGGTATTTGTTACCTAATAGAGATACATCATAGCCATTATGAACTGCTATGTTATATCTTGCAGGACTAAATATACCCAGAACTACTTCGTAGTCTTGGTGTACACCTTTGTTAATGTGGAGTTCTTCCATAGAAGGTTCTAGTTTCTCTTCCATTAACTGTCCCTTGTAAGTGTAAGTTTGCTTTTCTGATGCAGGAGTCTGCTGATGGACAATGATATTAGCCATCTTATATCGCTTAGAAAACACGTCTAGCACATAATCCTTAATCATAAAGTCAAAAGTCTGATAAGAACTTAACTTCATCTTAGTGTCAGGAGTTATCTCATTAGATAAGAGACTAATGTGGTCTAGTACAAAGAATACCCAATGGTCTTCAGATCTGTATCTGTAGCCTGTAGTAATTCTTCTACCATCATCTAAGTCTTTGTAGATGTTTTCTCCTATCTGTGGGTTGTCAAAGTATGCTTTTACATACTTAGCTATACCTGTAGGATTCCTTATATAATCTACTACATCTACAATGTTTTGTAAATTAGTGATAAAGGTTTCTGCAGCTTTTATCTTAGTCATTAACTCAGAACTTACTTTATAGTTTCCTATAGACTTTAATTGCTGTACAGTGACAGTAAGATTGTAATTCTGATGTAAATAAATAGATATAAAAGACATCCAGAAATCTGTAGCACTCTCTTCTAAGGCAAAATAAAATATCTTAGGAGTGATTTCTGTATTTCTTGTTGCTTTATAGATGTTTACGATAGTCATGTATTTTGCAAACTTTGACTTACCTACACCTGATGCAGCAGTAATACAAGTAATAGAACCTTTAGTAAAGCCTCCGTAGTATTGAGCCAACCTAGGAAATGGAGGAGCAATAGAAGTTATTCCTCCTGCATCCTTAATTTCTTTGTTTCTCTCAATCTGAGCTATTATACTTTCAAAGTTCATCCTTATAAGATTTGATGACTATTATAGGCAGGTCCACTACCATTCTTTAACTCTTCACACCACTTAGCTAAGTCGCTTTGTTCCACTCCATCTATCTTCTTAGAGATAAAATAACCACACTCTCTGATAAACTTAATAGATCCTTGTCCTTTCAAGGTATCTATGTAAAGGTCAGTAGCTCTGGCTATCTCGTCTAAGGTATAGTCGTACTCTGTTAAGAATTTAATCAATCGCTTAACTACACTTACCTTGTCAGTAGTCTTTCCTGATACTCCTATGTTCTTTGTACTAAACTTAGCGATAAACTCTGTTACCCATGTAATAGGTATTTCAGGTTGTGGTGTTGGATTTGCAATTACTTTAACAGGATCAGAGTGTCTAGCAACTTTAAGTGCAGATATTACCTGACTTATGTCAAGTTCTTCTAGTGCTTTAGGTGTCCAACTAAAAGTGGTTCCATTATTCAGAAGTTTGTCTTCGTAAATCCACTTGTCTATCATTTTCTCTTTGACTGCTAGTTCCCATAGGACTTCGTAGAATGTTTTCTTCATTTTCTGTTGTGGTTAAAATTACGTTTATGCCTTTGAATAATTTCTCTTTATTAAACTTAGGCGGGTCTACAAAGATAAGGGATTCTTCAACTTTTTCCAAGTCTTCTATCCACATTTTTCTCATAAAAAGATAGTCTGGGGTTGATTCCAGACTATCTCCATAATGTTCTATGTCCATAATATTCTTTTGATTCTACTTATTTAATAGATGATTTACGATTAAAGGAATAGCCTAAGCTAATCCTCTAATCTCTAAGAAATCCTTCTTACCAAGCCATACTTGGTGAAAGTCGTATTCATAGGACTCTACCATGTCTTTTGGTATGTTAAAAATACTCTCACAATCTGAACAGGAAGTTTCAAGTAACAAGTCATTCGTGATATGTATAGCATGTCCTAAACAAATAGGACATACACCTTCATCCATAAGAGCTTCATCTACTGTTGTAGAGGATAGGTCTTTTACTTTAAAGTCTACTCCATCTGCACAGTAATAGTGAGAGAGGTGAGTAAGTTCTTTCCTATGTGCAGGTAAAGACATCTCAGGATAAACACTCATAACCCATTCATTGTAGGCTTCATAGGCTTCAAGGTCATCCATGTCATCTTCAACAGATTTAACGTCTTTAGAGGTCTTCCCATCATCTTCCCAATAGAAGGGATCTTTTGTTTTATCTTCTATTTTTACAAAGTCTCCCTTAACCTGATCGTAGTAATAATCATCATAGACGTCCCACATGCTAATTTGCTTAGCACCTAAGCCTAGATGAGATTCACTACTATGTGACTTTTTACCAGAATGCTTAGGAAGGTCAAAAGAAGGAAGAGGAAATTCGAGTGGAATGTTTCTTTCAGCCAACATTGTAAGCATCTCATAAGCAAAGCTAAAAGCATTAATCATTAGATTAACACTAGCTACCTCACTATCTCCATGCTCGTTAAAATAACCACAAGATAAGTTGTGAGAAGAAACTTTAAGTCCCCTTCTACGAAGTCCACCTACGTCAGTAGCTGTACCTGAAGCAGGCTTGTATCCATATTTGTCCATCAAAGGTTTAATAAGGGTAAGATGTTCAGGATTCCACACTTGATACCCATTAGTATACTGGATGAAGTCTGTTGTATAAGACCTGCGATCTAGCTGAGTAACTACTAGAGAGTTGTTAAAGAAAGTCATATCACAACAGTTAGTACCTAATAAACCCCTTTCTTCACCATAAGGCAAGAATACCTTACATACAGGCATCATCTTAAGCATTTGAATAGCAAAACATACACCTACAGAGTCATCGAGACCTAAGCCACATTGTTCGCCTCTGAAGTCATCAAAGCCGAAAATCCACTTATCTGTCTTAAAGATACGCATGCCTACATGATAGTCTTGAGCTGTGTCATAATGAGCTACTACAGTAGGATAATACTCAGCTTCTCCTTTTGTGCAATAGATATTACCGCCTTTCTCTTCTACTGTTACTCCGTCTATTTGAGAAATAAGATTAATAAGCCAATCCTTTTTAAGCTTCTCCATCTCTGGCTGGTAGGTGGGGCTTTGTTGATACATAATATCAAACAGTAGATCAAAGTCTACAGGGAAATTTCCTTTTAATGTATCATCTACTTCACCTAGTTCTTTGCTTTTATATTTATAAGTCATTTTTTTGTTTTTTTAAATTAAGTGTTCTTCATTATTGTCTTGTACCATCGCTTCTACTTCTATTATTTCTTCTGATTCAGGTTGATTTTCGTTTACAAAAGAAAAATTTGAGTAATTAGTAGTACTAGTAATAGTATTTGTATTTAGTAGATAGGTTCCAATACCTAAACTTCCAATACCAACATTACTACTACTATGGATGTTAATAATAGAATTATTTGTTATAATCTCAGATAGTCTCTTGCTGTTTCTCCTATTTACTTCTTCACTATCATAAAGATTTTCTGGCTTAGTCTCATCATTTGGATAATAATATACATTGCCATCAGTTAGATAGTCATGTTCATCTAAGATAAAATAACCAAAGCCATTCTCAAATTGCCTAAGTTCAGGATCATCTTGGTGTGCCCATCTATCATCAATTAACCTAATACCTTCATCTGTTAAGATAGAATCATCTTGATAAGTGATAACTGTGTCATCTTCAATGGTATGATACTCTCCAGTTGAATCTGAGTAAATAGCACAATCTTCACATACTCTTAGATCACGATATTGACCTCTCTCAACGTAAATAGTAGTATCATAATGTACAGTATTATCACAGCAACTACAGGTATAGTCACTATCCTCCTCTTCACCCTGACAATTATATTGATAGTAATCACCCCCAGTGTTTCTAAACTCATAACGAAGACCATCTATACAACCATTGGTAAGTATTTTTCTAGCTAGGTCATAGTTACATAAAGTATCTAAATAAGGGAATTTATTTATTCCTTCTAAATCTATCTCCATAGAGTAGATTCTTCCTACAGAGAAAAGAGTAGAGTATCCTGCAGCTTCTAATGTGTTCTTGAGTAAGTTTTGTGTTTCGTTTGTTGTATAGTAAATACGGTCAAACATAAACTTACCTTCAATGTTCCACATAATAGAACGAGCAGCAATCTTACCACCTCTTTTAAGTACAGCCATCCTTACTTTGTCTGGAAACTTAGTATAGATGTCAAAGTAGTTTTGACATGATCTGTGACGCATACAAGAGCTTCCTAGAGTACCTGATTGAGCTGCATAGTTCTCAAAATGATAAGCATCTTTGATAGCATCTCCGTCAATAATAGCAAAATCATACAAAGGGTTGCTTACAGTAATTAGACTAGCATAGGCTTCTGCAAAAGCAGTAATATCTCTATCGCTATAAGTATCTCCAAATAACCTACGAACAATCTTACCTACTGAAGTGTGGTATCTTTGTTTGTAGTTCCATACTTCTTTAACTTTAGTTTCAGTTTTATTAAAACTTACGCCTAATAGATTATATCCTCCAGTACCTTCGTATCCTGATTGATCTACATGAAAAGATGCACTAGACACTAACCTAGAGTTTCTAATCCTTAGAGGCCTTGAATCTTTTTCCAAGAAGGTATTTTTAAATTCAAAGTTAAAAACATGTTCATTCTGTGTTCTTTGGCTATTTTCCCATAGATAAGAAGTTACTGTAAATTCTTTGTTTTCAAGTACAAATCCCTTAATAGGAAAAACATCTCCTCCTAAGTGTCTAGCAGTTAAAACTAGTTTACAATCATAGTGACCATGATTAGGTTCATGACTTACGTAATTTCTTTTATAATGAAATACAGCTTCTGTTCCAGGCTTAATAATGTGTTGAATACCCACTTGACCATTTAAACGATTCTTACGGTCTTCATCTAAATAAGAAATTTTAGTATAGTCAGCTTGAGATAACCCTAGATAGTTACAATACTTGTTTAAAGTAGGTACATGCGTTAAATCTATAATTTGCTGAGCAATTGCTTTCACTTGCTCAGGTACATTAGTACTAATAAGTTTAATTAATCTTTTCTTTAAGTCAGGGTGTAGAACAAACTTATCCTGCCTTACTCTTCTTTTACGAAGAGATGCAGCAGATACATGAATAGTTTGCATTTCTTTGTTTGCAGTTTCCATAAACTCCGAGGAGAATGGATCATCAATAATTTGTTGGTTTGGCATATTTTGGTTTTAGTTTAGTTTAGTTTAAATGAAAAAAGCACCCCTAGAGGTGCTTTATGTTTAAGTTTAAGTTTAGTTTAAGTGTTTTCTGGTGTTTCTTCGCTGTCGTGTTTGTAACAATGAACGAGTAATAAATTCTTTTCTCCTAGGGCTTTCTTGTGTGCTTTATCTCGTTCTTTTTCCGAGTAAAACTTGTAATCTTCGTTTTTGTGCATTGTCTTAACAATCAGATGAAATTCAATGACTGTACCTTCTTCACTTAGTGTGTACTCCATTCCACAAAGATACTCCATAGATTAGCAAACAATGCTATTACTATGGACAAAAGGGAAATAGAGAGAAGAGAGTAGGCGAGGAACTGAGTGCTACTCATACAGTTAGTGTTGTTTATTTTAAATCTAATCAGTCTAAGTTTACACCTCATCGTTAGTGTGTTGTTTAACTTGTTTCCAATATAATACAGCATTGTTAATAGACTTGTTATTTCCATCAAAGTACTTAGACATATCTTCGTACTCTAGTATAATCTTGTCTATTATAAGGTTAGCAATTTTTCTGTACATTGCTCTATCTACTTGAAATCCTAAACTTTTGATTTCAATCTCTAAGGCAAGGGCTTGAGTTTCTGGTGACATAACTCAAAGTTAAAGCTTTTCTGCTTTTTCGTCAAATCTATATTTCAACTCTTCTTTAAACACTTCCTTATAAAACTCAGAGAGTTGGGTTTGTGTTTTTAGAATAGCTTCTATATGATCTGAGTCTAGGTCTTTGATTGGTTTATAAACTAAGGGTTGTTTACCATCCCTACCTCTAGTACCCCAATGTAAAGCAGACCTTCTAGTAATGTGTGAGCCATCGTCATAGACGCTTAGCTCTTCGTAAGTACCTACATGCCTTCTTATATAGTCATTACCTCCATCTACCATAAGAACCTCTTTGGTTATAGTGTCTTTATGGGTTAGGTAGTCATGTCTATTGTAAGAAGTCAAAATAGTACCATCAGGAGTTTTAATCCTATTTAACAATAATCTCGTTTCTGAAGTCATAAGTTAATATATAAGCTGGTTTAGTTGTTGTTGTAATGTCTCCGTTAGTCTCAATTGTTTCATGTTTACACTCAAAAGTTTTAAAAGTGTATCCTGCATTAATAAAGAAGTTTAACGAAGTTAAGTTATTTGCTTTAACTCTAGTGATTATATTCACAGGGCTCTTATTTTCCCTTAAAGCATGTTCATGAGCTAAAGATAAAAGAAACTTACCTATTCTTTGTCTTTGATACTTCTCTGCTACGTGAATAAAGGTAATACGGTATCCTACTTTTTTCTTCTTCATTAACAATACAGCTGCTATATCATATCCATCTTGGATAGCATGCACGGATAAGTTGGAATCATTAAAGGATTTCTCTGTAAATACAACTTTAAAGTGGTTTGAGATAAAGTCAAAGAACTCAGGTCGCTTTTCGCAGTAGTAAGATATTTCTGTGAGCATAGAGGGTGTCTGGTTTAGTTTTAGCTCTTTTATAGAGTATAGCAAATGCATAACGGCTAATACCTAGTTGTATTCCTGCTTTCTCATGGCTGTAGCCAAAGTCATCTTTTAGAATAAGAGCAGCATATTGTCTAGGAGTATAACCTTGTAAATCTAGTTTTAATTCTGTTTCTATTGTCATAATAATCTAAAGTACTCTTAATTTGTCAAGTTTATCTTCTATTTTACCACAGACAGCATTAATCCAACTATCAAATAGTTCTATAAATAGGTAGCCTATGTTGACTATAAGCCCTATAAATCCTAAGAAAAATAAACAGATTAATAAAGTCAGTTTAAAAATAAATAGTAATAGTGTTTTCATAGATTAAGTTAATTTGTAGAGTTCATAAACGCTATTACCTGTTTTAAATTTAAGATAGTTTTCTTTCTGCTCATAGATTTCTGTGACAGAAGTTGTCTGCCAAGTAAAGTAAGGATTAAAAGGAGACATAAGTAATCCACGTCCTATAGCAGGCTCATCATGTTTCTCTTTAAAGTTACCTTTCTCATCAAACTCTAACCAAAGAATTTCTTTAGATTGATTAACTAAGCCATCACGTTCTCTAACTAACTTCCAATTATAATCATCCTCAATTACTCCTTGCTGAACAGCAACCTTAAGTACATTATCTGTAGTCATTAGCATTGGTATTTTAGTTTGTTTTATTTTACTCATAGTAGTTCTATTTCTTTTAAAATTTCCTTATAGTGTGCTATTTCATTTCTGTTTTGCCAACTGTGGGCTTCTAGGGCTAAGATAATTCGCTTAGTAGCTAGTCCAGCACATACAACACCTTCCTTATAACGAGAGTCACAGCTATTAATACCATGATTTAAACTTCCGTTATTAGGAAGGCTGTAATAAAAAGATAGAACTAAGTCATGAGCTTCTGCTTTAGGACCTAGAGGCTCCATTTGTTTGCTTGTAGCTTCCATTTGTTCAGGAGATACTTCACTAAGTAGCTTTTCAATAAAGGAAGATATAGATTCTTTAGTCATTGTTACCTCCGTAGGTTTGTTCGTAGTATTCCAAACTCATTTTATCCGATACTTTATCAAATTCCCCATCTCCTTTTTTCCACGCTTGGGTTATTTCCTGTTTGTGCATCTCCCTCGCTTGTTGTTTGATGATCTCCCAAAGTTCAGGTCTTAAATCTGCACAAGCACACTTTTCAATTAACCACTCCACTGCCGTCTGTTGTTTATTGTTTGTCATTGCTCACCTCCTCCGTTGTCTAATGGTACTTCAATTACTTGAACTCCGCAATGGTCTGCGTTATCCCATAAGGTTGAATCATCACAATTTAAAATCTCTAATAGATGCCTTGCTTCTTCTTCAGTTGTTTCTTTGGTATTGTAGATGATGAGAGTTCTTTTTTTAGTAACGGGTGACAAATTCATAAGATGTTTTTTTACCATTTCTTGTGCAGTATCTGGATTATTCTCGTAGTAATTTTTGATTGCCTCAGCAGTGTTTAGCAATTGATGTTGTGTGTATAGTTTCATTTCTTACCTCTGTATGTTTTATTAACCGAATCAATGGCATTATTTAATTTGTTTGCGTAATCAAGCGCATCTTCATAATAAGGGAAATTAAATATTTTTTGCTCTCCAAGCATAACCCAATAGTCAATGACTTCACATTGGGGAGGATTCAAATCATAATCCCATCTTTCTGCTCCACTTTTTACGTAACATCGTTTTGTTTCAATCATTTGTTACCTCCGTATGTTAAATTACTAAATTTACTTGGGCTATTCCTGAATGGTTAGAAATGAATATTTTAATACCCATAAATGTTTCAACTTTTACAATACCTTCATAGTCTTTAATAACAGACCTTATCATGAAGTCTTTTGTTGATTCATTCATTAAAATACCAATCGGCTTTTTATTATTTCGTGATTCGTATTCCTCTATTTTAAATACAATATCAGCCATTAATTCATCATATGTCATTGCTCATCTCCTCCGTAGGTTTTGTTGTAGTATTGTTCACCAGTTATTGGTAGTGTACTTTCAGGATAATCAATTCCATGAACTGTTCCTTTGTTGTATGCAGTTTCAATTCTTTCCTTCTCCATTTCTTTGGCTTGTTCTTTTAATTGCTTTAACCTTTGATTTTTTTCATCTTTTGATATATGTTCAGCCCAATAATCATAATGTAAAATTTCCATTTGTTCTGCCAACCACTCCACTGCCGTCTGTTGTTTATTGTTTGTCATTGCTTAGACATTACATTAATGGCGTTGGTGGAACCAGACATTGTAAACTTGTAGACTTCTGTTGTGCAGTAGGTTTCATTTACTCTTACTATGGCAGAAGAACATTTCTTAAAGTCTGTGAGGAAGTCATCGTTAAATAATGAGGTAATGTCATCTAGGATAAACACAGTGTTGTTATCGGCAGATTTAGTACAAGTGAAAGTGTAACGCTTTGACTCTCCGTTTACTATCAAGGCTATGTCTGTTTGTAAAGACTCATCACAGAAGTAACTTCCTGTTAAGTAGAAATAGAGTTGATCTCCTACTTTTTCTAGTTTAAGTAATGCCTTCTTGTCAGAGGTCATGCAGTAAGCAATCTTGTAGGGATTGTCTAGTTTGTTGTCGACAGTTTTAACTATCCACTGTCCGTAACTTAAGTTAGAGACAAATAAGAGGGCGATGATTAGTAATTTTTTCATAATTGGTTTTTGTTTATTGTTTGTCACTGTTTGTATCTCTTTTTTTAGTTTTGCCATTTTTACGGTTGTTTTTCTTCTAATTTTTCTAATTGTTTATGTAATCTATCAACGCTACCCCAGATAATACTTGCATTAGGATCTAGTTTCTTAATGTCAGCTACTAACTCTTCTTGTTTACCCCTACTGTAATAACCGTGTTCTATGTCATCAGCTAGATCTTGTAAGTGTTTAGGCGCTGAGATACTAATCCTTAAGTCATAGTCCTCCCATTTAGTTTTATAATCAATAAAACGCATGCCTTTAGTTAGTTTCCTGTGCAGGTTATGCAAAGTAAAGTTACGAACTCTAACAATAGATCTGTCATTACCAAACACTTCTAAGAAACGTAAAAACCACTTAGGACATAGTTTATGTCTTCCTTCATAATCCATTGCTAATACTAACGGAAACAATGCTTTAAAGTATGAGCCGTCTTCATTGTAAGGTACTGAACCTAAGTAGCTATACTTCTCATGAAAGTCTTTAGGAAAGAAGATATAGCGTAGGTCATCTAATTTAATACTGCGGGTACAAACTATACCTTTATTACGTCCTTTCCAGAACAGAAAGAAATACTTAAGATTCTGTAAACGTTCTTGTAAAGTAAGCGGTTTGTAGAATTTACTATCTTTATTAATTTTCATAAGTTAAAGTTTACCTTGGGTCATATGCACATGAGTGTCTATAGTCCACAAGAAGTTAAGTTTTTTAATTAAGTTTCTCATAAGTCAAAAAAGCCCTCAGTTAAGAGGGCTCTGTAAATTTTAAATAGTTATCTAAATAACCCTGTATGTTTTCTTTGCCTACAGGATTGGCTGAGTGTACAAAGTATTTCGGTAGCCTGACTGCATTGTTCATACAGTATTCTATTAGCCACTTAGCACAATCTAAGCCTGAGAGTTCTGCTCCTAAGTCATGATCGAATGAAATTCCGTAAGGCATAGAGTTATTGGTTAAGTATTTTACATACTCATTGTAACTCTTTACCCAAATAACATCTACGTCCTCTCCGAAGGCTACTGCAATCCAAATCTTAAAGAGTGGATCAGAGGGCTTTCTAATATCATCAAGCCACAGAACCTTTTTCATCATTCTTTTTATACTTACGTTTAGCGTTAGTAGTGGCTTTTTTTCGCTTAACTACTTTCTTAGGCAATTCTTCTGCTATGTGATCATACACAATATTTCCTTGAGGCATATTGTTAACTTTTCCCCTAAAAAAAAGAAAAAGAACAGCCATAGATACTGCAGACACACTAACTAGGATACATAATCCAATAATAAGAGTTTCCATGTTTTATTTGTTTAGATCTATAGTACCTGTGATGAAAGTCAACTTATCTGTTAAATGCATTTCTCCAAAGCCACCTTTATCAGTGTCATAGGTTTGAGATACATTTTTAATCCTAGCGTTAATCTTATCTTCTAGTTCGGGATCATTTAATTGCTTCCATGAATCTCCGTCTTTGATAGCTAACATTAAGATAGATACGTTGTGTTTGTCGAATTGGTAATTAACTCTGTACATGATTAGTTTAAGTTAGTGTAGATTAGTGTATTTTCTATTTATTTTTCTTTGTTCCCAGATTAAGTGAAGCTGCCACCTGTACCACTTAACAAGGTCAATTCCTTTCTCGTTACAGTGGTCAATGAATGCAGGAGTCATCTTGCTCTTAAGCGAATGTATCTTTTGCATTGTCGTGAGAGTCTTCATCAATAGCAAATATACTATTAATTTGGTCAAAAGTTTCATCTACATTATTTTCTTCTAATGTAAAGATAGTAAACACACTAGGACTGTTCTTTAATTGCTCCAATTCAGCTTTTGCTTTCTGGAAGTCTGCTTCAATTAGCAGGTCTAATTCATGTAATAGTTGTTCTGAGGATTTCATATTTAGTTAGTTTTAGGTTAAATGTAAGTTATTTTGTTCTGGTCGTAATTCTTTAAGTTATCTGATACCCACTTCTCATCTACTGTGTTACGATAACAAAGTATATGAACTGTAGCTGTCTGATCTGTAGGTAAGCGTAACATACGCCCAAACTTCTGTTGAGCTTTAGGAGAACCTCCTGAATAAGAGTGAAGAATGATAGCATTTTTAAGATTAGGGATGTTAACACCCTCGCTTAGTTGCTCTACACAAGATAATCTAGTGATTTCACCTGTTTTAAAGCCTTCTAAGGGACTATTTTTGTTCTTAGAGTGGTGAGAGTGCTTACACAGTCTTTCAGCTTGATCTATGGTGTTTGCAAAGATTATAACTTTTTCTTTTTGGTCTAGTTCTTCTAGAAGATTCTTTGCATAATGTTCCTTAGTGTCAAACTGTTTTAAGAAGTTGATTCTTTGGATAGTCTTAAACATTAGACTGTTTCCAATAGCTCCATCAATCTCTCTAGTAATCCAATCATACTGTGCTCTTTCACTGGTCATCCATCCTTGCTTAGTTTGCATAGTTTTATTTCTATTTAAATCTAAGTAATGAACGAATATGTGATAGTCATTAAGAATCTCATTCTCTACAGCTTTGTCTGTCTTAAATACATACTTAATAGGGTAGTATTCCATCATAAGTTGACCTTTCTCTGAAGTCAGGTACTTAGGAGGAGTTCCTGTTAAGCCTAGAATCCTTCCTCTGTAACTATTAAGAAAAGGTAAAGCAGTCGCTTTAAGAGAGTGTGCTTCATCTAAGATAACAATATCATACTCCTCAGGATTGTGCTTAGTTATAGAAAGATAAGTAGAGAATGTAATCCTATCTAGGAGTTCTTCTACTTCAAACTTTTTAGCGTCATCAATCCAAGACTTAAAGATATCTACTTTAGGAGCTACTACTAGCACTTTATAAGTATCAGGTAAGACAGTTATGTAGTCTAATCCTACTTTTGTCTTACCTGCACCTGTTGCCAGTTGTAATCCACTTCTTTTAAATTGCATGGCTTCTTTTAAAGCCTGATGTTGTACTAGGTCTCTTGTTATCATAATCTGTCGTTATAATTTTGTTTTCGTTTCATTGCTACAGAACAGTCTTTATATAACCACTCTCTTAACTTTAATGTGTTTTTGTGTCCTAATCTTAAATAGTATACTCCAGTAATATGTTGTATAAGTTTTGTATATTCTACGTTTATTTCTGTGTAGAATATATCCTGAATACTTCTTAAGATTTCTTCTGTGCCTACTAAAGCAAAAACAAGTATTCCTCTTTTATAGTGAAAAGATCCATCTCCATCTATAAATCCTCTTATAAAGTGTCTATCTAATTCTTTGTTTATTTTAGGATAGCATAGATTAGATGTTTTATTCGGAGATATTCCTAGTTCACAAAAAACTGTTTTGGTATGCATACTGGTAAATTGCATCATACACATAGGTTTTCTTACATAATTATCTCTTTTGTCGTTATAAATACTTATTTTACCTGTTGAACTAATTTCTTTTTTGAGTTCTTCTAACAAATATAATCCATCCTCTACTTTTAAAGTAATAGATATAGTATTTTTACTACTAGATACAGTGCCATCAGCAGCAATTAATCCTAAAAAATAAGCTTGTTTTTCTGATTCAATTTTATCAAAATAATTTTCATTAAAACATCTCAGTTGATCTGCTATACTATATTTAATAAGACCTCTTCTTTTTAGGAGATTGTAGCATGATCCTGGAAAGATATTGTATTTTTCATCTAATTTTTTAGGTACTTTTATTTGACCAGAAGTGTAAAGTTCAATCATTTCTGCTTTTTGTTCAGGGGTAAGTCTTTTCATATGTACAAATATACGCATTACTCCCCATTTGTCAAGTAATTACTTAAATGATTTAAGTTTTTCTACATATCCAGGGTCGGAAGCATATTTTCCATCAATATTTTTAAGATATCTAGCTTGAATGTGAGCATAGCATTTGATATTGTCTCGATAGCTATCATAACGAGCATAAACTCCATGCTTACCAGCTACATGTTTACATCTGTGATAGGTAATACCAAACAAGTTCTTTGCTTGGATACCTACGTTAGACTTACCATGATTGCTTTCTATTTTAGACTGTAAACATGCAACAGCAGCTAAGATTACTCCACTCTTTGTCAACTCAGCTGTAATACCTGAATCATTAAGAACTACATCTTTTTCTGTTACGATTTCTTTTACAATTTTAGTCTTGTAGATAGGTTTATCTGGAGTTGTGAATGCCATAAACAGAAGTACAGCAAAGATAACATTAATAATTAAAGAACCGTAGAATAGGTTTCTGAAATTTGGCACTTTTGAAAAGCTAAGGTCTTGATTTTGTTTGTAATACATGATTTTTAATATTAGAGGTTAAACATAAATTAAGGCAACAACTATGCCAATTGGAACCTAGGGTAAGATCTCTCCTACCCTAGATTGATTAATTAACGAACTACAATTTGATCTTTAGTAATAATAATACTACTAGTTCTCTCGATATGGATGATAGTTCCGTGGAAATCTATCTTAATCATAGAATTAGCTACGCTTTCTTTGATTGTAGATACTTTAGGAGCTACTGTAGGTGTTTGGATAGCTCCTAAAGCCATTTTATATGCTTTACGTGCTTTTTGTTTCTGCAAACGCCTTTTAGTTGCAACCATTCTTGCTGCAGGTTCACTCATTGAAATTAAACCTTGTTTAATCATTTCAGTTCTTACAACATAAATAATACCTGCATTTCTTGATTCAAAATACTGAGGATACTTAGCTTTTACCTCAGAAGATTTTTTACCAGCTTTAAACTCTGTAAGTAACTCACTAATTGCCTGCTCACTAAAGTTTAACTTGTGAAATGGCTTGTAATTGATTGTTTGTGTTTGATTTTCCATAATTTTTTGTTTTTTTTTAGGTTTTTGTTTTTGTTTTTGTTTTTTTGTTATTTTTCAAATGAATACACTATCATTGGGCTCTTGTTAGGGCTTAGATAGCGGTAGATTTCAGTTACTTTGTATCCACTAAAGTCTTCTAATAGTTTAGGAAATACATTGTAACGAAAGTCATCAAGATCTTTAGCTCCATAGAATTTTAATTTGTTTCCAAATAATTCTCTTTTACCTTGAATGGTTAGACAAATAGTCTTAGCTGTTGAATCTTGAAAGTAAGAAATGAAGGTATTTACAAGCATTGGACTTAGATTAATACATAAGTCTAGCCATACAAAGTCATATCTGCCCTTAAGGGTGAAGACGTCTCTGTTTAAATACTCTACATTCTGTGGTTTAAATTTTCTACCACGTTTGTAAGTTTCTGTGTCTAGTTCACAACAAGTGATTTTAGCATTAGGAAACTTAGACTCAAAGAGAAAGTTGTCAGCAGGCAGGGATAATATATCCCCACCTGTGTACTTCTGACTGATAATCTCTCTGACATCTTCTTTGACTGAATAGTCTTGAAAGTTAAATGACATAATTTATCTGTTAGTTTGTTTTAGTCTTGCCAATCAATTACTGATACAACTTCAAGTCGCTCAATAAAAGTCTTAAGATAGTTTTTACCTACTCTAATATTACCTAGAACAATGTCTGGTATTACTTCGTAGTCTTGAGGTACAACTACTTCTTCCCTTACAGGAATGATAGTTTGTTTAGTAGGAAGCTGAGTTAAGGTCTTTAAATACCTTTTCTCATCTAAGATAGAGTCAATGGTGAGATGTTTAAACATGTTACTGATTTCAACTTCTCTAACTCTCTCTAGTTTTTTAGAGATAAATCGCTTAGTCCTTCCTTGAATAGGAAGTACATTGATAGGAAACTCAGGACTAGCTGAGTACACTTTTTCTGCTTTGATAATTCTTTTTCTCATTCTGTATAGGTTTAATTATTAGGTTCGAGATAAATTAAAGCAATAAAGTAATAAAAAAAGGGAAGCTCACACTCTTCCCCTTTTTACCCTAACAGATATGATTGCTTTAATATAGAAAATATGAAAAACTATAGTGTGAGTTCAGCAATAGTTTAAGATAACTAACGTTTGTTAGTTCTTGGTAGTCAGGATAAACGCTAATCTATCCTGACTTAAGACCAATAATAAATAATTATTAGTTTATGGCCTTGTTAATTAGAATGCTGCTTGTGTATTATCAGCAAGTACTTCTTCTGTTACTTTTGCTTTAGGAGCCTTATTTTCCTTAAGAGCACCAATAGAAGCACCACTAGACATATTAGTAATACTACGAGACAAGTTTTGATCTTGCTTAATAGTAGCGTTAGACATACCTGGCTCAGCAAACTCTACAGTAGTGTAGATAAGAGCACCTTCAAAAGTCAATTCTTGACCATTAACAGTCTTAATAGACCACTGAGGCTTAATAGAACCATCAGGATTGCTTACAATAGCAGAATCAGTAGTATCTACCCTGCGAAGGATTAAGTCTTCACCATACAACTGAGAAGTGTTTACGTTAACAGGAATAGCTGTTGAATAATCACCAGTTACATCATCAGCGTTAATTCCAAACTGACCAAAGTCGCTGTTGAAGTTTTCTTCTGTGAAGTTTAATAGAGCAGTCATACGGTTGGTTAAATTACCACCAAGACCACGGCTAATCATACGTTGGTGAACAGATAGGTTAGCAGGAGTATAACACTCGAACATAACAGTAATTGGTGCTTTGATACCAGAGTTGCGGAAGGCTTTACTAGCAAAAGCAAGGTTTGTTGATTTGAAATCTTCGTAAGTCATAATTTTGTTTTTAGTTTTTTGTTTTTAGTTTGTTTGTTTAATGTTTAATCTAATTTAATCTTCTCTAAGTATTTCTACTTTGTTATCCTTGAATATGTAAATATCTCCTATGTAACCATCCTTAATAATATATAGCTGATCACGATCTGTTAGCTTATATGTTATAACGTAGTTCCATTCAGAGAATTTAAAGACAAAGCAATTTAAAACTTTAGGTGAAGGATGTTTTCCTTCGCCTATTAGATCCTCTACAAACATTGTATCGGATAAAGTAAGAGGCATCATACCTTCTAGACTTTTAATAGGGAATAGTTGGGCTTTCAGATTACTGAAGCCACATACGATTAAGATTAAGAACAGTTTTTTCATAGTTAGTTAGTTTAGTATCCCCTGGGTGAATCGAACACACCTTTAACAGGATGAAATCCTGCTGTCCTACCAATAGACGAAAGGGACATTAAGGTTATCTATATTCTAGGAATTCTCCGTGATAGTAACGCTTAGATTTTTTACCACAACCATGTGGTACATTTTTAGAAGTTGCACAACTCTCTAAACAAATGCAAATTACAGTTATTAAAGAGAACCATACAAGGGCTTTGAAGGCCGTACTTTCGCTAAAAGGATTTTCTGGTTTCATAGTCTTGAAATTACTAAGTAGTTAGCATAAGCATCTTCATAGGTCAAAGCCCAGATTCTGTAGCCGTCAATGATAAATAATTGTTTTTCCATTACTTTGATATTAAAATAGTTAAAGATTGAATTTTAGCACGCAGAGCAGCAATTAAACGTTGTTGATCTCGTACCCAGTTTTCTTCTCCTGAATCTAATAAAAGAGATGACTTACAAGAAATATGTAAGTCATTTTCTGCAGCATTTAACTCTTGATAGAGTTCTGTAAGCTCATCTTGAATTGAATCGTAGTTCATAGTTTTAGTTTTAGAGAAAGTGCCAGCCTTTAAAGCCAGCACTATTAAGTCTTACCATAATTAATCTACCTTCTTTGTCATATCCTCTTGCAAGGATTTTACCTGAAGGGATTCTAGGCTTCATAACGCTTAGTACTTGTTGATTAATCATTACCTTCTTCTTTAAGAGACTTAAGATAAAAGTGTCCTACTACTGTAAGTAAACATAAAGTTAAAACTTCTGTAGTAAACACATAAGTAAAGGCTTGTGTTCCCATGCTACTAATAACATCAGGAAGAGCCATGATAAATACCATACCTGCACATACAGCGATGACAAGTAAGAATGTGGACGGTTTAATTTTCATATTTTTGTTTGGTTTAAAGTTCATTAGATTGATAGATAAGCCACATAATCAAGGTAATAATAGACATCACAAAGGTGACATTGGCTATTAATGCTTGAAAAGAGTTAAAGAAAGTGTTATGTCCCATAAGAACAGAAACACAGGCGAACATTGCGCTTATAATAATAGAAGACACAACAGCAAAAGCAATAGGGATCACTATCATCAACAGTGACTTCCCAAAATGTATAAGTAGTTTCATATTTTTTTAATTAGTTAATTAGTTAAAAAAGATGAGGGATTAGATCATTAGTTCACTAATCCCCTTTAGAAACATCTTTGTGTTTCAAAGACATCTTCATTTGCCTTGACGTGTGGCCAATCACGACATTTTATACACTCTATAGCCAGTAGAGTGTTTATCTTTTGTATCTGCCAATGACAGTTACTTCAGTAGTTGGATTACCCATGTTAGAATAACTATTAACATAGACAATACGCTTACCCTGTATTAAAGGATAAGAATAACTATAGCAACACCCACATCCATCATCATGGTTATAGGTGGGAAGATTACGCTTAATGTAATTCTTTGCTTGACTTAACGTAGAGAATATTATAAATTTCTTCATATCTGTTTAGTTTATACTAGTTGGTATAATACCCTTAGGTATAAAAGAACTACAAGGTCCTCTAGACGTGTTAGTAGGATATACCATACCTTGTAGTTTACTTCACTCTGCATTCAGTTGTAATAGTAGCTTCCGCAGCTTCATGAGAACTACCTATGTCCAGCTTACGCTTGGTTCTCCAGACTCTATACTGTTATTACAACTGCCTACCCTTGTGAAGTAGGTTATGATGCATTAAAGTAATCAAAGAGTCCAATACATAACATAGCTTGATTTACTATGTAAAGGTCTGCATACTGTAATCAAGGATAACCAGTTTACATGCAGTGTTACTACTCTTTGATAATGTTTAGTATATATATTCAGCAGAGAGTGTTTGAACACAATCTTCTATGTGACTATATACATAAGTTCTTGCTTCTTCTTGAGTAAAAGCCATAACAGAAATAGACTTAATGCTATATTCTGTATTATAGTAGGTGACTCTATAGTTTTTCATATTTGTTTAGTTAAAGTAAAGGGAGACTAAGCTCCCAACTCTTCATTTAAATAATACATTCTAACAGCCTTAGACCTAATCATTTCATTATTCCATGAAGGATATGTATCTCTTACTTGCTGTTCTAAACTATCAATTGTTTGTTCTATTGTTTTCATATTCTTTTTATTAAAGTTTAAAGGAGGCGATTAAGCCCCCTTAATAAGTTCAAAATCTTCAATAGATAAACATCTGTGTTGTCTAATATCATTAGTATCAAACCAACAATCAACACCATTAGTACCTATGCTATAATTTACTAACTTACTTCCTTCAGTTAAGTAATACTCTTTAATTATTGTTTCCATACCCACTCATATAGTGACGCACTATGCCTAAAGGCTATTTAAGGTCGCATAGTCGACCAAGCGTAAAGTTCGCTTAGAATCAGTTAAGGAATCATCAGGCTAATGATGATTACTACGTAAGAGAAGATAAGAGAAAAGCATAAGACAGGGTAATGAGGTTATAGAGGTTAATAGTTGTCTAATTTAACATAAGAACAACAAATTATTCATAACGTACCATGTCAACCCCACAATTACCCACTTTTAAGTGATAAATAGAAGATTGAAGGGAGTGATTCCCCACTATTTACCACTACATATATACCATAAAATGATAGAATTCTTTAGTCTTGTCTCGTTATTTACCGGGCTGAGACCAAAAAAACTATCATTTCATAGATAAATGAGAAGAATGCACAGTAAAATGGCAAGGTTAAACAGTTAAGTTACCCTTTGTCCCACAAAGTGTGGGTTAATCCCACACTTCTGCATCCGCCATTTTGTTGCGGATTTGAGGAGTACAACAAACAAGTGCCTTATGCCCTGTTTCCTTGAAGGTTACTTCAAGAACCACTGAGTTGCCAGCAACCGTTTTAAAGCGTTCATCTTCCCATTGAGCATTCAAATTCTTACTCAACCAAACAAACACCACTTGCTCTTTGCCTTGTTCATCTTTCTCACCCGTGAGAATGTTGAAGCCTGGAGCCTTTGTTGCACCTTGTGTACGAAACACATTTGTCATTTCTAAGCCAATCTCATTGATTGTCTTACCATCGAAGTCTAGATTTGTTTTCATATTTTTTTTATAGCGTTTTATAGGGGGTACCCCTAGCGCCAATTTTGGGATGGGGTATGTTAAATTGGTGTCCCCCACCCTCATATAGATATAATCAAGTTGACGGGGGTATAAAATTTTGGTCCCACCCTCCTATGAACATAAAAAATTTTAGGGGTCTAAAAATTTTAGAAAAAATTTTGGGAGAAATTTTGGGATGGGGGGTCTAAAAATTTTGGGGAGATAAGTTTTCAGAGACAAGACTTTGATTTATTTAAAGTTAGCTTATATTTGTGTCATCCAATTAACTTTAAAAGATGAAACTAAGTATAAGGTCTAAGGTATCAGTTGTTATTGCTTCTGTGATAATGTTGGCTTATTTAAGTTTTCAGAGTGCTATTGTTTTCAAGTACACAGATTCTAGTTACCAGCGGGATTTAGTAGGGTATTGGTGTATAGTAGGGTTTTTACCTTTTTTCTTTTATCCTGCTATAGAGTTTGTAAGGAGAGCTAGGTATAAGTTTCAGAGTGTAGATGCTACTTTTAAAGCAATTAATAATTCTAACTTACTAGTAGAGTTTGATACTTATGGAGAAGTGTTAAGTATGAATGACAGGTTTAAGCGAATATTTGGTGAGGTTAAAAGTCATAGGGAGTTAGACAACTCTTCTAAGAGAGATTGGTTAGAGTTCTGGACACATTTAAGAATAGGCTATTTCAAGCAAGGAGAGTATGAGTTTGGCAATACTTGGCTTTATGGAAACTTCAATCCTATTAAAGATCCTTACGGAGAGGTTTATAAAATTCTTTTAATTGCTACGGAGATTACTGAGAAAAAGAGAATTGAGGCAGAGGTTGCTAAAAAGAATTCCTATTTGGAACATGCTGCTAAGATTTTAAGACATGATATGCACTCAGGAATTAACACTTATATTCCTAGGGGACTTTCTTCCTTAAAAAGAAGACTGACTGAAGAGCAGATTAAAGAGTTAAAGATAGATGCTCCGCTAAGAATGATTACAGAAGGATTGATTCACACTCAAAAGGTTTATAACGGAGTTAAAGAGTTTACTAACTTGGTTAAGCAAGATGCTCACTTAGAGGTTCAGCAACACAATCTAAAAGACATTCTACACAGCTACCTATCTTCTACTTCTTACGAGAAGCAAGTAGTTATTGAAGAGTTACCTGAGATTGAAGTAAACGAATCTTTGTTCTGTACAGCGATTGATAATTTAATAAGAAACGGTTTAAAATATAACGACTCTAGCACTAAGTTAGTACGTATTTTTGCTGAAGGGAATTTTTTAGTTATTGAAGATAATGGAAGGGGAATGTCTCAGGAAGATTTTGTACAGTGGTCTAAGCCTTATAAGAGGAAAGAAGGTCAGACAGAGGCAGGTACAGGACTAGGGTTAAACATATGTACAGCTATTATGGAAGAACATAAGTTTGAAGTAACAGCTGAGAAACTAGAAGAACCAGAAACAGGAACTAAACTTAAGATAAAAGTAAAATAAACAAAATATGATAGACTCAATATTACTCGTAGATGACGAAGACCTTTTTCACTTAGTGTTTGAGGATTCTTGTAGCTTATTAGACATTACTCTTTCTCTGCAAACTCTAACTTCTTCTGATGAAGCTGATAGATTGTTTAAGAGATGGTTTGTTGAAGGACCTGCAGATGAAAGACCTGAATGCGTTTTTGTAGACCTTAATATTATTGGTTCTTCTTTTGACGGCATAGAGTTGATTCGTAAGATTAACTTTGAGTACGGCAACGGAGTGGTGATAGGGATTATTTCTAGTTCTGATGATAAACAAGAAATAGAAAAAGCAAAAGCTGTAGGTGCTCAGTTCTGGATCATCAAGTCAGATGAGATTGAACCTAGACTAGAATCTTTTCGTAAGGACTATGAGGGGTATAAGAATAAAACTGCTTCCTTTAAAGTATATAAGTAAGTGATATCCTTTGGTAAAGATATTGAAAGCTCTCTTGTCTCCCTCTACAAATCTAAGAAGATTGCATTAGAGGGAAACTTACTTAAGGTAGTAAAAACTCAGGATAAAAACTTTCAAGACTACTTAGACGAGGCTAAGACCAAAGACCAAGACACTCGTAGAAAAAGACTAGAAGTAACTAAGCAAGTACAGTCCCAGAACAAAGACCTAATAGAGAGCCAAGCAGAGAAAGAAAAACTAATGCTTGAACTAAAGCAGGCTTTGTCTGAGTCTGAGAAGTTGAGAGAATTGGCAGTTGATGATTTAGAAACACTTCAGAAAAAAACCCAGTTTGAGCTTATTGGTTTGATAGTAAAGGTAGCTTTGGGAGCTGTAGGTGCTGTTTGTATACTTACTACTGTACTTTATCTTTTCGTACTAAGCAGAGGACTAGACTCTAAGATCATCGAGAGTACCTGGAGTAATATGTTTGGTATTATTCTAACCAACTGTTTTTCTATTATCGGAACAATAATGGGAGTTAAACACATGACAGATTCAAAAGACTCCAAAGATTCAAAAGATTCAAAAGACTCAAAAAAATGACACTAATTTTATCCACGTTACTATCAGTAGTAGAAACTTCTAAAGAAGCAGAGATGTATGTTGTAAGCGTCTTTAATGCAGCAATGACTATTATTATTATGTTTGGTCTAACTTTTTTTATAGATCAAGCGTTTGCTAAGAAAGACAGAAACACTTTTAATTAAACAATGAAACAACTAAAAAATTAAACAATGAAACAATTACTTTTTATTTTAAGTTTTCTAGTACTAGGTACTAGTTACTCTCAGAGAGACTCTGTCTTTGTAAAGACTCCTATATACTCTTGTGTTTACTCAGAGATCTTACAACAGCCTAAGCGAGTTTGGTACATTGTCCAATGTCCCTTGGGTTCTTATCCTAGAAAGGGAATGGACTTCTACACTAACGACTCTATTAAGACTTCAGACGGAAAAGACTATGAAGGAAATGTATGGGATAAGGGACATTGTGCTCCAGCAGCTGATTTTAACTGTGATAGACCTACCTTATGGCAAACCTTTTCTTACCTTAACTGTGTTCTTCAGCACGAGAAGTTAAACAGAGGAGCTTGGAGACTATTAGAAGTAAGAGAAAGAGAGCTTTCTAAGAGTCAGAGTGTTGAGGTAGAGATCAAGATGGTCTACTCTAAAACTAGCTTAAGATTACCAACAGGAGCTACTATCCCTGATGGATTTTTAAAGACTATCAAGTACGGTAAAGTAAAGGAAGTCTATTATTTCAAGAACGAAGATCCAGGTACTACAGATTATCTGAGGTTTCAGAAGTAAGATCATAGTAGTAAGAGTTACTATCTTCTGCTACCCATCTATGCACTTCCCTTGACTTTATTTTGCATTTTTATATCTTTGTAATAATACGTATTGATCTCTACTAATGTCTACTAGATATACTATATCTAATAATTTTCTAGAAAACCTACTGTCTCTTGTAATAAAAGATAAACCTAAGTCTGTTTATTTAAACAATGCAGACTTAAGTAGGTTGAAGTTTACTTTAATAGGCAGTTTTCATCCTCAAATAACTTTAGATAGCACTAAAACTAAACTTAAAGTTAAGACAGGAAATAAAATAAGAAACCCCAAAGATTTTGAACTATTTGTAGAGATCTACATAGAATCTAATCTCTTAGCAAATAACTCTCTTCCATTAAACACAGTTTTATTTGAAGGTACCTACACACAAGCAGAATACGTAGAAGAAGCAATAAGAAACTATGCTGAAGGAGAATTACAGAGTCAGGCTTTCTTAACTATAACTACACAAGGAACCTACGAAGAGGTTACTATAGAAAGCCAATCTGGCCCATCCTTTGTCTCCTTGAAGAGCCAAAGTAACGAATCTATCCAAACTCAAAGCTACCAACCTATAGAAATGCCTACATATACTTACGAGGCTAGAGTACCTATAAGTGACTCTTCAGGAAAAAGCCTAACAAGTAGCTTCTACAACAGAACTAATCTAATGCCTATTCTTGCTAAAGGAGCAGCCATAACATCATACACTAGAACCTATACTGCTTAAGTGTAACTAAAGTACAACTAAAGTATAATTAAAGTATAATTAAAAACTAAACTAAATGAGAATAACAGACTTTCCAGAGTTAATTGCTCCAACAGGTAACGACTTACTTGTAACAGTAGATATAGCTAACGACCTAACTAAGAAGGTAAAGCTAGACAACCTTCCTATCTCTCTTCCTGCTCTTACGGCTCTTGCTACCAAACAAGATTCACTTGTTTCGGGAACGAATATCAAGACAATAAACTCAACAAGTTTGTTGGGAAGTGGCAACATAACAATCGCAGCAAACCCAAGCGGAGTCGCAGGTGCAATTCAGTTCAGCGATGGCTCTGCATTTTCAAGTGATGCCGCTAACTTCTTTTGGGATGATACCAATAATAGGTTGGGAGTTGGGACTAATTCGCCACTTTGTGGATTAGATGTTTCGCAAAATATCAATGGTGATGTATTTGCTCGGTTACGAAATACAAATGCGGGTGGATTTGGTATGTTATTAAATGCGGGTTCGGGTGTTGGTACATATGCAATGCAATGGGCTAACTATCAAGGGTCAGGCGGTGGTAGACTTTACCCCGAAGGTGTATACATTGGTCAACAATCAGCACCTACCGCTCGTTTACAAGTTCGTGGCAGTGGCTCAACATCCGCCACTACATCGCTTTTGGTACAGAATAGTAGCGGAGTTGCAAGTTTGCAAGTAACTGATGATGGCAGCGTTTACAATTTAGGGAAAAACGCAATAGCATCAAACACGGCATTTGGTAGATTGGCTTTAATTGCCAATAGCACGGGTTCGGGCAATACTGCAATGGGTCAATCTTCTTTAAATGCAAACAACACAGGCGTTTATAATACTGCATTTGGATTTAGTAGTATGAATTCAAACCAAAATGGAACAAGCAATGTGGCGGTAGGTTATGAGGCAGCGTTTTCCAATGTTTTTGGTTCGGGAATTACCGCTATTGGTTATCAGGCGCTAAGACAAGGCGGAGGTGCGAAAAGTACGGCAATCGGTCATTCATCGTTGTTTAATAACGCAGGTGAGAATAATACGGCAGTTGGTTATGAAGCCGCAAAAGCCAACTCCACAGGCACGGGTGTAACCGCAATTGGTTATCAATCTTTGCTTTTAAGTACGGGAGGTGAAAATACCGCAGTAGGTTATCAAGCAGGACTTAATATTACCACAGGAACTCAAACTACAGCATTAGGTTATCAGGCGTTAGCAGGTGCGGCAGGTTCAAGAAATACAGGATTAGGTTATGCGGCGTTAACTTCAACTACGGGTGCTTTTAATACCGCAGTAGGCAGACAAGCATTGTCAAACAACACTACAGGAAATTCAAATACCGCTATTGGCGAAAATTGTCAAAGCGGTAATTTTAGTGGAAGCGTAATTCTTGGTAAAGACGCAACTGCAACCGCAGCAAACCAATGTGTGTTCGGTAGTACAGGAACAAACGCAGGTGCAGTAACAACTGCAACCGCATTACAAACAAAAACTTGGGATGTAATAATTAACGGGGTAGCACAAAAAATCCTTTTAGCGTAAAACACTTAATTTTGTAAATATATGAAAGCAATTCAAATCAATACAAGCGTAAACCTTACAAGCGGTTTATCAATCCCATCGGGTTCAATCGTTGTAATCGCAGAAGGTTACGCAGATGTAAAAAGTCAAAAAGACGGAATCATCCCCGCCCAAATCGCAACATTTGTTTTTGCAAGTGTACAAGCATTGGCAGAAGGCAAAGCACCGATTCAAGGGATTGAGGATTTTAACACTACTTTCTCAGGGTTGGAGTTGAGTGTTGCGGATTACGAAACCAAATCAGCCGAAGTGCTTTTGGTGAACGCAGTATTCAATGCTTTGGATTTGATTTATCCAACACAGGTAGAAATCATCACTTTGTGAAACTAAGCGGTCGTAGTTGGATCGCTTTGATAATTGCGTCAGTCATTATGCTGACCTTTCTTTTGGTGTAATTAGTGCTTGACTTATTTTTATAAATTTAAACTGTAAAATAAATATTATATAATTCTTTTATACCTATGGCAACAAAAATTAAATCCGTTAACGTACCTGGTAAAGGTGCTGGCGAGTACTTGGACTTAACAGTTCTTTCTTTCTCTCTTTTTCCTAGTAGCATCTCTTTGTACTGGGCTATCAAAGCTGAATCTACCTCTACTGACTCTGAAGGAGTTGAAGTAGTAAGCGTAGGTGCCACTTTGACAGAAGGTAACTTAAGCGTTCCTGAAGCAATTGTATCTACTTGGGGTACTGATGATTCAGTAATTGCTGATTGGTCTATCGAAGAATTGGGCTTAGAAAAAGCTTAATTGTTTAGACAATTTGTCATTAATCTATCAAAAGGAATTATATTTGCATAAACCAACTAAATTTATATTAAAGATACTATGGCAACTAAATTAAACCAACAAGAAATCGAAGCAATCAAAGGCTTCCAACAGAAAACCCAGAACGTAATTATGGACTTGGGTAAAATTGAACTTCAATTGTCTGATCTTGAGTCTGTAAAAGCTCAAGTAATGGACATAATGAAAGAAGTAAACAAAGAACAAACCGAATTCTTTAAGAAGATTGAAGAGACCTACGGTAAAGGTCAAATCAACTTGGAGACTTATGAGCACATTGCTACTGAGTCTGATGAGACCCCTGTTGTTCCCTTTACGCAAGCAGAAGTACTTTAATTAACATTAAGTAATTTATTAAGACCCTCAGAGAAATCTGGGGGTTTTTTGTTTTATAGTTAAGCAGTTGACTTATTTTTTTAAAGTTTTATCTTTGCCCATAACCAACCTTTTCTCACCTCTACTATCTATGAAAGTCCGAAGTTGCTTTGAACATTTTCTCAGATATTACTGTATTGGTGAGTTTAACTGTTTTTCTCACTGTCCTACTTTCTAAGTGGGTCATAGAAGACATTATTAAATTCTTAAAGAATAAAAAAGGTAACATATGAAACTATTAAACTTTATTGGCGGACTCTTCAAAGATGAGAAGGGTGTTGTCTCCATGAAACGATTGTGCGGATTAGCATGCACAGTTACACTATGCGCTACATTGTACGCTAACTCTTTTACCGAAGCTCACTTTGCTCCTTCTGTTCCTTTGGTGGATGCAGTTGCTTTGTTGGCTTTTGGTTGTTTAGGTTTGACTTCTGTTGAGAAGATTATGAAGAAGCCAGAAGCACCTAGCGAAGATTAATTTACTATAAACTATAAACTATAAACTAAAATATAAAATACTATGAGTTTTACTAGAGAACAAATCGAAGCAGCTGTTAAAGCTAAAGGGCACAAATACTTCGAGAACGGAGAATTTAATATCAATGTAATTGGTATTCGTAATAGTGCTACAGGACAAAAAGTTACCAATGCATTTGATGATTGGATGACTTTGAGCTATAAAGAAGGCGGAGAATGGAAGTTCCATATCTGGCCTTGTACCACAGATAACGGTGGTGGAACTGCTCGTGTTAAACCAGGACAATATCCAGGATCACATGGTGTAGGTCTTCACCAAGGTAAATACAAGTGTCTTAAGCAGAAAGCTCCTCTTACTGTATTCCGTGACTATACTAAAGACGGAGTATACCAAGAAGATAAAACTGAGACTGGTGTATTTGGTATCAACATTCACAAAGCAGGAGTTGATAGTCAGCAAGTTGGCGACTGGTCACATGGTTGCCAGGTGTTTAAAAAGATTGCTGATTTTGATAAATTTCTTGCAATCTGCGAGAAAGGTGCTAAATTACAGGGAGATTCTTTTACCTACACTTTGATTAAATCAGAAGACATTAAATAATATGCATGATTCTATTTTGGGGTTTCCTAGTACCTCAGGTATATACAAGATAACTTCTCCTACAGGCAAAATCTATGTAGGTGAGGCTGTTAACTTGCGTATACGTTGTAGTTACTACTTAACCCCAAATAGAGTTAAGAAACAAAGAGCTATTTATAATTCTTTGGTAAAGCATGGTGTTGACTTACACAAGATTGAAATACTAGAATTTTGTTCTAGTGAAAATCTATTAGAAAGAGAAAGATACTATCAAGAACACTTTTGTAGTGTAGAGAATGGTTTAAACTGTTATCTAACCCCTACGCATGAAAAGAAAAAAGTTTTGTCATTAGGTACAAAACAACTTATGTCTTTAAAAGCTATAGGAATAAACAATGCGTTCTATGGAAAGAGACACTCTACAGAGTCTTTAAGTAAGATATCAGAATCTTCTTCTGGTAGTAACAATCCTAATTATGGAGGAAAACTACAGACAGAAGAATATCTTATAAAACAAAGTATTTCTAATAGTAAAAAAAATCTTAAGTTAACTAACACTATTACAGGAGAAACCCACATCTTCTTAAACTCTAAAGAAGCTGCAAAGTTTGTAGGAGTGGCTGCTTCTAATATCAGAGAATGTAAGAAATTAAAACATAAAGCAAAAAGAATCTATCTAGTAGAAGATTATGAAATCTGTACTAATTAGTCTTTTTCTAATTCTTTCTATTCCCTGCTTTTCTCAGATTAAAGTGATGAAGGCAGGGGATGGTTGGGATTTAAAGGTAGACTCAGCCTTAGCATTAATTGCTCAAACAGATGTCAATGTATACATTAGATTAATAGATGTCTGCGACATAGTAGACTTTTGGATTAGTCCCTATTCTTCTAATAACATCTCTCAAGACGGAAACACTATTTACATAGCCGTAGGAGATGCAAAGATGAACTCAATAGCCAACTTAGCTTGCGTTCTAGTACATGAGAGTCTTCACTTAAACTATTTGTTACATCCAGTAACTCAGAGTCTAGAAGAAGAAGAACTTAAGTGCTACATATACGAGTTAAGTTTTATAAACAAACTACCAACCCCAGAGCCTTGGTTACAGGCAAACGCTGTAGAACAAATACACAAACTAAGTAAAATTAAGTAAAACTAAAACACATGAATAAAATAATCAAAGTCCTCATCGGAGTGCTCACATTGTTGGTTGGCAATGCATCAGCACAATCTTCTGCTACCTCTCCAGGTACAGGTCACTGGGTAGTAATTGACTCAGGCTATCAAGTAGCAACAACTACTGTAGGTCAAACAGTTGCTCCTCTGCATTTCTACAATACTTCTACTTCAGAGAAGATTACAGGTATGCAATTCCGTGTATTCTATGATAAGACTGCTTTTACAGGAGTTGTGCCTTCTCTTAAGATTTCTGCTTCTGATCAATACCTTCAGTATGTAGATAGTAACCTACAAGGATTCTTGACAGTTACTTTGGCTTACACAGGATCTAGTTCTACTTTTAACTATTCTAACGGAGCTACATTTGATTTGACTTTTACTCACGCAGGTGAAACTGTATGGAATAGTTTAGATTCTATCAAGACTTTAAAAGTATCAGGTGTTAAGTCATTCTCTAACAGAGCTGCTACTAACTGGGGTAACGATACTACTTTGGTAGTTTACTCTTACGGTGGACGTTTCAATCAGAAAGTATTGCGTTTTGCTACTAAGTTTAAAAACGTAACTGGTACAGATGCTAAGAACTTAACTGTTAGTTTAGAGAAGAGAGCTAAAGGTTCTTCAACTTGGTCTCAGATTGCTTCACAAAAGACTAACTCATTGGGTGTTACTGTGTTTAAGAAATTCCTAGATACTACTTATTGGGATGTACGCATTGTAGTTAAAGGAGACACAATGATCCCAGGTAATGTATTCTCTACTGCAGATGCACAGAAGATTAATCAATCTATCTTAGGTCAATACACTCCTACAGGCTTTGATTACTACACAATGGATGTAAACGGAACTACTGGAGATATTTCTATTGCTGACGTATACGCTGTTTACGGAAGATTGGCAGGTAGATTTACTGCATGGCCTAACTCTAAAAAAGACGTAATGTTCTTTACAGTTGCTGAATACAATGCAATCAATGGCGCCACATCTAACTTGACCTCCACATACTCTACTATAAATAACTTTACTTACAGTGTAGATGGTAATGATTCTATCACTTACTACGTAGCTGTTAAGGGAGACGCCAATGCTACAGGATTTAAGATGGCTCGTTTGACTCCTATTAAAATTACTAATCAAGCTAACGCAAAGCGTTACATTATTGACGAAACTGTAAGTTATGATTTCCCTGCAGAAACTATTGAGGTAAATATGCCTAAAGTAAGTGTAGAAGAAGGAAACCTAGTTAACGTTCCTGTTAAAGTTTTGACTAACGGAAAGAACTTAGGTGCATTACAGTTAGATCTTAGGTACGACACAGCTTACTTAGAGTTTAAAGGTATTGAGAACTCTGAAAAGATGATGAAGTGGACTACCTACATGAACCCTTCTAATGGAATGGTTTCTTGGGGAGGTGCTGACTTAACTAACGAGAACATGCTTAACGATGGAGAACAAGCTTTTAAAGTTCAGTTCATTGCTAAAAAACCCCAAGACTCTTGGGCAAGTGCAGCTTTGTGGACAGGTGCTAAATACGTAGGAGATAAAGACTCTAAGGATATGAACATTACTCCTGCTATGGGAATCATTGAAGTTCGTAGAGTCAACAAAGGAACTATTTCGCTTAACGACTTAAACTCTATTATAGTATTCCCTAACCCTACAGAAGGAAACATCCAAGTCCAATTCAAGATTAAAGAAGACTCTAACGTAGACATGGCTATCTCAGATGAGGTAGGAAGACGCATAGAGACTCTTTTAAAACAACGTATGCCCGCAGGTAAGTACAAGTATAGTGCAAACCTAGATCGTCTCTCTGATGGCGTTTATATTCTTTCTGTAACTACTGAGACAGAAGTATTACATTCTAAAATAATTGTACAAAAATGAACATAAAAAAAGCACTTGGTCTTACCCAAGCAGAACCAGTAGCAGTAGATCCTAAAAACAGGTTCTACTACATGCTACAACAAATGCAAGCCAATCGTTGGAAAATTACCGCTATTGTGTTAGGTTTGTTTACTTTAATTATTCTTGGAATCAATGCAGCAGTATTTATGGGAGCTTCTATTGGAGAAGACTGGAAAGAATTGCTACTTATTCTCTTGGGTGCCTTTGTAGGTAACTTAAACAAAGTAGTTGACTATTGGTTTAACTCTGAAGACAGAGACAAGATGTTAATACAGAAGGTCGATGAGGAAGACGGAGAATCACTATCAAACACAACTAATTCATAATATCATGTCAGAAGAAAAAGAAGAAAGCGGTATGTCCGCTATCAAAAAAACAATCATTGGAGCAATCACCACTGCTGTTACAGCAGGAGGTGCTTGGTTTGCTACTCACTTAGGTGGTGGCGAAGATGAAAAGCCAGAAACTCCAACTGCTGTAGCAGCCCCTGCACCTGTGATTAACATCACTACGAACAACGAACAAAAGCAACAAGCAAATACTGGTGGTGGTAACACTGTCATTATTAAAGAGAAGGCTGCTCCTGCAGCTGCTCCTGCTCCAGCAACTAAACCAAAGCCAGATGATGAAGAGCCTTGGTAGTCTGTTATTGACTGTTGTATTGTTTGGTTGTGGTAGTATGAAAACAACCACAGATGATGAGCCTGTAGTATCTAAGGACATCTCTAGTGTATCTGGTTATACAGATTCTATTAAAAAAACAGTTCAAGTAGTTAGTGTAGACATGACAAAAGTCTTAAGTTTGTATCCTGCTTTACAGGAAAAGAACGTAGGCTTAGGTTTTGCAGAATCCGTATTAGACTATTTAGATGAAACAAATCGTTTTGTATTTACTGAGGAGAAGGCTGAAATCAAGGAGAGGATGGTGACTCAGTTCAAAGCTTCAAAGAAAGGTGTATTTGATGAACCCATTGATGGAAAAGGTAAGATTAAACCTGCTCACTATTTTGTGTATGTTACTGTGGCTGATTTTGCTGTTGATGAAGACGAGCAAGCTGAAGGTCTTAAGTCAAAAGTTGCTGTCACTACCTTTATTCGCTTACAAGTCCGTTTTGTTGACGCAAAGACAGGTCAGATATACATTGGATCTGGAGAAGGCGAATCACAAAAGATAGGCGAATCTTTCTTAAAGTCTCTTGACGATATGAAATTTTCTCAAAGTACTGTCGGTAAAGCTACCAGAAAGTCTCTAGAAACTGCTTGTACTAATGTGATTCAAAATCTCATTAAGGCAGGTGTATTTAAAAACTAAAATATTATTAATCTTTTGCATACTAGCTCTGTCCCTAAAAGGTCAGAGCTTTATGTATTCATACACAGACCCTTGCACGCAGGAATTAAAATTTATTAACGCAAATATGTCTAGTCCTATAGTAATTGCTTACTATGGACAGGTCCAAACTTTCTCTTATACAGAATTAACAGACGGAACATTTGATAGTTGGATAAATAGTGTATATTTGAAGTATAAAAATACATCACCCTGTCAAGGAGTTGGAGTAACCACTACAACAACCACGACTACAAATGCGACCTTAAACATTGTAAGTAATGTTATGAACTTAGGGGCTATATCAAATGTAGGAAGTGTTAACGTAGATGTAGGTGGAAGTACTTCTTCAGGGACTAACGTAGGAACCAACAATAAAACCAATAACAATGACAATCGAACTAACTCTCGGAATCGTACTAGCAGTAGCTCTAGTAATTCTAATTCTTCTGGCAGCTCGTCAGGAGAAAGTGGACAAACAAACGGTGGATCTAACTCCTCAGAAACCTCAGGAACCTCAAGTGGAAATTCCCCAGATCCCAATTCAGGAAGCAGCGGAGATGGTACTTCAGGAAGCAGTGGCTCCAGCTCCAGTAGTGGAAGTAGTAGCGGAAGCAGTAGTGGAAGCTCCAGTGGTAGCAGTGGGAGCGGAAGTGGCTCAGGAAGTAGTGGTAAAACCGAAGAAAAAACGGAAGTACAAACCGAGAAACCCTCAGAACAAAAAGTAGAAGAAACTAAGACTGAGCAACAAAAGTCTCAGTCTAGTGGTACTGCGAAAGCAGCCAATAAAGCTAAAGCCGAAGTTGCTAAGCCTGCGATCTTAGTAACTGGTGATTTAGTTGGTATTCAGACTAAGTCTGATGGAGCACAAGATGCAAGAGGTACTGCTTCCTTTACAAGAGTAAAAGGGGATGGTACTTCTTCTCTTGGGTTTTCAGCCGATTACATGCTTAATGCTAAGATCGGTAATATCTCATGCGTACGCTCTTGGATAGGAGCAAACAAAAAAGGGCATAAACACATTAGTGTAGTATCAGATGGAATGAGTCTGATGCCTAAAGCCTTCTCTAACACAGCTCTGTTTGTTAGAGTAAATTCAATTAAGAATCTTACAGCACTTTACGGAGTTGCTGGAACTTACGGTAAACTCTATGGAGAACAAATGATCTCTACTATTGTTATAGGAGGTTTTATGTACAAAGGAAAACTCACTAAGCATATAGATGCTACAGTTATTATGGCTGGTATTTATTCTCCTTATTCTAAGTATTATACAGAATCTTTATTTAAAGCTAAACCGATTGTAATTCCTTTTGTAAATTTGACCTGGAAAATGACAAAGACATTTGGCTTAGGTATTACAGGAGGAGGAACTTATGTTGCAGGTCAAGACATTCTTAACTTTCAAATCTTAATGGGAGCAAAGTTATTAATATGAGATGGGTTGTTATTCTATTCTTCTTTGTGAACTCACTGAGTGCACAATTTACCTACTCTGGATACTTGTATAATGCAAATGGTTCTGGTGCTTCTAATGTGGCTATAAAGCTCTACAGAAGAACAAACCAAACCATTACAGGATTCACTAATCAACAGAACTACGGAGGACACTCTTATTACCGTTCTACAGGTAGTGCTACTTGGACTACAGCTAGAACTAACTGTTCTAATATGGGTGGTCACTTAGTAACTATTACAACATCAGGAGAACAAAGTTTTTTATTTGCTTTATGGCCTTCTGGCTGGATAGGTTTAACAGATGAAGTAACAGAAGGAACTTGGAGATGGGTAACAGGAGAAACTTACTCTTATAAGAACTGGAACAGTGGAGAACCTAACAACTCAGGTAATGAAGACTATGTACAGTTTGTATCTAATGGTAGATGGAATGACCTAAACAATAATAACAATCTAGCTTACGTACTAGAGTTTGAGTATTTAGTTACAACTTCTTCTTGGGCTCTCTACAAAACAATCTATACTAACTCTGCTGGCTACTACTCGATTTCAGAAGCTTATGATCCTTCTAAAGAATATTATATAGAAGTAAATGCTCCCACTAGAATCCAAGCCTACACTAATACAGATATTCAAGCAGTAGCCAATGTAGTTTTAAATAAGACTAGTAGAAATGGTTTATCTTTCCATATGTTTGATGTCAATGATGACAAGATAATCTCTGTAGCAGATAAGTATTATGTAGCTGCAAGAAAAGCAGGAAGATTTTCTAAATGGAGAACAGCTCCTGATGTACGTATCTTTACTTTAACTGAATACAATGCTATCAAAGCCGCAGCTACTAATGTAAGAGGAACGTATCCTGGAGTTTCCACTCATACAACTTCTACTTTAACTAGTGGAGGAACTTTAAATCTCTACATAATAGCTCCTGGATACTCTGGAGCAGTAACTTACTAAACCTATAGGTTGCCAAAACTGTTTTATTTTTATACTTTTGGCAGAATATAAATTATCCTAAAACATGAAAAAACTATTTATACTTTCCGCTTTAGTCACTATGATGACTTCTCTGAGTGCTCAATGCTACAAGATTGACACTGTAACTTCAATTGCAACTGTAACAGAGATAGGAGGAAGACCTATAATCTTTGGAGCACAAACTACTCTAGAAGAGATTGCTTCTTCAAAGTACCAATTATGTAATGAGGGCAGTCCTATTTCAGGAAAAATCAAATCCATTGCAATGCCTGAACAACTTGTAAATATTGTAGGCTTACAGTTTCTTAAAAGAGAATATATTGTAAGTACAGAAATTAACGTAAATGGAATTCTTCTTCAAGGAGAAGCTAGTAAAGTAGTTTACGTTAATGCTATGTTTATTTCTGTAGAAGGTATTCCTCATAACAGAAAAGCTTATTCTAAGGCTTTAGAGAAGTCGTTTAAGAATGGGTTTGAAAGTTTAAAATAGGATAGGTTCCTTCTCTCTTCGAGAAGTAGTCTATTTTGACTTTCTATTCTAACTTATATTACAGCAGTTTTTAACCAAATAGCCTCTCAGAAGCTAAGTCTCTATTCTGTCCACTTATTGCCTACGGTCTATTAGTTGTAGGTTAGAGCACTGTAAACTTTATTAGAACATTTTGACACTATCGGAGAAACCTCTTTTCACCTCTGAGGGCTACTCATACAATCCAACTTCTAGCAGATTACTTTTAAATCCTCGTCTGCGAACACAAAGATGTGATGTCACTACGAAGGTAACTACATTTTGTAGTCAACTGTTTGCTCTGTGGATAAATTGTGGAATCAAATTCCTGCTGACTTCTGAGCATGCATGTAGTCAGTCTGTTGCATAGGTTGATCTTCATCTAAAAGTTCTGTTAAAGCTTCTTCAATGTAGTCAAATAGCATCTCTTCGTTATACTTCTTACGATAAGTAAATGTTTTAAAGCCATCATAGAGAGCTAATTTAAATCCTCCTATATCTCCTTCTAGCTTTACTTGCTCATCTTGGAGTGCTAGTAAGAAAATATCAAATACTTCCTGGGCATTTGGTTTTTTAATTTTATCCATCGACATAACAAATCCTCCTTGTACAAATATAATCTTAAATTATTTTTTGTCTAGAGATAGTTTTTCACTAAAATAACCATAGGTGTTAAGAGTTGGGTTAACACGGTTAATATCTTAAGTTAAAAGTATTCTTTGAGTTAACATATAACTTGACTTTTTTTGTTAAGATAGTATATTTGTTCATGTTAAACCAAACCAACCAATGAAAGTAGCACGTAAATACGAAGAAGGAGTTAAGTTACATCAGGCATACATTGATGTACTACTAAGACTTGCGGGATATAGATTATCCGATCTGTACACCAGTATATTAGCCCATAGTTCATTTTACGGTACTTTAGATAAAGTAGTAAAAGAAAGAATCGCCAGTGAGTTTGACACATCAATCCAAGTTATCTCTAACGGGATAACAAAGTTAAGAAAGATGGGCATCTTAGAAAAGAATGCAGTCAACCCAAGATTGTGTCCTACTAGCAAGCAAGGTGTCACACTTACTCTGGTTCTTTCTACTTTAGATCAACCTGTTCTTAAACAAGAAGCTGTAGCAACTGCATGACCTCAATAAGAGATACATACGAAACTATTGAAATTAAGACTTACGCTGCCTACTCTGATGTAGCAAAAGAAATGGGTCTTACTATTGATAAAGTAAGTACTGTATACGAGTGGTACCTAAAAAAGACTATTGAGGACATAGTAGAACTACCTACAGTTAAAGTAAGATTATCTGGATTAGGAGTTTTAGTATTTAACCCTTCTAGAGCAATCAAGGTAATAGCTAAGAAACTTAAGTCAGAGTATCTGTTAACTTATGAAACAGAAAGACAAGGACTCACAGCAATCAGAGGTTATGCTAACTACTACATGCTGGGAGATTGGCTTAAACTATTTAAAGACAGATACGAAAGAGGACAATTTAAAAAACTCTACAACCAACAAACAATAGAGTATATGGATAGAACATACCAGACACAAATATTAAACCACCAGAAATTATATGAATCCTTACAAAGAGTACATGGCCCTGAGCCTGAAGGGGCTAAAGAATTTGAACAAAGTATTGGAGGGAGTAGCAACGAAGACAGCGAATCAATTCAAACTACTGAGCAATGAAAAGAAGAACATTATCGCAGACAGAATGGACATTTGCATTAATTGTCCCTACAATTCGAGAAACGCAGTCACTTCTGCCGAGTATGTACAACTCACAGGCAAGCACTACAGCACTAACAGAAGTGAACTTCACTGTTCGTTTTGTGGCTGCATCGCTACCTACAAAACGGCATCTCTATCTTCAGATTGTGGAATAGCAGATTGGAACGCAGAACACCCTTTACATAAAATAGAATTAAAATGGAAAAGCACAGAACAGTAACCATCAAGAACGGTTGCGACAAAAAACCAGGTAGCAAGTGTGGAGTTCAGATCTACTTCTTGCCTGCCGACAAACCTTTAACTAAGGTTTCTTCTAAAGCAAAATAAGATGACAGACAACCAACCAACCTCCCAGCCATATGTAAACTTTACTTTACAAGATAACTTATTCGAGACGTTTAAGATATTTTGGAAAGCAGGATACTCATATAGTAAAACAGGCAGAGATGAAGAATTCTATGCACGTGTGCTAGAAGACATCATGAATATGTCTCAAGAAGAATTTTTAAAGAAATACTCAAATGGCCGTTAAGAAATTATCATACATATCAGCAGAACTAGAGTGGGCAGAACAACGCTTAACTGAGTGGAGAGGGTATATAGATAACAACCCTATTAACTCTTTGAAAGATAGAATTGAATGGAAGCCAACAGCTAAAGGTGGAACTATGCCTATGGTTATTGCTAGCCAAGAATCTCAAATCAAATCTTTGAGAGATACTATGAAAGAGTACTTAGCTCTTTTAGAAGTAGTAGATAGGTTAAGAGAGAAGGAAGAACAGAAAGCAGAAGCTAGAGGTTCTCAAGAGATTAATGGTAAGATGAAACAATTCAGTTGATATGCATGCTAATCTAGAAAGTCCAGAATTCTTTATTAATGTTAAGTCCTTCCCTGAGATTGGCTCAGAGGAGTATGATGCATTTTGGGAGAATGAAGACAAAAAGATTACAGAAGGTGTAACTATTAATGGATTCTATTTCTCGCCTTTTATTTATTGGCATTTAAACTACTGGTCTATATACATAGATACAATGGTAGGTAAGCGTCAAATTAGAAAGCTAGACAAACCTCAGCTTTGGGATACCTATTTAGCAGTAGACGAGACTATCCACAAAGCAGAAAATCACGTAGACGGAAAGAAAGGAGTTGTGATGGTAGGATCAAGACGTATCTCTAAGTCAGTTTTAACTTCTTCTTATATGGCTCACAAAGCCATTACACAGAAAGGTTCTGACAATTTGATATCTGCGCTTAACCAACCTGACTTAAAAGTAATCACAGATTACGTAGACTTAGGTATTAGAAACCTTCCTGACTACTTTAGATTTCCTCGTATTGAGGATGACTGGAAGAGACAGGTAACTTTAGGATTTAAAGACAAGAGAACTAACTCTCGTAATGAGTGGTCTAAGTTCCACGTACGTAACTTTGATGAAGGCAACAATACGGAGGCAGCGGCAGGTCTTACTCTATCTTCATTTCTCTTAGAAGAAGGAGGAAAAGGAAAGATCCTTTCTTGCTTAGCGGCAACTACTCCTTGTTTTGACAGTCCATTTGGATGGCGTTGTTCTCCTTTTGTCATCGGAACTTCTGGAGATATGACTAAGGCAGCAGACCTAGAAGAACTCTTTAACAATCCTGAAGCCTATAACTTCCTTCCTGTAGAATCTAATGAAACAGGAAAGTCTTATGGACTCTTTATTCCAGGTACACGTTCTTTGAAAGTTCCAAAGCAAGAAACTCCTCTAGGACTTTACTTAGGTAAAGAAAATCCTTCTGAGTTAGATCTAATTAAGATCTGGGTAGCAGATGAAGAAAAAGGAAAAGAACTTATCTTAAAGTCTAGAGAACAGACTAAGAAATCAAACGGATTAGAAGCTTACTTAAAAGAAGTAATGTACTATCCTTTAAATCACGAAGAGTGTTTCTTAGAACTATCTCAGAACATATTCCCTGTAGACTTACTTCAAGAACAACTACAGAAACTAAGTGCCCAAGAAATTCAAGCAGACAACGTAGAACTTTTCATTAACTCTGAAGGAAAGATCAGACACAAGTTTACAGATAAGAAGCCTGTTATTAACTTCCCTGTTAAGTCTACAGATCCTATTGAGGGTTGTGTTCAGATTTGGGAATATCCTCTCTCAGAAGCCCCCTATGGACTTTATACAGCAGGAACGGATCCTTACAAACAATCACAGGCACACTACTCAACTTCTTTGGGTTCTACTTATATTTATAAGAGGGTCCATAACTTAAGTGGAGAAGGCTGGCAGAATATAGTTGTAGCTTGTTACACAGGTCGTCCTAAGAAAATTGAGACTTGGTATGAGACAACTAAGATGCTTCTTAAGTATTATAATGCTAAGACTCTTTGTGAAAACATGGACTATGGTTTTATACAGCATTGTGTAGATAAGAACGAGTCTCCTAAAGTCCTAGAGAAGACGCCTAAGTTCCTAAATGATATCCACCCTAACTCTACAGTTAATCGTGACTATGGTATTCACATGACTAAAGACATTAAGAACTATTTGATGTCTCTTATCATCGAGTACATAACCGAAGTAATAGAAGTAGAAAGAGATGAAGACGGAGCTATCATAAAAGAAAGACTAGGTGTAACTAGAATCTTAGATCCTCTCTTGATTAAGGAGTTAATTAAGTTTACACCTAAGTTAAACGTTGACCGAGTTATTTCATTCGGATTAACTTTAGCTATGGCTAAGACTCTTACTACACAGGTTATTATTTCAAACTCTAGTGACGACAATAGAATCCAAGCTTACTTCCGAGAGAAGAAAGGAAACTCATTGTTCCGTACAACCTCATCCCCATTTAGATACTAATACTACTAAACTAAAACAAATATACTAAAATGATTATTGAAGCATTTAAAGAGCATACTGACCCTGTCAATCATGCCTACTTCTACCCTGAGCAATTTGTAAGCTTAAAAGAGAAGCAGTCTGAGCATTGGGTAAAGTCTACTATGGACTACTTTGCAAATATTGCATTTGCACAATACAAGCAGAACGTAGAATTTAGAAAGAACTACCGCTTACTTAACGGTGAATTTAACTTTGCTGACTATACAAACGTAGCAGACTATCAAGAGCTAATTAGTTACTTGGAAGATGCTCCTAACCAGGATCCAGATGTTCCTCAGCACTTAAAGCACTATCCAATAGTAAACCCTCCTATCAATCAGTTAAAAGGAGAGTTGATTAACCGTCCTCACAAATACAAAGTAAAAGCTGTAGATGATGAAGCGATTAACGAAACTATTGACTTTAGAACAGAGTTAATTAAAGAACACTTCTTAAAAAACTTAGAAGCTCAGCTAGAAGGACAAGAAATTGATCCTGAACAAAGAGCACAGATGGAGCAAGACATTCAGAATAAAATCTTGGATTATACTTCAGTTGCTGAAGAATGGGGTAACAAAACTCTTAATGCTCTTAAATATCATTTTAACTTTAGAGATAAATCTCAACAATCATTTCTAGACTTCTTAGTAACAGGTAAAGAGTTTCACCACTTCTACCCTGATAATTCTCGCTTAGGATTTAATTATAAAGTAGAGAACCCTTCTAACGTATGGTACTTAGGCAATCGTAATGCTCAGTACACTACAGACTGTTGGGCACTAGGACTTATTGAAGTTCTTTCTATGACTGAGATTGTAGATCGCTACACCTTAACAGGAGAAGAAGTAGAACACTTAAGAGATCGTTCTCTTCAGAACTTAAGGAATAACGAATACTCTCCTATGGCTCCTGCACTTCCAGATCCTAACGATCCTTTGTGGCAATTAACGTTTGAGAACGTAGGTGACTTTGCTAATGGAGGTATTGATCACAACGTATTTTCTTTTAACTCTCAGCATGCCTATACGGTAATTACTTCGTACTGGCAGTCTAAGAAAAAAATCTTTAAAAGAACTTACCTAGATGAAGAAGGATACCAACAAGAGATGTTTGTATCTGAAGAGTACAAAATGGATAAAACTCTAGGAGATATTTCTGTTGAAGAACTTTGGATCAATGAGTGGTGGAGAGGAATCAAAATTGGAGCTAATATCTACGTAAACGTAGAACCTCTAGAGTTTATCCAAGATTGTCCATTAGTAGGAATCATTAATACTTCTCGTAATACTCAAGGTAAATCTCTTCTAGATCTTCTTAAGCCTTACCAGGTTCTTTATAACATTTGTATGAACCAGTTATGGGAATTACTTGAAAAAGAGATTGGTGTTGTATTCTTAGGTGACTTAAAGGTAGTTCCTAAAAAAGACTCTCAAGATCCCATTGAGACAATGTTATGGAATGCTAAGAACAGAGGTACTCTTTTGATTGATACTTCAATTGAGAATACAGGAGGAGCTGTACAGTTTAACCAGTTCTCTCGTATTGACCTTACACGTTCTCAAGAAATCCAAGCACGTATCCAATTAGCTCAACAACTTCGTCTAGAGGCCTATGAGTTAGTGGGTATTACTCGTCAACGTCTAGGTAACTCACAGGCATCAGATACAGCAACAGCTGCTAACAATGCTTTGATTCAATCTTTTGCTCAAACAGAAACTTGGTTTGCTTGGCATGACAACGTACTTCAAAGAGTATATCAGACTATTCTAGATATGGCTCAGTACATTGAATTGCAGAAACCTACTTCTACGCTTAACTATCTTAACTCTGAATTAGAGAATGTATTTCTACGAGTAAGCAAGAACGAACTACTTCACGAGTTGTTTGTATTTGTATCCTCATACGCAGAAGACAAAGTAACTCTAGAGCAGTTAAAGCAATTGGCTCAGCCTGCAATGCAGAATGGAGCAGAGCTTTCTGAAATGGTAGACTTGTTTACAGCTAACTCTGAGAGAAGTCTTCGTAAGACATTAGGTGATGTACAGAAACGTAAAGAAGCTATCCGTCAACAAGATCAAGCACTTAAACAGCAAGAGTTGCAACAACAACAAGAACAGTTCCAGCAGAAGATGCAAATGGAAGCTGCCCAAGATGAGAAAGAAGCTCAACGTGATGACATGAACAAACAGTTAGATCGTGAGAACAAACTTCAGATTGTTCAACTTCAAGGTATTGCTAACGAAGGTTCTTATAATCCAGAAGTAGATACTACTGGACTTTTAATTGAACAAACTAAAATAGCTCAAGATATTTCTAAACAAACTTTCGAGAAAGTAACTAAGAATAAAGAGCTGAGTTTGAAAGAGAAAGAGCTAGCACTCAAGGAGAAAGATATCGACACTAAGCTAAAAATAGCTCAAACAAATAAAAACAAATACGATTCTGGCTCAAAAAAGCGCTAGAATGATCTGAAATTGGGGGGTTTATGAGCTACAAAATCCCCCTTTTCAACATATTGTATATAACGTATCATAAATAATTAATCTCTTGTGTTAATTTTTTAAAATACTATTTTTGAATTAAACCAAACTAACCATTATGACTAATGATAATCCATTAGAGAACTTAGAGTTCTTTGACAGTTTTTCCGTGGATGATCCTTTCGAGGATGCCGCAGAAGATCCCAATGCCAACGTCAAACCAGACATCTTAAATGGGGAAAATTACGATCCCCTAGCTGAGGAAACAGAGCCAGAAGGTTCTGAAGATCCTTTAGGAGATGATGATTTACCTTTACCTAAAAAGAAAACTACTCCTGCACCTGCAGAAGAAGAGGAAGAAGAAGTAAACCTAGAGGATGACGAAGATGAAGAAGGAGAAGAGAATCAATTTGAGGTTTTTGCCAATGGTCTTATACAAGCAGGAATGCTTAATGTAGAAGAAGGCGAAGAAATCGAATGGAATGAACAAACCTTCTTAGCTAAGATGAATGATACCATCGAAGACAAGGCTTGGAATCAACTAGAGCAACTTGCAACAGAAACCTACGGAGAAGCAGGAGTACAGATGATCGAAGATATCTTCATTAATAAAGTTCCAGTACAAGAATACTTACAGAAGTTCTCTAACGAACAGATTGTAGAAAATGTAGACTTGAGTGTAGAATCAAATCAGGAAAGAGTTTTCCGTTTGTATCTAGCTAAAACAGGAATGGACGAAGATGAAATCCAAGATCAACTTAACTACGCTAGGGACAATGATCGCTTAGAAGCCTACTCTCAAAAATACCACGGTAAACTTGTAGAGAAAATGCAACAGGAAAGAGCAGTACTTGCCCAAGAGAGTGAAGCAAGGGTTCAAGTGATGAGACAGAAAGAAGAAGAAAGAGAACAGTTATATGCAGATGTATTAGATGGAGCAATTGCTTCAGGTTCTATTGAAGGTTATCCTATCAATGAGCAAGCTGCAAACGAACTATTTGACTTTGTTCTTTCTAAGCCTCATGTTCTTCCAAACGGACAACGTATTAGTGAGTTTGAATACAAACTAGCTCGTATGCGTCAAGAAGATCCTAGTAAGTTCTTAGCTGTAGCAAAACTAGTTCAAAGCAATTTGGACTTGTCTCCTGTAAAAAGAAAAGCAGTAACAGATGAAACCAATTCTCTGTTCAACAATCTTAAAACTAAGAGTAAGAAGTCTTCACCGTCTAACAAGTCAAACGAAGATGCCTTCTCAAAGTATTTCAAATAAACAAAACAAAACAAAAATAAATTACTACTATGCCTAATCAAAGTATTCCAAGGGTTAACGGGAGAGTTATAGCTAACGCCCACATGACCAGCTCATTCTATTCTAAGAATGGTTTGGGTAAATTGACTGACAAGAATTTTGTAGAAACTATGTTGCGCACTAAGCCTGACCAGTATGACAAAATGATGATCCGTCTATTCACTGACACTAAATTGTATTCTAACGATTTGATCGACCTAGTTATGAAGAGCGGTAAGCCCTACATGGTTAACGATCCTAATGGTGTGTTCACTTACAAAATCAAGAAGCGTGCTGAATTGCCTAAAGTTATTGTTAACTTGGCTTCTAGCATTGCTAAACCTGGTATTGATGGACAAGAGTTCGAGATTGTGTTTGACAAAAATGTATTCGTTGTAAACGATATCATCACTGCACATCGTTATGAGCAAGAAACTCAGATCCAAGTTGTAGCTGAAGGTGAAAAGTATCAGAATGGTTTTAAGTACCGTGCTCGTGCAATTGGTGCTTCTAGTTCTGATTTCGTTAACCAACGTTTCTTACAAATCGGTACTGAGTACTTCAAGATTGGTAACATCTTGGGTGAATTCACCACTTCTTTCTCTAGCTTGGGATTGTTTGATGGTAACTTAGAAGTTATGGCTGATGTATTGCAACAGTATGGTGTTGAACACACTATCACTGACTGGGCTGATGCAACCAAATTGGGTATGCAGACAGATGCTACAGGCAATCCTTTAGACATTACTTATTATTCTGTAACTGATGCTATGGCTGTTGGCGAAAAGACCAAGATTGTTGGTTGGGAGCCTACAGTATCTCGTTTGCTTCGTATGGAGATGATGCGTATGAAGGCCAACACATTGATGTGGGGTCGTCAAGGTAACGCTAAAGATGAAAAAGGTCGTCCAACTCGTGCTAAGCAAGGTTTGTGGCAACAACTTCACTTGGGTAACGTTATCTATTATGATCGTGGTCAGTTCTCTTTGAACTTGATTCGTGCTGCTGTTGGAGATTTGTTCTACAACCGTGTGTTGATCAAAGATCGTAGCGTTAAAATCTACACTAACCGTTCTGGTATGGAATTAGCAGCTACTGCTATCCGTAAAGACTTCAACGGTCAGAACTTCATGGTAGATGCAGGTAAGTTCATGGATGGTAAAGATCGTTTGAAGCAAGGTTATGCTTTCCAATTTGATCACTTCATGACTACTGAAACTGGTCCAGTTGAGTTCGTAGAACTAGAGCAATTGAATGAGCATGCAACTTTCTTGGAATTGGGTCCTAACAAGAAGACTCCTCCAATCTTTATCATTTTGGATATCAGTGGTCAAGATGACGCTGGAATTCGTGAAGTGAAATTGTCTACTCGTCCTAACATGTACTATCAGTATATCCCAGGTTCAGTAGGATTCGGAAGCCAACAAACTGTTGTTGCTAGCAAAGATCCTTACTCCACCTACATGATGAAAGACTTCTGCGGTATCTTCTTGGAAGATCCTACTAAGTCAGTAATCATTAAAGAATTCCCTCGTATCTAATTAACGATTCTATAAGGGAGGGGTTTAATCACTCCTCCCAAATAGATAAAGATTAGAACCCCTAAACCAAAAACCAAACCAAATGAGTAACAACAACATTAAGGGTATGCGCATTATTCGCCCTTACAAAAGAGAACCCTCTAACATGCGTACGTTAGAAGGATCATTGTACCAGAATGGATATTCATTCATTCCAGGAACAACAAGAAAGTTTTATCCTCGTGTAGATTCACGTGGAGTTATTAGGACAGGATTAGATGAGAACTCTCCAAAAATCAGAGCCATCTTTGATCCTAAAGTAAAAGAAGCTGAGGTACAACGAATCAAGCAATTGAAAGATTACTATGAGTCGATCCTTGACGAATCTTTAGAACCTAATAGTACGTTCTATGACGAAATGAAAGAAAACGGAGTTACCCTAGAAGATGGTGAAAACATCTTTAACATGGAGAACCCCCGTGAAGCTGTAAATTTCTATTGGATTATGGAGACTGATATGGTAGCCAATTCATTAGATGACATTGAAAGTGGAAAAGTAGACACCTCAATTGTAAAGTTTTATGTTTACAATGGAGAAGTTGAAACAAAGGTAACCTTTGAACGCAAGAAAAAGATCAACAGCGCTATTGCATCTCTTGATAAGATGACTGCAGTTAAGCGTAAGAAGATTCAGAAACTTATCGGCTTAGGATTGCCAATGGATAGTACAGAAGAAGAAGTTTATAATGCTATAGATGAATTCTTACGTACACCTGCTAGTGCAATGGACAGAGATCCTATTGAACAGTTTGCAAAAATCACTTCTTATAGTGATGACTTGCTTGATGTTAAGGCTCTTGTTAAAGACCTAGTAGACAAAAACATAGTAAGAATTAAAGGTTCTATCATATACGAAGGTGAGCATGTATGGGCTAAGTCAATTGAAGAGTTTGAACTTTTCTTAACTGACCCTAAACACACTGAAGAATACGATTCCTTTAAGGATAAGTTAAAGAATAAAGCTAGAATTGACGCTCTCTAAAAATAAACAAAAACTATGATCTCAGTTGAGGAACTCATCTATGAGTTTAAACTAACCATAAACAAAGTCAACCGTCAGGATAACATTGATATCCCGATTGAAGACATTATGGTTTATCTCAACAAAGCTCAAGTTAGTTGGGTTAAAACTAAACTTAATCCTAACAACGTTTATAGAGTAGGGTATGATTCTATCAGAAAACGGATTGACGACTTACAAGTCTTAAAACAATCTAACGTTCTTTTAAAACCAATTAAAACAAACGATCTCTTTCACATTGGCTATGACTGCCCTTTGAAAGATGCAGTAAACTATATGTTCTATATTTCGTCTTACGCTATAGCTAAAGAAAACAAATGTTCTGAGCCAATAACCATAGACTTAATTAGACACGGAGAACTTACTACTAAGTATCTAGATGATAATTATAACCCTTCGTTTAAGTGGAGAACTACGATAGCCACACTGGGGAATGATAATTTGACAGTCTATACTGATGGTAAGTTTACAGTTGACCAGGTCTACATTACATACTTACGTTATCCCCTTAGCATAGATGTCCAGGGTTACGTAAAGTTTGATGGAAGTAGTTCTGTTAATCAAGACTGTGAACTCCCTGAATATGCTAAGTCAGACGTTGTCGACCTAGCTGTTAAGTTTGCTGCCCAATCAAATGACAATCAAGCACAAGCTGTGTTTGCCGAAGATCGTCTAACTAAAAACTCTGAATAAAACATAAAATTATGAATCACAAAATCACACAAATTTTCGTTCCTACCTCAGTAAGTACTTCATTGACTACTGATGCTTTAGGTAAGCAAGTAATGGGTATTTATAACCCTAATACTTTTTCTAACATTGGTGGTACTACTGCTGATGCTGATTTCTTGGTAGCTATCGGATCTGCTGCAGTTGGTAGCAAATACGGTTCTTTCAAGACTTCTGCTATTAAAGTTTCTAACATTATCTCTGCAGTTAAAACTGTACATGATAACAATACTAAACAGCAAATCTCTTACATTGGCTTTGATGAAGTTAACGACTTCAAAACTCCTTCTTTCTCTTGCGATGAAGAGTATGTTGTTACTTTGAAAATTGACGAATACTGGAGCAAAGGTGTTTTCCAACCTATGATCCAAGAGTCAGTAAGCATTAAAACTGCTTGTTGCGCTGACTGTGGCGGTGGATGTGACTCTTTGGGTTGCTCTACTTACATGGGAGATCTTGCTGCTAAAATTAATGCTTCTCCTTTGTTGAGCAAGTATGTAACTGCTAGCTACGTTTACAAAGGTTCTTTGCCTGTTTACAAGTACACATTAACTATTCCTGATACATTCGGTACTGGTGCTGCTGCTACTTATATTAGTTCTACTTTGCAACCTGCTTTCCCTTCTGGTACTTATGGTACTATTACTTTGACTGCAGATGCTGACGGAGCTGATGATGCAAACACCACTGGTAACACAATGTTTGAAATTGCTTCTCCTTTGGTAGACATCGCTTTGATGCCTGTATTCAATGGTGTTGCTTGGGAAAAAGTATTAGTAACTGCTGCTGCTGTAACTGCTTGTGGTGTTAAACTTACTGGTAATGTTTTGGATGAATTCGGAAACGCTTGTGTTCCTGATGCAGTTCCTTATGTATTCAACTTGGTACGTTTCAAAGTAGAAATTCATGAAGGTCCTTACAACACTCAAGATTTCGATATCGAAAACTTCTGTGCTGCTATCCCTGTAACTACTACTCAAGAGATCAAGTATCCTATTGGTGCTGGTGTTGCTATGGCAGAAATGGAGCGTCATTACTTCGGTAATAACTTGCCTGCTACTGCTGATGCTCGTAGATATTGGAACCCTATCTACAACGAAGATTCTAACGGTTTCTTGTATGTAAATAGTGGTAATCTTTACGATATGTATGAGATCACTTACCTAGAGTCTTCTCCAGTAGGATTTGAGAAGAAGTCTGAGAACACTCATTCTATTATCATCTTGGCTGCTAGCGTTGTAGCAGGTACACCATCATCTACTCTTAGCACTGCGGTTGCTACTGCGTTGAATAACGTATTGCCAACTAGTCTTCACGTCTAATCTAAATAGGGGAGACTAATACTCTCCCCTTTTTTAACCTTAATTAAATAAAACAAAAATGAAAGATATTATTCTAAAATCAGGTACATACCTTAAGGAGACTAAGACATCGCACTCAAATACTATCCCAGGAGAATCTTTGGAGAATTTTGTAATAAGTGTATTGGCTAACCCTACTTGCTGTGTAAAAAACGTTTCTTTGACTAAAGGAACTGTTACTCAAGCTACTTCTCGTGCTACTGCTGTTACTTTGAATGCCCCTGCTGGAGTTATCACTACTGATACTACCAACATTGCAATTGCAGGTAACGCTGTATTTACTGTAAACAACTCTTATGTAAAAGCAGATTCAGTTATTTTGTTGACTATCAACACTACTGGATTGGCTGCTTACTCTATCCACCTTTCGGTTGAGAGTGTTGCTGCAGGTTCTTTTGCTATCCGCATCTACAACGCTACAGGCGCTGTGTTGTCAGCAATTAAAATTAATTACGCAATCCTTTAATTAAATAGGGGAGGTAATACTCCCCTTAATTTAATAGTCTCTTGTGTTAATTTTTAAATAGACTATTTTTGTACTACACTAAATGAAAGATATTTTTTTAAAACCCGGAACTTTTGTATATAAATCTACTACTACTGGTAGTGATATTGTAGGTCTTTCACTAGAAAACTTTATAGTTAGTGTAATTAATAATCCCACTTGTTGCCCAAAGAATTTTGGAGGAGGAAGTGGATTTTTAAAGTTAGCTGGAGGTGTTAACATAACATCTACTTTAACTACAGTAGTTGATCCTTCTAATAATCTTTCTATACTTCAGTTATCTACTACTGAAACAATGGTAAAAGGTTTGTTATCTATTAAGACAGATGCTCCAGTATATCTTAATATATTAGATGATTCTGGAGATAACAGATTTACAATCCAAAGAAATCCTGTACAAGAACAAGTAAATGTAGACTTTGCTTCAAATCCAACTCTTGAAACAGATAGTGTAGGAGCATTTAGAACCTACAGAGATGGTGTATTCTTAAGTGAAGCTATGTCTTTTACCACAAACGGTAATATTGGTATCGGTTTACGGTTTCCTAAATCTTTGTTACATATCCAACAGGTTAGTGGCGATACCATAGTTAACTTAGATAAGAGTTCTCCTAGTAGAACTACTTATTTATCTTTTAGGGATAATAATGTTAAAATGATTGAGTTTAGTATAACAGACACCGGATCTAATAATTTAGTCCTTAGTACATTTTCTGATGCTGGAACACTTTTAGGTAATGTATTTTATGTTGTTCGTAATACTAGGATGTTTAATATCCAAAGTACACTGGGAATAAATGTAAGTAGTGGTGCAATACATGCTTCTGCTGCTATGGAAATTGAGAGTACAAACAAAGGACTTTTACTTCCAAGAATGACTAGTACTCAAAAAAATGCTATTTCAAGTCCTGCTAATGGTCTTTTAGTTTTTGATACTACTTTACAAAAACTTTGTATCAGTACTACTACAGGTTGGCAAACAGTAACTTCTGTATTATAATTAAAGAATAACTACAAATGAATGTACAACTAAATATAGAAGCATTAAAAGCTAAAAATTGTTCTTACTTAACAATCATTGACACATCTGTATATCCTCTAGCTCCTACAAGTGCAAGTATTTTTATTGGAGTTCCTGGTTATGATTCAGCTTATGAGTTTGTTTTCTTATTAGGAGAAACCAATACTTATAACTCTTATTCTTTTGGCTTTACGACTTCAGCTACTTCTGGATTTACAGAATTACCAGATGGTGTATATTCATTAGTTATAACAACCTGTCCTGATACTGGAGTTAACTCTAGACATCACCTAAGGACTTGTAAGATTGATTGTCGTCTTGCTACACAATGGGCTAAATATGTAGACTGCTGTGATGATGAGAAGATGTTATATTACTTAGACAAGATTGAGTTTCTGTTAAAGGGAGCCGAAGCACATGCTGACTTATGCAACCCTACAAAAGCTACCGAATTATATAAGAAAGCCGATGACCTACTCAGAAGACTTGAGCTTGACTGTTAAGAAAAAACTTGCTACAGCTGCTTACAAGGAGCTTCAGCATATTAAATACTTAACTAAACCGTATTACAAGAAATCAAGAGTATTAGCAAGATTGCTTAAGTACTCCCACTGTTTAGAATGTGATACTACACAAACACTTAAAATAAAATTGTAAAATGACTAACTGCTGCCCTAATAACAACTGTGTAGAAATCGTACCTTCTGGGTGCGTAAAGTATACAGGTACTCCTACTACAGGAGGTCTGATTGATTCTTTTGACTCTTGTGATCCCTACCTGAATGACTTGCTTAAGTTATTGGATGATAAGGTAGTTAACTTAGATGTTCGTGTAGGATTAAATAAAACTGCATTTGATAATGCTAATACAGCATGTGGACTTACTTCCGTAATTTCTACAACTGGTCTTACAGTAAAAGACGATAAGTATTACTCTTCTGAAGTGGTACTTAAACTTCTAGGAGTTATTTGTGAGTTGCGTTCTCGTATGAATTACCTTTCTGCAGGAGACATTAATACCAACAAGGGTAATGTTTACTGGGAAAATCTTCCTTTAAGTCCTGATTTTATTGCTTTTTTGAAAACTAAATGTTTAGGTGATGATCCTTGTGGTACAGGTTTACCTACTGATCTTGGAGGATTGCTTAGAACTATTATTACTAAACTTTGTACCTGCTGCCCATAAACTATGTCTACTTGTATTGATTGCACTGGAACTATATACACACCCTGCGCTGAAGTAGGATGTCTTTCAACGAACTACGGTAAGTGTATTACTTACTCTGGTTCTCCTTTGTACTGTGCTACAGGGGGAGTAGGTACACTTACTTTTACAGGTACAGCAGTACCCCCTTTAACCACAACTGAAGTGACCTTAACACCTGCGGGTGGAACAGGTAGTGGACTTCAAGTTAAAGTAACTAGAACTGTTGGATCTACTGTTTACACTGTTACTATTGTATCTTCAGGATCTTCTTATACAGTAAACGATACTATTACAATATTAGGTACAGCGTTAGGTGGAGCTACTACTGCTAACGACTTAGTTTTAACTGTTACATCTTTAGCAGCTTTAATTTCTACTACTAGTACTTTAGATCAAGCTATTACTAACTTACACCAAAGACTTTGTACGATTACCTCAGTAGGTCTTAACTACTCTGGGTTCAACTACTCTTGTCTACGTGTAGGAGGAGCTTTAACAGGTATAGGAACAGCTATTACAACTGCACAACAGTTCACTGAAGCTACCTCTGCTGCTTTATGTTCTTTGAATACTAGGACTCTTGCTTTAGAAACTCCTACGTTTGTTGCAGCTTGTGTATCTGGGATTACTTCAGGTACTTCTACTTTAAGTCAAATCTTGACTGCTTACGGAACAAAAATCTGTTCTATTAACACAAGTGTAGATATGACTGGGGTTGTAAACAATCCTTGTATCTCTTACTCATTTACTACTAAGCCTTCTACCACTGTAGTTTCGGATTATATTAACTGGGTTACTACTAACATGTGTGGTATGCATACTTTGCAAAACACTAATATTGGTACTGTAACTGTTACAGCTAACGATCTTAAACTTTATGTAGCTGGCGGAGGTTCTGTTCCAGCATCTATTAATACTTCATGTATTACAGGAGGATCAGCAACTAGCACTTTAGCTGCAGCAGCTATCTTGTTTACAAGTCAGATCTGTGCAATTAATACTACCTTAGCTTCTATACCTGCTTCTAGTTATGCTTTAACTTGGGCTACAAACTTTGGATCAACTCCTTATTACGGTTATACTTTTGGTTTTACTAACAGTTCAGATACACTAATTAACCAATTAGGAAAGATCGTTTCTACTTTAGGTAGATTAAAACTTAAATTAAATTCTAGTGACTTTGTTGCTACGAGTGATGCAGACGGATTAAATGTAGCTTTGGCTTCAGGAGTAAGATTTGCTTGCTCTCAATTGAGTACTTGTTCTATCTCTGCTCTGTCTGATGTAACTACAAGTTCTCCTGCAACCTACCATACTTTGTTCTGGAATGGTTCTGAGTTTGTAAATAAAGAACTTATCTTTACTTCTACTGGAGGAACAGTGTCTATTACTCGTGCTGATAATGCAGGTAATGTAACTATTAACTTAGAGTCTTCTGGATCTAGTGGAACGGCTACAGCAGTTAATTTAGTTGCAGGAACTTTAACCAATGCAGTAGTTGCTCCTTCTTTAAGATTCCCAAGTGGATCTTTGCCTAAAGTATCTAAGTTTGGTAAAACAATTACAATCGTTGGAAGTTTGGCTGTAAATGCTTCAGGTTCTTTTGCTTGGGCACACGGTCAATCTTTAGTCTTTGCAACAGTTCCTGCAGGATATCTTCCTCTATACCTTCCAGTATTTAACGTATTGATTCTTAAGTATGCAACAACTTCAGGTACTAACTCGACTGTTGTGTATCAAGGTGTATGTTACATAAATGGTAGTGACTTAACGATAGAATTGAATAACCCTGCAAGTCCAATATCTTTAGCTGTTGGAGAATCTCTTGAGATATTTATCGGAGGAAATTCTTACGCAGCAATTTAATAAAAATCTTGGCAGGATTTTTTGGTTGGTTTTCCTGTCATCTTGCTAGTAGGAGCCTGCGAAAGTGGGCTCTTCTAGTTTTAAAATAACCCTTGACTTAAACTTAAAATTAAATTATATTTGTAATGAACCTTAAATTAACCCAAACTATATCCTGAGATGTACACAAATTCAGAATTAATCGGTAGAGTTAAGAGTGCTAACAAGTTTGTTAGTGACGATGACTTAATCACTGATCGTTATATTTATGGTTTATTAAAAACAAAAGCAGCTACTTTACTACGTAGAGAGATCAATTTGAGAAGGTTGCTTACTTCAGATAATGTTTATCAATCATATGAGTGTGTACACTTGATTGAAGCTAAGGGATCGGAGTGTGATTTAAATTGTCCTATCCGTAGAACCAAACACAAACTACCAAACATAGATGAAGGTTTATATTCATATTTCATTCAGGGGGTATTCAATACTTCGAACTCAGAAGAACTTTTCCCCACGACTATTAGAGATTACATCAATCATACCCGCTTACGTTTTAAGACCCCTAAAAAATACTACACCATTCGTAATGGATATTTGTATGTTTTAGATCCTGACGTAGAGTGTGTTAATATGTACGCTTACTTCACTGAGTCTATAGAAGACTTAGATGGTACAGAATGCATGAGTATGTATGATAAACAATTTAAGTTCCCAGGTTATCTAACAGACGCATTAATTGAAATGTGTACTCAGTCATTGATGAACTATCAAAGAATCCCTCAAGACTTGGAAGATAACAACAGAGACGAACCCAACTAATTATGTCGAAAGACTTTATAAGAAAAAACCAGCAACCCAAAGTAAGACAAAAAGAGAAAGACACAGCTTCAGATACGAACTATGTCTGTCTTGGTGCTTACGAAATGTTCTTAAGAGAAACCAAACGTAAAGATATCACCTACAAAGAATTTTGTGGCATTCCTAAAAGGATACACTTAAAACTTATGGAGAGATTGTTACGTGGTAGATACGCAATTAGATTTCCAAACTTAGGTTCCATTAAAGTTGTAAAGACAGAAAATGCAATTCCAAAAGCTAAACATACGATTATTAACTGGAAACTCTACCACGAAACTGGTGTCAAAGTGCCTTATAGAAACACACATACCAATGGTGCCGTCTATAAGTTTCACTTGTATCCTTACTATAAGAGGGTAGTACAGTTTGGCTTTTATGACTTAAGAGTGTCTAACAAACACAAAGCAGTACTAGCGCAAGCTATAAGAGAAAACAAAATAGACATACAGTCTTAAAATATAAAAACATGAATTACGATAACACTAACTTTATTTCATCTGAGCCCCTAATTGCGGAAGTAAAGCAGGAGTTAAAGTCGTACTTTGAGGCAGGTGCAATAAGTGAAGTGATGATTCCTACCTATGTAGACCAAGCACTTCGTAAACTTAGAGTCATGGTCTTAAAACCAGAAGAATTGGTTTTGTCTTTTCACGATTACAAGTCAGAACTTCCTTGCGACTTTGGGCTATTAGACTATGCTATATATTATGACTCTGAGATCTTCTGGTCTCAGGGGGTTAACTCTGTAAAAGGTTCTTGGTACAAATCAATTCAGTGTACTGATGGTTGTACAGATTGTGGACTTAAAGAAGAGATGTATGAAACAGTATCTGTTTCTACTCCTGGCTTTAAGATTACAATGAGAGAACCTACTTGGATTAAGGTTTACTACGGATCTAAAGCACTATGTGTTGAAGACTGTCCTAACATTAGTACTTCTTCAAATGATGTTATTCAAATCCATCCTAATAAAACTGTTACATCTACGTTTGAAACTGGTTGCATATACGTTAGATATTTCTCACGTCCAATGGACGATGATAACCTACCTATGGTGCCAGAAGTTCTTGAAGTTGAAGAGTATATCAAGTCTTATCTTAAGTTTAAGTTTTTTGAACAACTTTGGCATTCAGTAGTAGACGAGAGTCAACGTCAAGTAGAAGCTAAGTTTCAGTACTACAGACAAGATCAATTGAGTAAACTACAAGCAGCTAATGGTTACTTGTTGACTTACACTAAACAGCAAATGGCAGATAACGTAGTTAAGATGCGTAATCGCTTTATCAAATACCATATTCAATAAGATTAATGGAGAATAAAATCAATCAGAATACTGCTGGGTTAAATTTAGATTCAGTTAACTACCAGATAAAGGAGAACATGATTACGTTTGCTTTAAACGCAAATGTTCAATCTCATGATGGTAACTCAACTACCTATACTAATGAATCCTCTAGTCAGATCTGTTATGATTTTGTCAACTTGTATCCTGGATTTAAAATTACAGGAACATTAAGTATTACCGAACAATCTAAACTTATTGTCTTCTTAGCACACCCAGATGGACGTTCTTTGATTGGACAGGTTACTGACTTAGGAAAAGACTGTACTAGTCTGGTAGAAAGTGAAAAAGATTGTGGTTGTGTATCAGGTACTGCACTATCTAGTACGGTAGACTTAGCTGAGGGTTGTTGTACTTTTACTCCTTTAGTTGTAGACAACTGTTGTGATTGTTCTGACTGTTACGAATACTCGGTAGAGAGTGTTTCTGTTTCTCCTTACATAGTAAATTATATAGATTGTTCTGGTTTAGAGACTAATATTACTTTTCCTGCGGGACAAGTAGGAGTATTTAGAGCTAGAAAAGATAAATACACTCTAACTCCAGACACAGGTATTGTTTCTGAACGTTTTATATCTCAGGGAATTTGTGTACCTAAGTCTAGTAAGTGTTGTTTAGGCTTAAGTCCAGACTATCCTGTATATTCTGAGTACCGTATAGACAACTGTAATACCAAAGTTTATTTTATTGCAAAGAACATTAGTCCTAGATTCTTCTCATTGGAAGAACCTTATGGCAAAGATCAGTGCGGAGTATTGGCTGATTGTTTAACTGACTCTTGTGAAAGACTAAAGTTATTTCCCGATTTCTGTCAAGCAGATATCTATCCAACTTCTGTTAACTCAGGAGGAGTATTAAAAGGAGGAGTATATTCTTTTTCTATTGCTTATGCAGATGAGAATGGAAAAGAACTTACTGATTATGTAGACTTTTGTAATCCTATCCCAATCTTTGAAAGGTCTATTACTGAGCAAACTGAATACGAGACTTCTAAATCTATCCGAGTTGCTATAGAACACAGTACTGCTATTTTTGATTACTTTAATCTAGTAGTAGCTGAAAACATAAATCAAGTAACTACATACCAACTAGTAGGTACTTATAGAGTTAACCAAACTACAAATAAAGATTCTTTAATCTATACAGGAGATTATTCTTCTACGTTCTCTTCTATTGTTCCTCTTATTCGCAGTCCTCACTATGATAGTGCAGGGATTATTGATAAGCAAACTGACATGTTAATGTTAGCGGATTTAACAGAAACGCCTAAGTATAACTTTCAGTTACTTGCAAACAATATTAAGTTACGTTGGGAAACCGTAGAGATGCCTGCTGATAGTAAGTTTGATTACTCTAATCCAGAGATTGCATACTTCTTCCGTACATATCAAAGAGATGAAGTTTATCCATTCGGAATTAAGTTTAGATTAAAGAACGGAAAGTATACAGATGTATTCCATATTCCAGGAAGAGTTGCTTCTGGTTCTGATACAAATACTTTATCTAAGGGATCTAGTTTAGACGTATTTACTGTTCCCAATGATTGTATTGTAGAAAAAGATCTACCTACTTGGAAAGTATATAACACAGCTACTGCAGGACTTACACCTCCTAGTAATGAACCTTCTATACAAGAAGCTCAGTACAGTTGTAAGATTACTGTAAAAGACTCAGGAGAGTTTGCTTACTGGGAGTCTACTGAGACTTATCCTTGTTACACAGAAGTATGGGGAGCACTAGCTGAACAACCTATAAGATTTCATAAGTTTCCTGAGAATGCAATTTCTCACATACATGCAGACAGTAAAGATTTAATTTACCCTATTGGAGTACGTATTCTTGAGAGTGACTTTGAAGGGTATTTAAATACCTTTACAGTATACGATCCTTTAAATACTTACGGTAATAATCAGATCCCTGTTAAGGAACTTATCTGTGGTTATGAATTAGTAAGAGGTAATCGTGTAAACAATAAGTCAGTAATTGCTAAAGGTCTTATTTATGATGTAGGAACTTTTGAAGATGTTGAATCTGGTAAGAAGTTTTACTATCCTAACTATCCTTACAATGATATCAGGGAAGATGGTTATATTAAGTCTAGTCCAGATTGGTACAACGCAGCAGACAGAGGAGAAAAGAATGACAACATCCCAGGAATGGGTCCCCACAAAGGATTTAACACTATTGGATCTAGATACACATTTCACTCACCTGACACACACTTCCAACTTCCTAAGATTGGAACAGAACTTAAAATAGAAACATTAGAGTTTGGTAAAGTGCAAGGAAAGTTTATGCCTGTATTAGATCATCCTCAGTATAAATTCTTAACCAAAGCTGATTACGGTTTGTCTGCTGTTTTAGCAGATGCACTTTCTTTAGCCTTTGAAACTACAGCTTCTGCAGTTGATCCTAATACTAAATTAAAAACAGATGGTCTTTCAATCCTAACCAACAATCAAATATTTATAGATTTAATAGAAAGACTGATTCCTAATACAAACTTTGCTTATCAGTTTAACTCAGTAGGTAAGTACACAAGTTTTAGACCTATCACTACTAGGGGTAACAGAAGACGTTTCTTAGATATTGGATTATACGCTAATGATAAGATAGTAGAATTAAACGATGATAGACCTTTACATAATCGCCTAAGAGAGACTTCAGTTTACCTTAAGACAAGTGCTGGTTTTTCTTATGAGTATCCTTTTATTCAAGATACTAGTCGTTATACAATAGGAGAAAATAATCTAGAAGACACTCCAGAAAAAGTAACAGAAAGCGATACAAGAGCTTACTATGCTTCTATTAAACGTGAGTTTCCAAATCAGTATGGACAGATAGAAAACATTAGATATGTATCTACAGGATACATTGTTGATGTAACTACAAGTTTAAATGGCACAGCAAAGATTCTTAAGAAGTATTATCCTGCATTTGGCGGAGATACTTATATTAATAAGTTTGCTCTTAAACGTAAACATTCTTTCTTTACTCGTAACTTAGCGAACCTTCCTGCTAAAGTAAATAATGTTCCTTTTGATTATTGGCTTTATCCTAACTTAGGATATCCTACGTATTATATAGGAGAGTCTCCTGAAGAAATAAATGCGGGAATTGCTTCAAGTCTTGCTACAGGAGTAGGAGCAGCGTTAACTACACTATTGGCGTCTCCTGCAGTATTTGGAGGAGCAACTAGTGGAGTAACACTTAATGCATTTATCTCAGGAACACTGGCATCTATATACAGTTTGTTCGTAAAGAAAAATAACTTAGATGCAGATCCTAATAGATTTTTTTATCAAAAGGGAGTATTCTATACAGCGTCTTATGGTATTCCTGTATTTTATGTAGAGTCTGATATTAACGTAGACTTACGTCATGGAAGAAATGATCTAGAAGAAAACTTCTACCCTAACGTAGGAGATGGTATTCCTGATGATTGGTTGCATGAAGTAAACGTACCTATTAAGTTTGACAACTTCTACAGCTACAATGCTACTTACTCTGCACAGAACTTAAGTCCTAACTTACCTTACAGATTAAAGTATCCTTCTTTAGAGTGTCTTACCTACCATCAGAACAGAGTTATCTATTCAGATCCTGCAAATGCTTCTAACTATCTTTCAGATGCTTGGAGAGTATTCCGTCCTGGTAATTTTTATGATTTTCCTAAACAAGGAGGTCGCTTAATAGATTTGAATGCAGGAGAGAACGAAAGAGTATATGCTAGATTTGAAAATACAACTAAAGTATACAACTCTCGTATTACCCTAAGCACTACCTCTCCTTATCAGTTAGAGATTGGTAATGCAGAAATGTTCAAACAAAAACCTGTAGAACTTTCTAAGACAGATCTAGGTTACATAGGAACTCAACACAAAGCTTATGTTAAGTGCGAGTTCGGAACATTCTGGGTAGACGCTAAGCGTGGTCACATTTATCAAATTACAGGAGAAGGGTTTAACGAGATTAAAACAGAGAATAACTTTAACTGGTTTAAAAATAATTTACCTTTTAATATCCTTAAGGACTTTCCTGATGCAGACATAGATAATCCACAATCAGGATTAGGCATTGTAATGGGATGGGATGAAAGATATGAAAGAGTGTTTATTACTAAACTAGATTATCTAGCACGTAAAGATCTAGTGGGTATTATAACTTATGAGGATCGTAAATTTTATTACCAAGAAATAAACTTAAGAATAGAAGTTCAGTTAACTAATCCAACATACTTTGAGAATAAGTCTTGGACAGTAGCCTACTCTCCTAAACTTAAAAACTTTATTTCATTCTATTCTTTCCTTCCTAACTTCTTTGTTCCTTTGTTAGGTCACTTTCAAACTATCATTAATACAGGAACAGGTTCAAGTATTTGGAATCATAATTTGTCTGTTTATACTTATCAGACTTACTACGGAATTTTGTATCCTTACATACTAGAGTATAATGTAAATTCATTCCCTCAAGTATCTACAGTCAACTCTGTTACTTTGATGCAAGACATTCAAGAATACTACTCTGATTATGAGTACTACTCTTTGTCTACCGCAAACAAAAAGAACTTAGCAAACTTTACTAAGGCGATTATTTATAACAAAGAACAGTCTTCTGGTATTATTAAGTTGATTCCTGAAGAGTTCGGTAACACTAGACAAAAGATAACCTATCCTAGAATGACAGCAACGGGCATAGAAGCTCTTATCTCTCGCAGAGAACAGCTTTATACCTTTAATGGATTTTGGAACGTTGCAGCGCAAGGAAATGGACAACCACTTTGGTCAACTCAATGGGGAGATCTAGTAACTCAGTATCCAATTGATAAGGTTCCAAATACAAAAAGTGTAAGACCTGTGTCTGTATCTTATCAGAAGAATAAAATTAAATCAGACTTTGCTAAGATAAGACTTATACAAGATGCTTACTCTAGATTTAAGTTTATCAACACCATACAAATAACACAAACCAATCCATAATTAAACTCTAACCAAACCATGAGCAATTTCAACATGAAAGAAAAAGAATTATTCACAACAATTAAACCTGAGATTTTTATCGGCCAATTGTTTCAGTCACGTGATATGATGCACTTGACTCACCTTCAAAGTACTTCGTTTTCAGAACACAAAGCTTTGAATTCTTATTATGATGGAATTCTTGACCTTATTGATTCGCTTACTGAATCGTACTTTGGTACTGTAGGAAAACGTCTTAACATTAAGATCCCTGCATCTGAATACATGAACTCTAAGACTCACTTAACCTACATGAAAGATTACGTCTTCAAACACAGAGGAGTACTGGGTATGGAAAACACTCACATCCAAAACATCATTGATGAGATTATTGGTCTTATTACTGAGACTCTATACTTACTAACACTAACTTAAAATAAAACAAAACAATATGAATCGTTTAAAGAATTCTTACTCTGGCTGCATGAATTGCGGAGGTAAGATAAAAATGAAATCTGGAGGTAACTGGATCAAAGGTGCTATTAAGAAACCAGGATCTTTTACAGCTCAAGCTAATAGAGCTGGTATGTCTGTACCTGCATTTCGTAATAAGGTACTAAGCAATAAAGGCGCTTACTCTTCTACTACTGTTAAGAGAGCTAACTTGGCTAAGACTCTTGCAGGAATGCGTAAGGGAGAAGATGGTATGACAGTATCTAAAAGAGATCTTAAAGAAGCAAGAAAAGATGTAATGGCTATTGAGCCTAAAGGTATTACTGCCGAGTCTTCTATGGGCATGCCTGTTGCTCCTAACACTATTGAAAGTCCTGCAAACTGGTACAATGAATCTACTTGGGATAAAGCTCAAGCAGAGAATGCAGCTCGTCCTGTAGCTAATGCTGCTGTAGTTGCTCCAGCAACTGCTGCTACTTCTGCTGCTAAAACTCCTCTTGCTAGAGGAGGCACTGAGAAAGTAAGAGCATATCAAGAAATGCTTCGTGGTAAAGGTTTTGATATTGCAACAGATGGTGCTTGGGGTCCTAAAACTCAAGCTGCTTATGAGTCTTACATTAAATCAAAAACAGCAGGAACTCAAGTTGAAAATAAAGTTCAACCTGCTGCTAAGAATACTGCTACGGCTTCTTCAGAAACTTGGAATTATACCCCACAACAATGGGATAAAGCTATGGCAGAAAACAACGCAAGAGCAACAGCTAACACTAACTCTGGCATGTCTAATGCTAGTAACTTAAAACAAACTGCAATAAATCCAGAACAACTTTCTAAAGTAGCAGAACCTGCTGAAGTTACGGAAGCTTTTGCTAATGTAGGCAAGCTTAAGAAAGCCAAAGATAAAATGAGTAAAGCAAGAAAAACTTTAAATAATATACTAGCTGAAGCTAAGTTATATAATTCAATTCGTCCATAAGTATGTTTGTCCCAGGGGTTAACGGTTCTATAATTGCAAATTCTAATGCACCTACAGGTTCAAGACTTAAGGGTGCATATAAGAATTCTAAGAAGCGTAAGATGCCTAATGGGGGAAGTACAGGATTCGGTATGGCTGTAGAAGCAGCTAGTTATATTCCTGGGCCTATAGGTATGTATGCTTCAGGTGCTAGTGCTGCATCCAATATTGCTCAAGGTGATTACATGGGAGCAGGATTAGACGCTTTAAATATAGTAACAGGAGGAACTGCTAAAGGATTAATGGGAGTAGCTAGAGTAGCAAATCGAATTAGACCTTATAGTAATTTAGCTATAGGTGCTGCTCAAGCTAGCAGAACAGTTAATAGAGTTAACAATACAATAAAACCTATTACAAGAGTAGCAGGTACAGTTAACGAGTTTAGTGTTAACAATAATAATACTATGAGAGTTCCTCAAAGGGACAATGCTCAAGTGGTTATGAGACCTAATCCTAATAGACCCATAATGCCTAATGGAGGATTAACTTCTTTAACTCCTAAAGAAGAAACAGAATTTCAAAAATTTTATAAAACTCTTCCTTCTAATTTACAAAGTGATACTTCTCAGTATGACATAAGAGGATATTGGGATTCATTAAAAAGACCTATTGGTTTTGATTATTCTCAACTTAAGGAAGATGATGGGTTATATCATGCATATTCTAGACATCCTCAAACTGGAAAAATGTTAAAAGCTATGGATCATCCAACTGCTAGCATGGCTATTAGGGGGGATAAAGCTGCAGGATACTCACATGCTATGGATCCTTCAGGTAATGTTTACTCTTTCAGTCCTAATGATTTGCCTACTGCAGGACCTTTTAAAGTGCAACAAAACACTCCTACTTACCCACTTACACGGATGGATAATGGAGGATGGTCTGGCTGGACTCCTATTGTTGATAAACCTTACATGAGAACTAGTCCTGCAGGTAATGCTGGCTATAGTGATAACACTAAAGTAAGTACTCCTGACTTAGCTAATAGAAAAGCAGCAGAAGCTGCTCAGTATGCAAGGAAAGTTGGTAGTGTTACTCAAGGTAAAGTTAAATCTGATTATGAAAAAGCTAGAGAAGCTACTTCCTTTGTATCTCAGGCAGAACAACGTAAAGGTTCTGCTGATCCATTAGACCATGTATTAGATATGGTTAATCCTGCTTCACTTGCATTTGCAGCAACTGATTTAGTAGGCAATACAGGATCTGCTGTATCTAATGTTGCACAAGGTAATTTTGCTGAAGCCGGGAGCGATTTGTTAAATGCTGGTATGAATGCACTTCAAGTTATACCAGCTGCTAAAGCAATTAAACCTTTTGGTAGTTCGATACTCAAGGGAGTTTCTAAATATGCTGACGATGTAGTACAAACTTCTAAAATTGCAGGTAAACCTGCACTGCCTACTTATAAAAATGTATATAGAACAGAACATGCAAACTTTAATAAAGCAGCAACACCTAATGATCTTACAGGTAGATGGGCATTAGATGATTTACGTGGTTCTGAATTTTACGTGAACAATTTAAAGACTCCTCAGGGAGAAGGATTTGTAACTAAAAATTATTTTAAAGGTGAAGTAGAGCCTGTAAGAATGATGCGAGATCGCCTTCCTGAGTATAAAATGAAACAACAGTTTGCGGAGGGTATGCCAGAGGAAGCACGAATTATGAGTATGGGAAAAGGTAAATTAACCGATCAAGAATTTGCTAGTGTTTTGGGAGATGGTGCTATTGATAGGATGCGGACAGGTAAACTAACAGAAATGGATTACAACACTATGTCTACTGCTCCTTTTATGTATAATACATCAGAAGGTATATTAAATGCAAATAGAGTAAATCAACTACGTCAGGGAGAGAATACTTTTTTAGGTCGAGGAAAAACTAGTTTATTTCCAGACCAAAAAAAAGCTATTGATTATATAAAGGATCAATCAGAAGGTCAAAAAAATGCTTCTTCATTTAGTAAGTATTTACCTTTTAGTACTTATGAAAGAGGAGGCAAGATAGACCACAGTGATGATAAAGACATGGTTAACGGAGTAGCAAGTATTCTTCGTAGAGTAGAAAGTAAACCCAACAGATTAAAGTTGGCTAACCAACTATCAAAACAGTTCGATAGAGAAAAAGTAAAGTATGACCTAACTTCATTCTTAGCTAAATCAAAAGTAAAAAAATGAAACAGATGATAAAACGTAAAGATGGATCTTACTCACAAAGAGGATTGTGGGATAACATCCGTGCAAAGAGAGGCTCAGGCAAGAAACCTACTCCAGAAATGCTTAAGCAAGAACGTAAGATTAAACGTGAAATGGCTGATGGCGGTAAGATGCCTACTAGTGTTGCTAAGGCAAGATTTGTAGCAGCTAATAAAGGAAACGTATCTGAGGCTAGACAAGATGCTTCTAAGTACGGATACAAGTTTATGTCAGGAGGAAGACTTAAAGCTGCTTACATGGCTAAAGGAGGAACTATTGCAAAGACTACTAAAGGACCAGGAGCAAACTATCGTCCTACTAAGTCAGGAGCAGGCATGACTCAAAAAGGAGTTATGGCTTATCGTAGAGCAAACCCTGGATCTAACTTAAGCACAGCAGTAACAGGTAAGGTTAAAGCAGGCAGCAAAGCAGCTGGTCGTAGAAAATCTTATTGTGCTCGTTCATTAGGACAACTACGTGGATCTTCACAGGCTACACAGAATGATCCTAACAGCAGAATACGTCAAGCACGTAAACGTTGGAAGTGCTAAACTAAAATACTAAAAAACTAAAACTAAATATATGGCAGCTAAAGCATCTAAATCAAATACATCTTCATCTTCAAAGTTTAAGGTTAAACCTAAGGTAAGAAGAAAAGGAGTTGTAGCAAAGACTAAGGCATCTAAGTCAAAGTCTAGCAAAAATTATCTCAAGAAAAGTAGAGGTCAGGGTTGAGAAATCAACCCTTGCTTTTTTATCTTAATCTTGTATATTTGTATAACTAGCTTAAACTCAAGCAGTTATTAACTTTCTATGTTAATAACATAAATAATTAAAACATGTTACGATACTCGCTTTACAAAAAATTTGGCACTGGAGGAATAGATGATATTCCTAATAAAGGTATTAGTACTTCCCCTAATAATCTTGTTTCTCCTCAAGTAGAACAAATTACTAACGAAGGAAATCTAAATATCCCTACAGCAGAAGAATTAAATGCTGTATTACAAAAAGACTTTGCTCAACGTAATTCTAATACACTAGGTAAACCCTTTGCTCCTAAAGGAAGTTACAGAAGTTCTTTAATGCCTGAAGGTACAATTACTTCAGAAGGAACTACTTATGAGCCTGGAACATTTAATGATGCTTCTAAAACTCTTAATTTTCTTTATAGTAATACAGGTACTAAAGCAAATGAAGGTCAAACAAAGCCTGAAGATACAAAAGATACTGAACCAAATTATTTGCCTACATTAGGATTACTAGCGGTAGACTCAGCCTTTGCTTATAATCAAGATTTAAAAAACGACCGTACAGTAAACCAATCAATACAACAACGAAACTCTAAGCCTCTTTACGATTACAACTATATGTATGGTCGTACTAGTAGTGGAGGTACAGGAAGAAAAAATGTAATTACAGCAGAAATGGGTGCACAAATAAACAAACGTTATTCTTCTGGTGGGGGCAATAACGTAGAGATTGAGGGTGGAGAGTTTATCCAACTTCCAAACTTTGAAACAGAAATAGCTACAGGCCCTTCTCACGAGCGTGGAGGGATACCTACAAACCTTCCTGATGAAACTCGTGTATATTCTAACAGTCTGAAGCCCGAAGGTTCTAAAAAGACCTTTGCTCAAATGGCTAAGAACTATGACATCACATCATATAAGAAGACTCTTGATAATCCTTTTGCTAAACAAGTAGATAAAGATACTGCTGGTATTATGATGCAACGTAACCAGAAAATACTTGATAGTTTGTTTAATGATCAACAGGCTCTTAATGGAAATTCTAATGGAGAATTAATGTCAAGAAATGGTGCAAGCATTAACAATGCAGGCTTCAAGGCACTTCCTCAAAGTGTGCAAGATAAAATACTTGCAGAAATGCAGTATGGGGGAAATGTTCAAGAAGCGCAAACTTTACAGATGGAAGATGGAGGAGTTAAGTATAAAGTTCCTGCAGGAGTTACTATTAAAAAACAAGGAGATCCTTCTATTCAGGTAGGAGACTATGTCATGGGAGAAAACAATAGACCTATGAAAGTAACTGCGGCTAATAAGAAAACTACTCTTGGAGACTACAATACAAACTTTGATGAATTAAGTAGCACTTTTAATCGTCCAGAGTTTGCTAAAGTTAAAGATGCAATGTATGCTAAATACAAAGAAAGAAATCCTAATGAAGATATCACTAAAGATCAATTCATGGATAACTTTATGAATGCTCAAAAACAATTTTACACAATTAAAGAAGCTGCTAAAAATGATCCTAATCTAGATATTAAAACAGAAGATCTTGATAGAACATCAGGAGGGATGAAGAATAAAATATACAATCAGATAGCAACGAAACTAGGTATGACTCCCCTAAGCACGGAGCAAGGTACTACTTTCCAACAATCTTATTTAGATTTAGCAGATTTAAAAGACAATCCAGAATTTAAAGATGTTTTAGCTGACGTTGATCTTACTCCTCAAGGTGTGTACGATGATATGTATAAAGGAAAAGCTATATCAAAAGCTGATGGAATTATAGGAAATACTACTATTGGAGAAATGTTAAGATTAAAAAGTAGAGAGGATGGTATGGACTATCAGTATGAAAATGCTCCAGTAGATCCAGGAGAAATAACATTCAATCAATCAGGTACTGCTCCAAGAGGACAATATACTGCAGGTAAATTTCCTTTGTATCAAGCTATTCCTGAACTCATGGGACTTGCTCGAGCACAAGAAAAATATGCTTATGGTATTCCTGAAGTCGATTCTCCTTATCTTCGTTCTCAAACTTATAATACTCGTAGTCAGATGCAAAACGTAGATAATTCAGGTACAGCTGCAATAAGAGCAGGAGCAGATCCTTTAGATGTTTATATTGCAGGGTTAGATGCTAAGCAAAAAATTTCAGAAACTGGAGAAAACTATGACATGCAGAGTAGGGCTAATACAGATCAAGCCAATGCTCAGATGAAATTTCAAGCAGATCAAATAAACTTGAATGCTTTTGATAAAGTATATAACAATCAAATGGCTCAAGCAAGTGATGCTCAGTCTGCAGAAAAACAAGCAGCAATTGCAAATTTAATTAACAAGAAAGCTTACTTTGATCAAAGTGAGTCTCGTAAAGCTGCTTTTATTAATAACCTTGTTCCTTCTTTTAATACAAAGTCTCAAGGTCAGATGGATGTAGTTGATGGACAACTACCTTTTTACTTCAATCAATTCAATGACTATGTAGACGGTACTACATCCAAGGAAAAGAAGACTGCTAAAAAAGGAATGTATAAAAAATCTAAATATTAAACCATGCCAATTTCAGCCCAACATACCAAATTTGTTTACCCAGACTACGTTGAATCTTTGCCTGCAGATGATTTAATTAAACTTGCTGTTAAAAAACAGGAAATGTTTGATGAAGGTAGATCTAGAGTACAACAAAGTATAGATGCTTACGGTAAAATAAGAAACAACCTAGTTAGAGACGTAGACAAAGAATACTTTGATAAGAACATGTCTAACATGGTTAAAGCAATTAACCAGAATGCAGGTTTAGATTTTTCCGTTAAAGGAAATGTAGATTCTGTTTTAAACATAGGAAGACCTTTAGAGAATGATCCTACCCTTCGTACTGCAGTAGAGTCTTCTAAGACTTATAATACTATGATGGACGAGTATAAAAAACTTGATCCTAAACTTAGGGGGCCTGCTAATGACTATTTCTTTTTTAAAGATATTGCAGAATGGAAGAATAACGGAGATGTTGCAAGTAAACTTGGTTACCAAAGTTATAAACCTTATCAAGAGGGCACAGGTAAAAAGTGGGGAGAAGCTTTCTCTAAAATTAAACCTAACATTGAAACTAAGTATGAGTTTACTCCAGACGGAAGACGTATTGAAAAAACAATAATAAGTAGTGTAGATCAAGGACGTATTAGAGATGCTTATACATCCATGCTTACCCCTGCTGAAAGTGAACAGTTACAAATGGATTCTCAATACAAGTATTTAAACTCTAATCAAGATGGAATTAAAACTGAATACTTGGGACATATTAATGAAACTCTACAATTAAGTAATGCACAGATTGCAGACTTAGAAGGTAGGAAAGAGATGGCTAAACAAAAGAATATCCCTATGGATGACCCTAGGATTCTTGAAGTAGACCGTTCTCTGAGTAGAGCTTACATTCAAAGAGATATTTTATCTCAAAGAGCTTCTAGGAGTTTAGCAGATATTCCAGATAATGAAGTAATAGGTTATCTACAAGATCAAACTATATTTGATGCAAGTAATGCCTATGCTTATACCCAGGTAGAGAAAGATCTAGATGTAGATCAATACAAATTAAAAGCTTATGAATCGAGTTTAAGAATACAAGAAGAAGTTACTCTTGATAGGATGGGGCTAAGTACTAACGCCAAAGAAGGTAAGATTGCTTTGCCTCCTGGAAGTTTTGAAATAGATGGTGGATTTATGAAAGAGACTCAAAGTGTTTCAGGTAAACCTACAGGCTTGACTCTTAAGAATGATCTTTTATCAGGTGTTGGAACTAATGATTTACAGAAACAACAACAGTTAATGGTTGCTCTTAAGAAACTATTATCTAGGGGTCAAGATGCTAATGGACAAGATATACCTGTAAATGTAAAAGATGCTTTACTTCGTGCAGTACTTAGCAATACTTGGGATCCTCAAGATACTAAAATAATTAAAGCCACTTTTGGCGATGATTCTAAATATAGAAAGACAGTAGAAAATTTAAGAAATATTGCTACTGGACTATATGACATTCAAGATAGAAATGGTGATATTGTAGACATTAGTGAAGTAAATTCTAGAGATGCTACTATGGGTTCAGGTTATACTCTAGTTCCAAAGAAAGATGTAGCAGTTGAAGACTATTACATAACAGATGCAGGTGGATTCGGTTATAAGTTCGACTTAGAAGAATTAGGAAGTATGGATGCAATGTCTCTGTTTAATGCACAAGATATTAGAAGAGTTAAACCCAACACAGATCCAAAGTAATGCCAGATAAATTTAAAGGTAGTGTAGGTCCTTATGCTCGTCCTTTAGCGGGGGCAGCTCCTGGGGATATGAGAAGCAGATTTAATGCTCTCGTACCTTTGGAAGTACAGAATGCTTATCAACAGAAAGCAGAAATAGATGTACTAGAGGCAGACAGATTAGAAAATCAAAAACTACTACAGGAACAAAGAAATGTAAAGTTAAACTCTCTTAAGAGTTTATACAGACAAGCTATGCCTAATGCTCAATTTGCAGATAGGGCAGCTTCTTCTGTATTTGATAGAATAGAAAATGCTACCTCTAAACAAGATATTAATAATATCTACGGAGAGATAGAAAGCATTAGAGAGAAAGCACAAGATAATCTTTTTTTGTTTGATGCTATGGAGACTTTCTCTGGTCTTGGTGAGAGTCTTGCTTCTACTGCAAAAGGATTGTTCTTAGGTAAAGAAACTGAAGTAGAAAAAAAGAAAAAACTTTTAACTCAAGCAAATCCTGACTTAGCTTCTATATCAGGATCAGTACTTCCTAGAGATCTTTTTGTTGAAGGTATTAATGCTTTAAAAGAAGCTGATTTTAAATCTTACGGACAACAAGTAATACAAAAGTACCAGAGTCCCTTAGAACTTAATCAAGCTTTAGAAAAAGCAAGACATGGATCATCAGGTTCATTTAAAGACTTTGATGCATTTGTTGCTCCTAGACTTGACGATGCTTTTGCTACTAAAGGACATTATCTTTATAGAGAGGGAGAAGAAGGTGCACAGTTTCAAAAAGATGCAAGAAATGCTTTTGCTAATCCTACTCAAAATCAAATAAGTGCAAACTTTAAACATGATTTAGAAAAAGAATCTTTGTCTTCTTTAAAGGGTGCAGTAATGCAAAAACTTCAAGGAGAGTTATTAAAACCTAGAGATGCAGTAGACTATAATGCAGATAACATTAAGTACTACAGAAACTCTTTAAACATAATTGATCAAAGATTAAACTCACTTAGTGGTGTTTACAAAGTAGATAAATATGCTCCAGACATTCAAAAAACTTTATTTGGAGAAAGTAGTTCTGCACGTAGAAGTACTGTTAAAGCTTTTGGAGATACTCTTCCAGGACAATGGGTACAAGATTTAATTGGGGGAAGTGATTTTGATAAAGCAGTATTTAGTGAGGCTTTCTATAAGCCTGAAGTAGTTACTTACGATAAAGAAAATAAACCTGTAATGTCTAATCAGTTTATGTATACAAAAACTGATGGATCTAAAGGATTTAATTTTGGAGCAATTCCTGAAGCAGGAGGAGCTATGGTTGCACAGATGATGCCTATTATTGCTGTAGGAGGTTTAGTAGGTGGAGCAATAAAAGGAGTAGCAGGAGCAGAATTAGGTTGGGCTTCTAGCGCAGCAGCAGGAGTAGCTCGTGGTTACGATGCTTTAAATAAAGTTTCTGCTTTAGGTAAAGAACTTAAATTAGCAGATAGAGTTGCAACTTTTGCGTCTGTTGCAGCTAACACTATACCCCACTTTGTAGAACAAGAAAAAAGATGGGGAGGTGATTATGTAAAAAGAGGCTTTGCAGGAGGTATAGTAGAGGCAACAGCTGAAGCAGTAGGATTTCCTGATGTAGGAGCATTAAAGATGCGTCCTATGACTACTACCTTAACATCTTCTGCAATGCGAGCAGCGAACTTAGAATTAGGTTTTGGACAAAGATTAGGTGCGTATTTAAATAACTCTTACCAGTTTGCTAAATTAGGTCTTAAACAAAATGCAGTTGAAGCATTAGAAGAAGAACTTTCTCTTATAGGTAATTCTATTGTTCAGAACACTTTGATGCCTGAAGAGTATGCTTTAAGAGATCGTGAGGAAATTACTGCAAAAACATTAACCGATACATTAGTAGAGTCGTTTGCTGCAGGTTTGATATATAGTTTTGGTACTACAGGTGCAGGAGCTTACTCTTACACTAGACCTCAGAACTTAAATAACATGGCTAACTGGGAAGCAGCAAATAATGCTGACCTATTCATAGCTAAACTTAGTGACTTAAAAGACAAAGGAAAGATAACAGATCAAGACTTTGTTCAAGGTATGGCTAAGGCTCGTAACTTAGAAGGTACACTTAAGTCAATGGTAGGCTTTGATAATATCAGAGACCTAAAGACTTTAAACCTAGATAAAGACGAACAGTACAATTTATTTACAAACCTTCTTAGAAAGAATGATTTACTTCAAATAGATTATGACTCTTTATCTGAGGATGAAAAAAACACTTTAGCTAAGTACAAGATAGGAAATAAGCTATCTAAAGAACAAACAACTAGAGTACAGGAGATCAAACAGCAACTAGCAGAGTTACCTCCTAGAGAGACTGCTACTAAAGAAGAACAAGACAAACGTATAGAGTTGACCCTTATGTATCAAAGGTTAACTAGAGCTAATACTCAGTTTGTAAAAAAGGGAGAGATTACTGACGAGGACAAAAAGTTTTTTTACGAGAAAGGAGTATTGCAAGATGCTGATTTACAATATTCTCAAGAAGACGTTGATAAAGAAATTGCATCTATAGACAAGTCTATCCTAAAGACTCAGAAGAGAATAGATCGTTATGCTAACTTAACTAATTCTGAAAAGAATGAGATTATTAAAAAGGTATATGATGAGAAGATAGAAGCTGTAATGGGTATAGACAGTGCAGGAGATCTTGTATCCTCTATGACTGCACTTAGAAATGATTTAAACTATCTCAAGTTAAAGGGAGAAGAAGAGGTTCCTGGTCAGATTGAACATAAAGAAAGATTACTTGATGCTTACGGAAAGCAGATGTATGATCTTACCAATGAAAGAGATGAATTTGGTCAAAATAAAATAGAACAGAAGGTTAGCACTTTTGATGCTAATACTATGGAACAAGAGGGTGACTTTTACTCTATGCTTAAAGCACAAGAGTATTTGGAATCAAACAAAGACCACGTTAATCAGGATTTGTATGAAACTATTCAAGAGAATCTTAACGATAGTTTTGACAGAGCACAATCTGCTTTAGCTGAGGCTACTCCTGAGGTTAGGTCTAAAGTCCTTGTTGATTTTTTAGATAAAGTAACTTTAAAAAATACTAATTACGCTTATAATGTAGATTTGGTAAATCAAATGTTCCCTGCTGCAAAGTATACACAGGAAGAACTAGAAGATTCAAGAGAAGCGCTTATTCAAAGAAGAGCAGACGCTAGATCAAAACAATCTGTAAGCACTCAAGTTTTACCTGAAGGTGAAGAAGATCAAGAAAGACAAAAAGAATTTAACGAAGTAGCATTACAAGCAGCTGAAACTCCTGAAGTAGTAGATGAGTCTGGTAAATCTAACAGAGATGATATTTACCTTGCAGGATATGAAAGAATGGTAGAGAGGGCAAAGAGTAATCCTTTAGGATTTGCTCCAGCTATCGAAGGTGAGATTAAAAAACGATTGGCTACAGTATTTAGTAAAGGCACAAAAGATTATGATACTTTAATAAATGCTTTTGATAACTTGCTTGACAAAAAGATTACTCCTGCAGAGTTTAGAAATATTTTCTTATCTGTATGGAGAGCTAATAAAGAGAATAAAAGTAAAGCAGATGCTGTAATATTCCTTAAGTTTATTGCAGATAGATACTTTGCAAATGATATGCCTGCAGATAGAGTAGCTCAAAAAACTACGACTACCACTACAACTACGACTACAACTACTACAACTATTCCCCCCACTGGAACTAAGACTGTACCTAAGAAAAACGAGCCTAATCCTAAACAAAAAGGTAAGGTTGATAGGTTAAATGAAGTAGTTACTCAAGAAGTACAGGCTCGTAAAACTCAGTTAGAGTACTTAGCTTCTCCTTTAAGAAGTGCAGCACTTGAGTATACTAAGAATAACACTAAGAACGAAGATCCTGCAGTAAGAAGAAATGTATCTTTAATAGAACAACTTACTACTACTCCTAATATTAAGATTAGGATTATGAATAGGAAACTATTCTTGAAGTATCATATAATGCAGAGAAGTGAGGATGTAGATCCTACACAAGAGTTTGAAAAGATTGTTACTCATATCTCTGAAAACCAAATGTCTGTAGATATTTGGAATGCTATGAGTGAAGAGGATAAGGAAATTCTAATGACTCCTATAGATGCAATCATAGGAAAGAATTTCTATGACTCAGGAATGATTAAATTCTTTTTTACCTCTACAGATACTAACGGTAAACTTCTTCCAGTAGGTTCTGGTTTATTTACAAATTCAGAAGCAATTATTACAGCTATAGATTCAGAAGAAAACCTAGTAACACTAGAGGGTCTTCCTATGGAGTTAAATTTATCATTAACTACTTCTAGTAGTTTTAAAATTAGTGACAATGTTATCAGAGAGTACTCTAAGTTGGGGGGATCAGAACAAGAGCTTAGGAATAAAAATGCAGATACATTTCAAAGATTACTTGCTTTAAAGAAAGCAGTGTCTGAAGCAAATTCTTTTGAAGATTCTTTACCTTATTTAGATTTTGATTACGATGTTTCTTTTGGAATTATGCTTCCTACTCCTATAAATACTTTTGAGAGAGGAAGTAGTACGGAATTAGAAAACATAAAGAAAGCAAGAATTAGTGACTTTAAAATTATAGAAGATCCTAGAGAGCCTGTGTTTGGAAGGAATTATGCTTTTGAGAAAGGTCGTGTTTACTTTAACAATAATGGTAATCCTACTTTATTGACTAACAATAAAATAGATCCAGCAGAAGCAGATGCATTAGCTGAATTATATTTCTCTGAAGAGAACCCTTATTTTGCAAGTCCTAAAGAAGCTGAAGGTTATTTGTTTAATTTAATTAACCAAGTAGACAGAGATAGTCGTTTACACTTTTTTGTAAACGAAGACTATGAACCTGGCAATGGTCAATTTCCTGTAGTAATTGTTCAATCAAAAAAGACTCCTACGGGATTTCAAAACAGTGTGTTAACTAAAGAAGAGTTTGCAGACGTTCTTAAAAACCATTATTATAAGGCAAGTCTTACTTTGATGAAGAGTGGAGATTCTATTTTAAGACTTAAACCAGAAGGTCCTGTAACTCAGTCTTACGCTGAGTACTTAAAAGATACTCACAACTTCCCTATTAAAGATGGAGAAGTAGCTAGACCTGTAAACAAGGTTGTTTATCTTTCTACTGAAATTCTTAAAGAACAGTTTCCAGAAATAGTTGGAGTTGTGCCTAAGGTAGAAACTCCTAAGCAAGTAGTAAATGCTCCTGCTGTTCCTGCTCAACCTATAGATGTTGTAGCTGCTTTAGAAACACCTGCTAAACCTAGTGGACCATCTGCATTACAGACTTTGTCTATTCTTTTATATCCTAAAGCATTAGATGCTATAAGTAAAAGCGCTGTACCAGATGCTTCTCAATTATCAGGGATTACTCGAATTGGAGAAGAATTTTATCAAATGGCAGTTAACACAGTTCTTGCAGATCCTAGTAAATTATCTACTGTGTACTATCCCAAGTTAATAAAAAATAATAACGGAGGTACAGGAGCTAGTGTATACTTTGAACTTACTCCTTATGATTCAGAAGATCCAGGTGCATTAGGTTCTCCGTTCTATGCAGCTAGAGTACAAATAGCAGAAAGAGAAAAGCCTGTTACTATTATTTTAGTAAAGCCTAATTCTCCTTTTGGTAAAAACTTTGGTACTCCTAGATTCCTTGCAGAAATAGATTTAGCAAATCCTTCTGAAGGTAAGATGAGTTCTACTGTCCCTACTGCTCCTGTTGTTCCTACGCAACCTGCAGAACCTCCTGTTGCCAAGAAGACTCGTCCTGTACTTACAGCAAATACTTTTGAAGAGCCTCAGGCAGAAGTAACTAGTGAGTCTCCTTTCTTAGATTCTTTACAAGATGAAGAAGAACTTAGAGCAGCAGCTAAAGAAGTAAAAGAGGCTTGTAAGGGTGACCTAGACGATATTGCTTAAGTATCTTTGATATTTAAACCAAAACAACATTAACAACTTATATTTGTAATAATAACAACTAAAATAAAATGATTTGTCCTAATTTAAGTGATAGTAGTATACGTGCTGAGTTTACTCACCTTAGTAACCTAGTAGGAGAAGACTTTGCCTATTTTGTATGGAATAGAAACGGAGGATATCCTCTAGATAAAACGGTGATAAAAATAAAAGGAAAAGAAACAGTCGTAGACAATCCTTTATACAATCACTTTTTAAACTCTTACAACAATGTAAAACAAGCTACATTAGCCACTGCTATCTTTTATAGCAAGAAGCTACATAAAAACAATCCAAACTTTAAAGATCTTCCAATACAAGAACAGGCAAACATCATACACAGTTTTGTACAGGAGAATGAAACTTTAGAAAAAGCTTCAGAGAGAGTAATGAAGTTTGTTGCTCAAGGATTTAAAGCAGAAAGAGTTATAAGTGAGAATCTACAAAAAGTTGCTTTTGATGAAACACGTAAGATTGCTAATGGCAGACAGTTATTAGATTCTTACATCTGGTTTAAGAGTTCTCCTTTGTCTGCTCACTTACAGTTTGCTAACATGCAGAATAGAGAAGAAAGTTCTTTTGCTACCTGGACTAAGTCTGCAATTACTTTATACAAAGGATCTGATTACTCCGATCTTTATCACGAAGGATGGCATGAATTTACTCAACGATTCATGACCAAAGAAGAGAGAACTGCTTTATATCAAACAGTTAAATCTAGACCTTCTACTGTTAATATTAATGGTACTGAAGTACCTTACTACTCTTTAACTAATCGTCAGATAGAAGAAGTGCTTGCAGAAGAGTTTAGAGACTTTGCTTTAAATAAATCTAATCCTGAAGTTGTTCCCCCTATAGTAGAGACTCCTGTAAGAACTATCTTTCAAAGAATTTGGGACTTTCTTACAGATTTATTTATAGTAAGTCCTCAAGAGGTTGCTCAACAGAGCCCAGAAGCATTAGTAGAAGGTATTGCTGGTTTGTTTGAAAAATTATATTCTAATCAATTATCTGAATACAAACCAAATGTCAGTAACATTTCTGAAAAAGCTTTAAACAGAAATAAAGCTTTCCAGATTGAATACAAAGCAAAGGATGGTAGAGTTATTCCTTTTGGTTATAACGCTTTAGAGGCTGCAGAAATATTTAGTGCTATTGACTACTTCTTAGCAGATGCAATGGACAATTTTACAGATGCAGACGGTAACGTTTCTAAGTTAGATATGTCTTTCTTGCTTGACACTAGACTTAAGTCTGTGTACCTTCCTAAGTTATATGAAAGTGCTAGGGATTCTATGTTGCAATATATCAGTGCTTTACAACTAGAAGCAACTACTGCTGATGAAGCTACTGCACTTGTTTTAAATTCTAGAATAAAGAATCTAAAAGGATTAGTAGTACGTACTGCAGAGAATGATGGTTGGAGTCAAGTAGTAAAGAATCATCAAAAGAATTCTAAAGGAGGTGTATTCTATTTAGGAAATAATATAAATGAGTCTGATGTAGACAATAGGTTAGATGAAATGAATGAAGAAAACTTTACTAGAGATAGTCGAAGTTTTGCAAATGCAGAAGATGTAGATCCTATGACACTCGCTTCTCCTGAAATCTTACAACTTATTAAAACTCTTCCAGGAATTTATTATAATAATAAAGGAGAACTAATAACAGCTACAGGTAATTCTTTTGGTTTACCACAAGCAGGGGACTTCCTTAGAAACAAGAACTTAATCTTAAATAAGGTAAGCGGTTCTATAAACTATGAAGAAGCATTGCAGAGACTAAGGGATTCTTTAGATATTGCTCCTCAGTTACAGAACTTAATAGATAGGTTACCTAAGTCTACTGACACACTTTCATTGTCTCAGATGGCTTTAAAAGCACAGTTTATGCAGTTTGCAGCTATGCCTACTGTATCTCCTTATGAAGTTAAGTCTAGAATTAAATCTACAACTGTCAAAGTATCTCAAGATAAGGACACTGTAATGGAACACGTAACTTTCTTGAACAATACTTTGTCTCAAGAAAAGCTTATAGAATACTTTGATCAAAACTTTGTAACTAACAGACTTCGTAAATATAGAATAACAGATTCTAGTGAAAGTACTTTAGCTATATTTGATTCTGCAGGTGTGTTAACAGACTACTCTATTTATAAAGAAACAGGTTTCAGTTCTCACAAAGCAGTTTTTGAATTTTTAAATGATGTTTTTGGTATTGATTTAATTGGTAATAGAAACCCTAACTTGTTGTTTAACAAGAAAGGAGAATTACAGTTTAGTGTAAATCCAGTATTTACTCCTACCAATACAAGAAACATTGTACGAATAGCAAACAATGCACTGTTTAAGTTAAATCTTATTTCAATGCTTCCTTCAGAACTTTCTGCACCTGTTGTAGGTTCTAACCCTTTATTGACTTTGTCTTCTGATTTGTCTAAGCAACTTAAAGGTCAGATAGATAAGTTAGGTTCTAGTCCTAAAGAGAAAGCAATAAAAGAATATGTAGCTGCACATTTTAAGTTTGCTACATTAGATAACGAAAGAACTTCTGCTTTTTCTGCTTTTGAAAAAATCTATAATATTTCTAACTCTGCTTCATACATTAGTCCAGAAGGTAACTTAGAGTACGCAGTAAGAGAATGGAATCACTTGTTAGACACTGCTTCTAAGATTAATAGTGTAGAAAGTATCTATGACTTAAGTGGTCACTTAAACCCTGAAACAAACAACTTCTTAGAATATAGTATCCTAATGAAGAAAATGTTTCGTGCAGATGATGGTACAAGAAGATTTACTACTGCAGGAGAAGCTGTAGAATTAAGAGTTGCTAACATGTCAGGCTATACCATAGGAACTTCTATGGGGGACAAGACAACTAACCTTACTGGAGATGGTAAGTTACTTCAAGATTTTATTTCTTTTAAGAGAGATGCTATTGTAGAAAATATGCGAGTAGGAGCTAAGAGTAGTTCTTTTGCAACTTCTATAAACGGTAACAAATCAGATAGAGAGTACTTTCCGTACGAAGAATATAACTTTAAAAATAAAACTGTACTTGCTTCTTCTTTTGTAGCACAGATGCAACAGTACTTGTATTTTGAGGCTATGCGTATGTTTGATGACAAAGCACAATCAAACAGAAAAGAAATTTTAGGATCAGACTTTATTATATTTAAAGATATGATTCCTGAATCTATGCAAGATAGAATTAAGGAAGCTATAAATGTTGCTGAAAACAAAGCTGCTCTTAAAGGTGCTTTACTTGGAATGTTTGGAATGTCTAGTAACAGTCTTTATGGGGAGTTTAAAAACTCTTTGACAGATTACTTTACAGATTCTGTTCAGAGTCTAAGAACTTCTTTTATAGAAATCCTAAGCAAGGGAGAAAACAAAGACTTGGCCAAACAGTTTAATAGACTATACCCAAAGAACGATGGCTCTGAATACACTGATGAGGAGATAAACTCTACTTTAATGCACTTTGCTACTAACTACTATGCTCACCAGGTAGAGTTACTGCACTTGCTTATAGGTGATCCTTCTAACTTTAAGATTAAAAACGGAGAATGGAGAGAGGTATTTAAGCGTCTAGGTGCTGCTATTTCTCCAGGAAAACAACCTCGTTTGGATAATCAAGATATTAACTCTTGGAACAATAGTTCTAACGGTGTTTTGTCTAGAGGATTAGAAGAACTTCAAAGAGGTAAAGGAAAAGCAAGAGCTTATGATAATAATCTTAACTATGTACAGTACGAAGATGTAAAAACATTTGAGTATCTAGACGAAAGTACAAGAGATAGTATCAGAGAGAGCATGAGAGAAAATTATATAAGTGCATTAGTTTCTGTTAAAGGTCCTCTTACTCCTGGGGAAGTAGCTAGAGAAACTAAAAAGATTGATAACAACGTCAATGCTGTTTTTGCACAGGACGAAGAAGCAAATGCTCAAGCTTATGCTAGTTTAGATTTTATTCGTTTCTATCTTAACTCTGTAGGAGAATGGCCTCCTCAACTAGAGAAAGCATACAAACATGAGTTAGAAGTATTTAAAGCAATTAAAACTTACAGAGAGTCTAAGTCTGATGCAGACAAAGCCAAAGTATATAATTTAATTGAAAAGAGTAATCTAGGTATTTTAACTTCTTTAAAGTTAGGATACTATGGATCTCCTACAGATTACACAAAATACAATGTACTAGGTAAGTACTCTGTATTTCCTTTGAGTCCTTCTATGGTGTTTGATACTGACTTAGAAGGTTTAATGCTGGATTACTTAGACAAGGGAGTTGATTTAGCGACCTTTTCTAGTGGTAATAAAATGTCTACTCCTACAAAAGAACTTTCTTACTATGAAAAGAAAAATGTAAAGGGGGTTTCTACGTACGTAGAGGGAGAGAATGGCGAATTAAAACTTACTAAAGTAGATCCTGAAGCTGTATTTAGACTTCCTATTGATGGATTGCGTAGACAGCAGTACATAGCTCCTAAGACTAAGAACGAAGTTACCCTTTCTACTCAGATGGTTAAACTTATTTTTTCTAACTTTTATGTAGCAGGAGAAATGAATCCTCAGTATGCTCACTTAAAAGATAAGATTAACGCTCTTCAAAATGCTTTTATTGAAAACGTACAAGTTATTGTAGACGTAGAAAAAGCAAAAATCTATTCTCAAATTGGAGCAACTGTAGATGATAACGGAAATATAACTGCTATTAATACTATGGATTTTACCATTTGGTTAGAAAATGAATTTGATAAGAAGGATGTTCCTACTTCGGTATACTCTTTCTTAAGACCTACTCTTACCAATTCTTTTGTATTTTCTTTAGATGCAGGTGTACAACGTTCTTTAATAGATCAGATTATTTCTAGTGCACTATCTAAACGTGTATTAAGACCTAAGTTGTTCGGTGAAGCGTATATTCAATTAGCTTCTACAGGGTTTAATAAATTAGGAACTAGGATGAAGAAACCTACTACTGCTCAACTTAAAACTATAGCAAGTGGATTTAACGTAAGTGGTTTAAGAGACTATCGTGTTGAAAATGGAGTAGTACAACCTGCAGATGTTTTAATTCCTTTTAATCCTAAGAAACATTCTCCTTTACTTAATCTTACTTGGAACGGAGAACGTATTGCAACTTTAGATAGACTTAACCAGGCTTTAGAAGATGATGCTTGGGTAACAGAACACTCTGCTAAAATTACTATAGTAGGAGTACGTATTCCTGTACAAGGATTAAACTCTATGGAGTATTTTAGAGTACGTAGGTTCTTATCTAATGTAGGGGGCCCTGTAATGGTAGTTCCTCCTTCTATTATAACTAAGTCTGGATCGGATTTTGACATAGATAAATTGTTTATGTATGAGCCAGAGTTGGATGACAATGGAAACTTAGTATCTAATCCTAGACTAAATGATCCTGAGTTTAGAGCACAAATCATAGATAATATCTTAGCAAAGAATGAATTCTTAGCTGTTAAAGCAAACAGCTTACAAAGCTTGTTTGCCTCTGCTGACTTTAAAGAGGCTGGCTTAGTATCTAAAGAAATTGAAACTCTTAAGAAGTTTATAGACAATCTAAAAGAAGCTAAGAAGTCTGGAGATACAGATACAATTACAGAATTTAAAGAAAACATTGGTCCGTTAAACATGAAGCTTAGTATTGCTATTGAGAGATTTAAAACCCTTCGTAGTCAAGATCCTAACGTAGTAGAAATGTTACAAAATTTAGTTGCTGTCAATGAAGTACTTGCTGATATGAAAGACATTTCAGAGAAAGCAATTAAAGGATCTGCTTCTAACAATATGATTTCTGTAATATCTTCTATATTGTCGGAGCCTAGTATCTTTACAGAGTTTACAAAACCAAACACTAACATAATCTTGCCAGCTATTGCTGAAGAGTATCAAAAGATGAAAGGTAAATCTAGTCGTATTTCTTCTAGTGCTATGTTCTTAATTGAAACCTCAGTTAGAATCTTTACTGAGAACAACTTAGGTAAAAAATCTTTGGGAGTAGATGCTAAAGTAAACGCTTTACATAAACTTTACCAACAAACTGGATTACGATTTAAGAGCAATCCAGAAATTATTGATTTAAATAAATTCTACTTACTTAAAGCCAATAAAAATAAAAACACTAAAGAGATTGAGTTGGGAGGTTTGTATGATGCTGATGGAATTAATTTAATTTCTGACGTAATCAACGAGTTTATTAACGGGCACGTAGATATCGAGAAGGAAGACTGGATTAACTTCTTTAACGCAGATAGGGAAAGAACCCCCTTGATTCTTCAAATGGTAATTAATGGTACTCCTGTAGAAGAAGCTATTCTTTTAGTGAACCAACCTATTGTACAACACTACATTAGATCTAGTAAGATTACTAAGGTAGGTAAAGCATTAGGACAGAAACCTGCTGATTTGTTTAAAGACTATATTATTCCTGCTATGAACTTCTTAAACGAAAAGCCTGTGTATGTAAATGGAAAGATAGATGAGAGTCGTACTATAGAAAAAGTAATGAGTACTCCAAGTATTGTAGAAGCATTATCAGCAGAAAATTTTAACAAAACTAACTACCCCCCTAACCCTAACGTATACAGAAGTCCTTATGATAAAATTAAGGCAAACAGAAATACAAAGGAAGGAACAAAGGCTCTTAAAGCACAGTTGGCTTTTATTGCTCAATACTATATAGTTCAAACCCAGAATCAAATGTTACTGGAGTTAACAACTAACATCGACTTTAATACAGCAAATTATCGTATTAATACAGAGTTTTATTCTACTGCTCAAGGTATTATAGAAGCTTCAGACAATTTTAATCCTGAAGGAATTAATAAGATTCTTGAAAACAGTGTTGTTTCTCCTTTTAACATTCTAGAAGCTAACCAGTCTGTAGTAGATCAAGTATGGGACTTTTTCTCTTTAGACATAGTTAAACAACATTTACATATGGTAAAGAACTACTATGGTAAGTATTGGGGAAGGGATAAAACAGTTAAAAACTTTAACCAACTCATGAATTCTATGATGTTGTCTTTCTTCCAGAATACTCCTGAACTTAAGCCTTGGTATGCTAAATATGGTCCTGATTCAGGATTACTAGACACTACAGCTAAGAACAACTTGCGATCTAGGTTTGATACTATCTTTAACAATACAGAAGATTCTAAACTAAGAACCTTTGCTAATAATAATATTATCTTAAATAACTTTACTTCTATCATGGTAGATGGCACAACTATGTTCTATCCAGGTATGTTGACTAACGAGAAGGATGTAGATACGGTAAATGCAGGACAAAAAGATTTCTCTGATGGACTTAACCATCCTAACCCCGAAGTAAGAGGGTTCTTTAGTGACTTAGCTAACACTGTTTTATTAAGTCAAGGATCTAACATCAAGTATCGTTCTATCCATAACTTTATTCCTATGGAAGCTCAAACGGATATTATGATTGAACTTTCTATTGTTCTTAAGAAGATTAAAGAGTCTATAGACAACCCTGAAACTTCAGAGTTTTTAGGTAACTTTTTACAAAAAACTACTGATATTCACTCTGCTATTTATTGGCCTGGTAAATTAAATGAAGTTGTGGTAACAAGTAAAATGAAAACTTTCCCAGACTTTACAAAAGAGCCCGTAAAAGAATCTAAAATTACAAATGGGGATAACTTAGCTAAAGCTAAGACCTATGCACAGGAATCTTCTAATGATGCTTCTGAACCTGAATTTGATAGTTTTGATGAGGCATCTATTATAGCTGAAAGAACTAAACAAAAACAAGTTAAGACACTTGCAGCTACTACTCAACCATCTACTAGTGTTGAAGTAATTCCTCTAAATGAATCACAAAGATTTACTAGAGAATCAGCTGAAAAAGATACAGAGTATATGTATTTATTTACAGATAATGCTGGTAGAACATCAGGCTCAGGAGTTATTGATCCTAACAGTTGGTATGCTAAAAAATATGGTGCAGATAAAAAATATGCAAGTAAAACACAAGCTGTAGCAAGAGGTCTTAAAAATGTTTATCCTATTACTACAATGGTAGATGATAAGAGAACTCAATGGACAGATGACCAGTTTAATGAATACAAGAAAATTATTGATGATGAAATAGAAACTATTAAACAGGCATCTAAGAACTATAATGGTATTAAGTTTGGTGCAGAAATGCCTTTTGGTAAAGGTGCTATTTCTAATATGAAAGATAGTGCTCCTAAAATATGGAATTATCTTAATATAAAACTTGCTGAAATAGGTATTGATAATACAGGAGATATACCTGTATCTACTCAACCATCTACTACTACACAGAATAACGATATCTTATTTGGAATAGATCTTCAAAATCAGGGACAGTTAGAGTTTCATGTGAATACTTTAAACGTAGTAGCCCAGTTTCTTGAAAATGTAGGAGTAGAACAAAGATTAGTTTCTGAATTTTTATCTCAGGAAGGATCTGTTGTAGAAGGAGCTATAGCGGCCGCTAACTTTATAGAAGGTACTGTGGATATTATAGACGACTTAAGTAAAAGACCTGAAGCCTGGAATAAACTTCCAGAAGAAGCTGCTCACTTTTGGTACAGATTATTAGAAACTAATTCTCCGCTTAAAAAAGCTTTGTGGGAGTCACATCAAGTAGCTTTAAAAAATAATAAGTTATATCAAACAGAATATGGTAAACTAGTTTCTAAACCTGAGGATCTTACAGAAGAATCAATAGGTCAACTTATTGCAGAATCTATTAAAAGAATAGAAAACAAAAACGCTAATACTTCAGACTACTCTTTCTTTAAAAAGTTTTTAGATTGGGTTAACAGTGTAATTAAAAACTTTAAGAATACTACTATTGATCCTTTTGAGGTAGCAGCAATGAAGATACTTTCATCTGATATGTCTGATTTAATGACGTGGGCAGAGTATAGTAAGTTAAATAATATAGTAAATTTTGCTGATGTACTAACTAATCAATCTGTTGCCCCTGTTGATTATACTTTGATTGATGATATAGGGATTGCAGCTGATAATCTTCTCATCGTTGAGGATAATACTATTGTTTTTAAGTATGGTTTTGTTTTTAGAAATTCTGATTATAAACAAAAGTATGGTGACAATTCCCCTTACTTTTCTACTCAGCAAGAACTTGATAATTGGGTATCTACTAATGTTCCAGAACATAATCAAAGACAAAAAGCAATTATTCAAGAAGTACGAGACAACGAACAATTTTTTGATAGACTTTTAAATAAATCGTTTAGAAAAAAATCAAAGTTTTTGCCAAAAACTCTTAGAAAGTATTTTAATATAGTCGATTCTGACAATTTATATACACTAGAACCGTGGAATGTTTCTCAAGAGTTAGAAAAAATAACAAAAAAATTATCGGATGAAGAGAAAGAACAGTTAGTCCGAACTAATGGTTACACTAATATAGCTCCTACATTAAAAGTATTACCTGATTTATTGCAAAAATACAAAAAAAATCCTATTGTACTCTCTGAAACCATTAAGTTAGATGGTGCTAAAAAACAAGAACTTTCTATTCTTGACGGGATTAGGAAAATGATTAAATCAGAAAATCCTAATTTAAAATCTATAACCGCAGAAGATTTTGTACAGCAAGTACATGAGTGGTTAAATTTTCACTATCTATTAGGGTTTGCTGACGAAAGTACTTATTTATCCTATAGGGTAGATCAAACTTTTACAAATGTAAAAGATAGATCTTCGGACGAAGATTTTGAGTTAGCTAATATGACAGAAGCAGAAATTCAAGCTCTTCCCTTTGCAGAAAGGCAGAGAATAGCTACTATATTAGGGCTAACTAAACAAAACCCAGACGTATACCATAACAAAGTGTCGTTAAGATTTAATGACAAGTATCATTTGAAATCAGGACACTTTAATAAGTCTCCTTCTGCGTGGGGTAATCTTACTTATTTTTATACAGGTAAAAATAAATGGAAAGACCGAGTACTTTTGCACGAAATACAAAACGATAATATAGAGTTTCTTAGAGAATATAAATCGGAAAAAGTAAACGTAGAAACTTCTTTGGGCAGGTATTTGCAGGATCTTAACAAAACGTTGCTTGCTAATATTGCACAAATAGAGTCTCCAAACTCACGTGTCGTAACACATTTTAGTGGAGAATTTTCAACTTATAAATCCTTAAATACTTTATTAGATAGTTTGAAAGAAATGCGAATAGATGGGGGTCAAGCTTTAGCTACCTTTAAACAAAGGATTGCTGAATCTATAGAACTTTATAAATCAGATGATAGTGTATATACTAGGCCTGAAAAAGCCCAAAAATTAGTCGATGGAACTTACACTGCTAAAAGAAAATTTGCAGAATTTAAGAAAAGAGGAGGTATAAGATCTTTACTCACTGAGAGTGAGTTAGCGGAATTGAGACTTATATTAAGGGAGTTAAATCAACCTATAGAAACTGCTGAGTGGGAATATAACGCCCTCACTGTAGCAGAGAAAAAAGAAATATTTAAATCTAGAACTATTGCTTTGAGAGAAGGGATAAATGAGAGGTTTAGAAAACTCTATGGGGATAACGCTCCTTTAATCGCTTTATCGGTTCCTGCTAAACGTTTGTCTAGAAACCAAAGACACCTAAGGGGCACAAATGAGGAGAAGTTAAACGAGAGTGTGGATTCTCTATTAGCGTTTTCCGAAATACAAATGGATAAATATCTTTCTAAAGCAATAAATGATACTAAGCGAATTTATAGTATGGCCAGAAATGCTACTACAGCTTATGAGTTTAATTTAAGTTTATCTAAAATAACTGCTAATCAGTTCAACACATTGATTGAGAATTTTAAATATAATCAAAATCTATTGGTTCAGTCTGTTAAAGAGCAATCTCAAAAAGACTTAAACTCTGGGCAAAACGCAGAAGCTAAAAAAGCTAAGTCTATCATACAGTACTTAGAGCAGACTATTAACGGAAATTTAGGAGAATATCAATTTAGTTTTGCAGGCGATCAGTCAACAGAGAAAAAAGTAGTTGCACGACTATTAAAAAGTCCTAGTTTTGATGAAATGCTTCTAGGTCAAACTGGTTACATGGGGATGTTTAGGTGGTCTTCTGAAGAGTTTTTAGATTACGTAAAACAGGTTAATCCCTCATTACTTGATATAGATACTAGTTTTTTATTATTTACAGAACAACAAAATACTTTCACTGCATTAAAACAAAAAGCACTGGATAAAAAAGAAGAATTAGAGAAAGATTATGGAAAAGTAGAGGAAGAAGTAAAACAGACTCTGGAGGTAGAGATGAATTACTTTACTCCCTTAGTCCATCATCTTATTCAAAAACACATTAATCAGTATGGAAAAGATTTTCCTATGTACTTTAGTGGGTTTGAAATTACCAAACTTACACAAAATAATGACAGAACTGCTTTAATATATGCAGGTAAAGATGAGGTTAATATTGTGAATAAAAATGAGTTTATATTTAATGAAGTAATTTTTAAACAGTATCAAGGAGAAAGGAAGTTATTATCTGAGGAATATGATATATCAGTTAAAGAACTTGATAAAAACACCAAAGGATTATACCACAATGACCTATTAATAGGAAAAGTAACTAAGGGTAATAATGGGTTGATATTAGAACAAGATGGAATTATTACAGAAACTAATGAAACACAAATAAGTCCTATTATTAAAAAAATAAAAGTAGACAATGTAGGTACTGTTTCTGGAAAATACGAGAAATTAGAGGGATCTATAAGGACTCTAATTTCAAAGCAAGAATACGAAAAAGCATACCAACAAGCTACTGAACGAAGAGCTAAAGAGATAAAATATGAAGCTGCTTTAAACATAGGTATATTAGATAGCAGTGAGGAAGGTATTAATTCAGGAGAAGATATTAAAAAATTATCTGATAAAGAATTAGAACAAGCTATTAAAAAACTTAATGACTATAAAAAAGAGTCTAAACAAAATCTAGATAGAGTAGTTAATACTATTATGAATATTAGTAATAGTAAACCTATTGAAACAGGTGCTATTTATAATGCAATGACTCAAGTAAGTGGAGTTAAACTTGTATGGGAAAACAAAGTTGAGGGATTAAACGGGGAACCTGGGGGTTATAAAGTAGATTTAAGTAATTATAACTACAATACTCCAGTACTTTATGGTTTACAGACACCACAAGCAGTTAATCTTGAGCTTACGGTTCCCACAGTTGCTATGATTCCTGCAGACATGGACAGTTTAGAAAACACTGAGTTTGAGGTAACTAAGTGTAGGGAAGATTAAAAAACCAATTATATTTGTAAGTAAATAAGTAAACAATTTAAATTTAAACAAACAAGATGTCTAAAGGCTGCGTCATAAAATATACTAATCCTGTAACAGGGATGAATCAAACTTCTGTACTTGCTTATACTTTATCCCAAGTAGGATACAGTAATGAACAAGCTATAGACTTAGTTAAACAAGGAAGTCTGTATTCTAAGAAAGATGGAAATAATACTTGGCCTAAACCTTTAAACAAGGATAAGGGTAGGTTTGGAAATTTTGTAGAAATAGACTCAGACAACTTGCTTAACAACTTAGGCATTGATTCTTTAACTCCTGAGCAAGTAGAGTATCTTAGAGGAGCACAAGACTTGTTTGAAGATGTTCAAGTAAGAATAGATACTGCAATCAACCTAACTACTTTGCTTGAAGTAGCTAACTACGTTAAACAAAAAGGAGTTTCTTCTATAAGTATAGATATTGTTAATCCTGAAGCATCTGTGTTAGACAGGATGTATAAGATATATCCAATACCATTTACAGAGTTAAACACAATCTACTTAGGCAGTTTTATCGAAGGTGAAGTATTTAGCAAAAATTTGACTAAGGGTAAGGAAACAAGAATAGAATTCTTAAAGAAGTATGTAGACTTTCAACAGCCTGATGTTTATGATACTTTAATTAAAATTCTTAATGATCCTGAGACGCCTGATTATGAAAAGTTTTTAATTAAAAAACTTCTACCTATCATAGACTTGATTCCTAATATTGGCTTAGACTTTTTTACAGGAAAAGACTTAGAGGGAAGGGAAGAAATTCCTATGGGAGAGTATGTACCTGAATTTCATACTATTAAATTAAATGTATTTGGTTTAAAAAGCAGAGGACTGGATTATTCTAGACGTGTAATTCTACACGAGATTTTACACTCAGTTCTAGCTTCTAGTTTACAGAACCCTACAACTGAAGCAGATAAAGCATTAGTAAATAGTCTTAAACCTATTCTAGCTTACTATCAACAAAAGTATTCTACCAAAGAAAAGGTAGAAGATTATTATGGATTTAGAGATATTCACGAGTTTGTATCAGAGTTTTTTACTAACCCAGCATTCAGAGACCTTTTAGAAAAGGAGGAACCTAATTGGTTTCTTAAAATCGTAGATGCAATTTGGAAGTTCTTTGGTAAGAAACTAAACCTAAATAAAAATCTTAATAGTCTAGAAAACGTAGATCTTCTACTAGAGAACTTCTTTAATGAAGTACTCTTTGCACAAGATATTAATACAAGTGTGCTTTACACTAAGTTAAACTCTATGCCTTATGCTATGAGTGATGCACAGATGAGGGATATGGACGAGTTCTTAGATGATGAGAAAAGAGACAAAGTTGAGTTTCTTGCTCGTTTAGATGAACTTTTACAAACAGAAAACTTAATTGATTGGAATAAGATAAGAGACCAAGCAGAAATTCTTGGAGTAAATGTAGGTAGTGTACTTAGAACTAAAGATCTTTTTGTAGAAATCTCTGCAGCAGAAGCTACTGAGTCTTTTAAATCTTTGGTAAGTTTCTTCTATGATAGTTCTAAGTATCTAGCAAGTGTAAGAAATTCTCTTAGTAAAATGTCTTCTGATCCTAGTGTTACAAAAGACAAACTGTTTAGACAGGCTTACCATGCTAAAGAGTTAGGAGAACAATATACAAACTTAGCTCAAAACTATCGTAGAGTAATGGGAGACTTAGGAGCTAACACTGTTTTAGGTCAACAACTTCTTAACTTAGAATCAACCTCAGACTCACTTTCTAAAGCTTATTTTAACAACGCTGTAGAAGCTTTGGCTATTAAATTAGCAGATGAGTTTGAGCCTCAAACAAAAGACGCTCAAAAACGAATTCAAGATAATATAGATAGATTTAAAACTTCATTAGCAAGTTTACAAAAACTCGGTAACGAAAGACTTATCAAACTTACTGAAGATCGTATCAGGAATGAAGAGGCTAGGATGTCTACACTAGCAACTAAAGCTAACTTGTTAAAAGCCCTTAGAGGTCAGATTAAAGATGTAGGGAACTTTTCTTTATTCCTAGAATCTGCAGGATTGTCTGGAAACATTCTTACAGGCACTGTAGGGGGTATGATTGCTAATCAATTCGATTCAGCTAACGTAAAAGCTCAAGCAATGGAGGTTAAGTTGAAGAAAATAGCTGACGAGTTGCAAGCCCATTTAACCAGTAAAGGTATAGGTGTTAACACTTCTTTTGACTTTGAAAATGTTTTTGGAAGATTTCTTAAGAAAGTAGAAATCTTAGAAAGTAGGAATGGTAAAATCTCTAAGAGAGAAACTATGGTTCTCTTAAGTGAGATGGATGAAGTTCGTTACAACAACCTTATTACTAAATTAAAGTCGGAGTTACGAGAACTTAAACAAACTAAAGTACAAGACTCTGCACTGAAGGACTTAATCAGAGCTAAAGAAGCTGAAATAAGAAGAACACAGTTAGAGTTTGAAGAGCAGCCTTTTGATGATGTTTATTATCAAATTCAGAATATGTTGAGTGCTGAATCAAAAGAAGCACGAGATTTAATATTTGAAGAGATGAACAAAATCCAGGTGGGTAGTCTTACAGAGGAAAACTCTGAAGAACAACTGGATAAGTTAGATGATTTAAAAGAAGAGTTAGACTTACTTGAGTCTGACTACGATAAAAATAAAAACTTAAAAGATGAAGCAGGTTTAAGAATAGCTGCTAATATCAGAGAGTGGAAGAAAAGTAGGGCTGCCGCAGAACTTTATACTTATACTATAAGTAGAGAGAATCAAGACTTATTTGATATACAGCTCAACAGTAAAAAGACTGCTTATGATAAAGCTGTTGCTGCTTACAATCAAGCTTTAATAGATACTACTGATGTTGATACTCTAGAGTATAAGAAGCAAACTATAGAATATTACAAGAAACAGTTTGATTTATGGAAAGCAAATAACTGTGTAAGAAAAATTAGTCCTGACTTTTATAAACAAAGAAAAGAGATTGTAGATGCTATTACCATTATTCAATCTAGGTATCCTGCCCCTTCTGGAGTACGTAGAATGGATGAGGTGTGGAATGATATTTTTGGAGTATTGAAAGGATATAAGAACTCTGATAACTTTTATGAAGGTTCTAAGATTGCTTCACCAAATCCAGATGGGACTCCTTCTAACTTAGCTGGTCTTGTTAGAGAGTATGAAGAAGAGATAGAAAAGATTAAAACTGCTTATAAAACAGATGTAGATATGTCTAAAGAAGATGCAGATAATCTTAAAGATTTGTTTTCTTCTTTTGGAGACATCCAAGAAAAAGTCTACACTCCTGACTATGTTAGAGAGTATACAAGTAAGTTAAATTTAATCAAGACTTCTTTGATTGCAACAAATAGTTTACGCTATCAAGACCAAGCAGACGATGCTTTGTTAGAGGTTGATGCTACAAAGGAACTTAGAAAAACAGATTGGTATAAACAAAATCATAAAAAAGTAAATGTATGGGATGAAAATAACCAAATGTGGACTTTATCCGATGAACCTTTATACTTCTGGATGTCAACAGAACCTACAGATAAAAACTTGATTACGGATACTTCTCCTTCTTTTAGGTGGAATACTATTGCTGTTAATCCTAAGTATGTAAGGGCTGATATCAAAAATGTAAAGTATAGTAAACGTGTTCCTTTACGTACTGATAAAACTGAGTATAGAAATAAAGAGTATGATAAGTTAGACGCTAAAGAAAAAGAGATCCTTAAGAAAATAACCGATGTTTACTTAGATCTACAGAAAGGTACTCCTATGAATCTTAAGAAAGGTTTAGAGTTACCTAGCGTACTTATGGATCCTGCAGAGAAGGCTCTAAAGAATACTAACATGGGTACTCTTAAGTCTAAAATAGGTGCCACTTTTCAAGGAATTTGGGACAAAGCTACTTTTGAAGACGATGAGGAGACTGCAAGAAGTCAAGAAGGAGGATCTATTATTCAAAAAGTAAGTAAGAAACTTTACTTAAAGTATAATAAACCTATTCCTGCTGATAAGATGAGTATTAACATACTCAATAGTATTGCAATGTATGGAGCTGATTTGATTAGATTTAAAGAAGCGTATGAAGTAATGCCTTATATCTATGGTATGCAGGATGTATTAAAAGAGTCTTTGCCTGGTACTAAGATTGAGAAGATGATTAATAACTTGTTTGAACGTAAGTTACAGGGTAAGAGTCGTAAGTTCTTAGTAAACAATAAAGCAGGAAGAATGGTAGAGAAAGTACTTGATATGGCATTGTCTGCCAACTCTCCTATTGTTCTTGCTTACCGTCTTCCATCAAGTGTAAAAAACTTTATGGCAGGATCTGCTAACGTGTTTATACAAGCAGGTATTTATGGATTAAGCCGTAAAGAAATCTTTAAAGCTATGGGTAGAAATGCTGTTCACATAGCAGACTTATTCCAGTCAGAAGTAGAGGATGGTAGAGATTCTGAATATATCTCTCGTATGAGATACTTTAATGTTATGCCTGAAGATCAACTAAGTGAAACAGGACGTAAACTATTTATTTCGAAATTAGGTAAGTATCGTAAGTATAATCCTTTTAACTTCTTAGGATTTTTTAGAACTTTTGGTGAATTTGAAATGAGGAGTGCAGTAGCAGAAGCACTTTCGCAACAGTTTTTAATTCCTCTAACAGATAAACCTGAAGGAGTTCCTTTGTTTGAAGCTTATGATTTTAAAGATGGAATTCTTGTTCCTAAGGATACTATTGTAGACCAAGAAGGATTTCAAAAAATAGAACAGTATTACAGAGGTAAACTTAATCACGTCAATGCTGCTATTCAAGGTGCTTATGGATCTATGGACAAAGGAGAGTATAGTCGTTATACTCTAGGTAGAATTATAGGAAACATGAAGGGATGGGTTGCTTACCAGGGTATGCGAAGATTTAAAGTAGGTAGAACTATTAACCCAAGATCGGGTGAAGAGTTTCAAGGTTTTTATGTAACCGTAGTACAAGCACTTAAGCTTTTGTATCAAAGCAATTTTTCATTACCTGCTACTAGAAACTTAATGACTCCTGCAGAAAGAAGAGAAGCAGAAGGTGCAGCAATAGATATGCTTGCTTTAGCTGTTATTATGGCAGTCTCTGCAATACTAAATAGTATAAGATATGATGACGAGGATGAAGAAGATATGTATGTTGTATACTTTTTACTTTACAACTTATTAATGATTGAAGATGAATTAAACAGTTTAAATCCTGTATTCAGTCCTTTGTCTATCTATTATTCTAGATTTCAAAATAACGTAGATGGACAAAACTTTGCTCAATACTATCTTAATAGAAACGTTCTTCTTCCTTTTTCAGGAGCTACTGATGCTGTAAAACTTACAATAGAGATGTTAAATCCTTTTGATGATGCAAATCCTTTTGATGAATATGTACCAAGAAGCAGAAGCGGAAAAATCTCTAATCCTAAGAGATACCCACCAGATCCTACACTTAAAGGAGATATGGAAATATCTGCACGTATTCAAAAACTATTTGGATTAAACGCTTCTATAAACTATTTTTTAAATCCTGAATATTTATTTAGAAAGTATGAAAAGTATAATCCTAAGTGGTATATAAGCAGTCTAGATGCTGATTTAAAGTCAGAAAAAAGATCTGTAAACTCTATTGGTAAACAAATTAAATCTATAGAAAGACAATTAGATTACGTAGAAGATCTAGATACCAAACAAAATCTTTTGGAAAAAATAGAATCTTTACAAAACGAAAGATCTGAGTCAAAAGAACGTACATCTTCTCTTGTAGATATATACTCAGAAACTGGAAGAAAATAGTCTCTTTAGTTTCTTGACTTTATTTTTAAATAAGGTAAATTTGTAAAACTCGGACTTAGGTCGGACTTAAAGTCGAATAGATAATATAAAAGATTATAAAAAATTATAAAAGATTATAAAAGATTATGGAAAATAATGATTTACTTAAAGAACATTCAAAGAAGCTTCGTCAAATAGCTTCTACCTCAGGTCTTGCAGTAGGTGCAGGAGGTTTTAAACGCCACGGCACAGGTACTGTATCAAACGTACGCTACAGTGCACTAGTAGTACAAGAAGATACTGTATTCACAGAATTTCTTGTCAATGGTGCTTCTGAGTTGTCTAACAATGGTATGAGTGGTGTAACTTTTGTTCAAGGGGCATTTATCCCTGGAGGACTAATTACTGGCTTTGCTATCTCTTCAGGTAGTGTAATTGCGTACAAGTAATGATTGGTATATTCTTAAGTATCCTTAAAAGGAACACTAAACCAGTTGTTTTAACTACTGGCTTGTTGACTAAGCAAGATGGAGACTTCTTGTTATTACAATCAGGAGATCAAATTATAACTACAGTTAAAGTATAATTATGGCAAATCAAAAAATAACCGAACTAGCTCTGATTGGAGGTATCGATGTCAGCAATGACATGATACCAATTGTAGATGTTAGTGTAGCAGCAGGTGTAGGAGAGACAAAGAAAGTAGCTCCAGGTCAACTGAAGGTTGCATTAGCATTAGATAACGTTTCTAATACATCAGATGCAAATAAACCTGTATCAACTGCAACTCAAACTGCATTAGACTTGAAAGTGGATGAGAACGCTGCAATTACAGGAGCCACCAAGACAAAGATCACGTACGATGCAAAAGGACTAGTTACAGCAGGTGCTGACCTAGCCGCTAGTGACTTGCCAACAGGCATTGACGCTGCTAAAATTAGCAGTGGTGTAATAAGCAATGCTGAGTTTGACTATTTAAACGGACTTAGCGACAATATTCAAACACAATTGAATGGCAAGCAGCAAACATTAACGCTTACTACTACCGGCACAAGTGGCGCGGCCACATTGGTTGGTGGTACATTAAACATCCCACAGTATAGTGGTGGTGGTGCAAGTGGCGTATCTCAGATTGTAGCAGGTACTAACGTCACTATTTCTCCGGTAGGGGGAACAGGCGTTGTAACCATCAACGCTACAGGTGGGGGAGGAGGAAGTGGAACCGTTACTAACGTATCGGCACTGACTCTAGGAACTACTGGAACAGATTTGAGTTCTACGGTTGCCAACAGCACGACTACTCCTGTCATTACCTTAAATGTACCTAACGCATCTGCATCCAACAGAGGAGCTCTTACAAGCACCGACTGGAGCACATTCAACGGCAAACAGGCCGCGCTAGTATCTGGTACTAACATTAAGACAATTAATGGTAGTTCTGTGTTGGGCGCAGGTGATTTAGTGGTATCTGGAACGCCAGCAGGTTCTACTAGCGAGGTACAGTTTAACAACGCTGGGGCTTTTGATTCAGATCCTAATTTTATATGGGACGATACCAATAAAAGATTGGGATTAGGTATAGCTGCGCCTTTAGGTATTTTACACTTAAAAGTAGCAGCCGGTACTACTCGTCAAGTAATTGATGGCGATGCAGGTCAAAGCAAAATTATTACTTTCCGTACTGCTGGTTTACAGCGCTGGGGTTTATATAGTAACAACGTAGCAGAAAGCGGATCTAATGCAGGTAGTAACTTTGTTTTAAGACGCTATAACGATGCTGGCACTTTGTTGGGTACACCTTTAGAGGTAAATCGCGCAACAGGTGTAACTAAAATAGGCGAGGGATTAAATTTGAATGGATCAGTATTAAATAATTTTGTCCCCAACCAAGCAAGTACTTCAGTTAACTTAACTCTTAACTCAGCTAACGCTGCTACATACAACTCAAGTGTAATTGCGTTGACAGGTGCCTTGACGATTACATTTGACGCATCACTTCCCGGTGGGTTTAACGTAACGCTCATTCAGTTGGACGCTGCAATTTCAAGCATTGCAGGTACGGGTGGATTGGTTATCGGAAACAGACAGGGACACAGCAAGAACAACGGACAGTACTCAGTGGTAAGCATCATCAAGTACACCAACGTATTGGCAATTTTAGGCGGAGACACATCACTATAATATGTTCGCAGTCCCATCATTCTTTGGATTTCAAAAAGCTGGTTTTGGGCCTACTATAGACCCCGATGCTCAGGCATTCTTTGATAGGGTGACAGCAGCCGGCGGGACCTTAACCGGAACAGAGCAGACGGCTACTAACCAACTGGTTTTAGACATGAAGGCCGCAGGAATTTGGACGGCCATGCGTGCTGTGTATCCCATGGTCGGAGCAAGTGCGGCAGCGTGTGCGCAAAACTTAAAGAGTGCAAGTTTTCCGGGTAGTTTTTCAAGCGGTTGGACTTTTGCGAGTACGGGCGCAACGCCAAACGGTGCAAGTGCTTTTATGAATACTGGATTTGTTCCAAGTTCAAACATTACATTGGACAATGCACACCTTTCCTACTACTCAAGAACGAATATAGTAGGCGTACAAGTAGATATTGGTTCTATTGGTGGTGCAACCGATGCGTTTTATTTAATTATGAATTTGAATAATATCGCACCCAGTGGTATTAATGCCCCAGAAACTCTCAGAACATCAGCAATGAGCCCTACTTTGGGTATGTTAATTGGTAGCAGAATTGTAAGCACTGAAGAAAAATACTATACAAATAACGTTAGCCAAACATTAACTAAAAATTCTAATAGTATGAATAGTTTCAATGTTTATTTAGGATGTTTTAACCAAGGCGGAACGGCGAATTTATTTTCTACCAAAGAAACTGCATTTGCTTCAATCGGTGATGGCTTGACCGACACCCAAGCATCCAACTTTTACACCGCAGTGCAAGCGTTTAACACAACCCTCGCTCGCCAAGTAGTTTAACAAATATGTCTACACTGTTGTATATTTGTGATATGGGAAGACAATGGTCAACAATGAAACCATTAGATGCAAACTACATTGTAAGCAACTATGGAAAGAAAACCGTACAGCAAATTGCAACCGATTTGAACGCAACCACAGACAGAGTTCGCAGAGTGTTAAAAATGCAAGGCGTACCAATGATGGGTAAATCTGAGATGTACGCCAACATCAAACAATTAAAGTTTGATTATGAGGATGCGTTGTGTGAGGATTATAGAAATGGAGCAACTCAAACAGATTTAGTCAGAAAGTACAAGGTATCTAATGAGAAGGTAATTTTATTATTAGATAGAAATGGTATTGATAGGTTGAAAGGAAGTGGGTCGTCCTCGGTAAAAGCATGGGCGAGCGGGAAAAGGAAGCCAAGGAATTGTAATAAGGGTGGAACGCAAGACATTCACAATGCTTTGTTTGGTAGATGGAGGTATAATGCAAAGTCAAGAAATTACTCGTTCAATGTAAGTATCGAGTACTTGCAAAGCGTTTTAGAATCGCAAAATTATAAATGTGCTTTGACTGGGGGTGGTTTACTTTGCCCCAAGACATATAATGAAAAACGTGAAATGACATCTAATCCATATTTATTATCTTTGGACAGAATACAGAATGACTTGGGTTATGAAGAAGGCAACGTTCAATTCGTTTGTGTATGGGCAAACAAAGCGAGAGGCAGTTATGACAGCAATACATTCAAAGAAATAATTAATAATCTTAAATCATGTCAATAGGATATACACTTTCGGAATCGGAGTACACACAGATACAAGGGCAGTTTTATGCGCCCTATGAGTTTTTTAATTGCGTACAAGATATTAATGGGGTCTGGTTCTTATTTCTGTCTACTCAGGACAAAGAGGTAATCGTTAACGACCCTACCTGGAATTGGATTCTAACTTTACCGGAAGGTGATTATATCGCACCACCAGCCCCACCATTCCCACCTAGCGCATGATCACAGGATACTCAAATACCATCTCAGTAACAACACTGGCACCGAGCCTGCTGCTAGACCTATACCCATCGGCTGCGGCGGCTTATTCGGTGCGTTTATTGCGTACTGCTTACACAGGTAGTGCTATTCGGGTGCGTAGGTCAAGCGACAACACAGAGCAGGATATTGGATTCAGTTCTGGCAATTTAGATACATCTTCTTTAACTACTTTTTGTAGTGGTACAAATGGATTTGTAACTACTTGGTACGATCAAAGTGGAAACGCAAACAACGCAACGCAATCAACAGCAGCAAATCAGCCGCAAATAGTTAGTAGTGGTGCAATAATAAATGTAAATTCAAAACCATGTTTACAATTTGATGGCTCAAATGATATAATGAAATTTATTGGTTCGGGTACTTCTTCAAGCAATACGCTTTTTGTTTTATCAAAATCTAATAATAACTCAGCATCTTATCAAACCATTACTTCCATCGGTAGTATTACACCAGCAACGGCATTTGCTTATTTATATTATGGGGCAGGAGGAAACGATGCAAGGGTAGTTTATTCAGATGTTTTGAAATCTTTCGATGGTGCAAGAACATTAGTTCAAGAACTTGTAACAATTAACGCTGTTAGTACAACAATTTCAATGTTAGTGAATAATTCAAGCGTATCACTTACAAATGATACAAGGGTACTGACAACGAATTTAAATGATGTTCAAATCGGTAGTGACACCCAATATAATGACCCATTTAACGGTTCAATTCAAGAGGTAGTTCTTTACACAACGGCACAAACTTCAAATATTAGCGGAATCAATACTAACATTAATACATATTATGCAATCTATTAACGGATATCAATACATAACAGAACAGGAAGCAATTAACGCAAGGGAATTGTGCGATACTTACTACGGAATACCTGTTGCACCTGATGACATAACCCAGAATTGGGTTGATTATCAGTTTGCAGATTTGAACACTCCGCAATTTTGGTATATTGTTTTTGATGAATCACTTACACCAATTTTAGGACAACCCACAGAGTTTGAAGTTGTAACCCCACCTTTCCCTCCCACTGAATAATGAAGACCTCTTTCCTCTTATACACAGGTACAACTCTCTTAGCTTTTTTAGGAGCTTACTTCCTTAATCTAGGAGCAGATAATGCTGAACAGTACTTAGCTGTAGTTGCTGTTGTGTTTATAGATGGATTCTTTGGGGTATGGGCAGGAACTAAGATGGAAGGCTTTAAGACACATAAAGCTCTGAGCGTGCTTAAAACTTTAATGGTGTGGGTATTTATGCTTACAGGTATATTGATGATTGAGAAGGGCTTTGAGGGCACTTTCTGGTTAAGTGAGACTATCTGTGCTCCTTTTATTCTCTTTCAGCTTATAAGTGCACTCAAGAACGCAGCTAGGGCAGGGTTCATAAAGAATGAGTTACTGCAGTTAATCTTAGATAAAATCGACCAACATAAAGTAAATGAAAAACAAGATTGAAGTTATTGTTATAGGGCTACTACTAATCACAGTAGCTTTTTTGTTATGGGAAAGACAAAGCTTAAGTAGCGGTAGTGAAGAGAAATTTATGTCTTACATGGACTCTATGGAGAAACGCAACGAAAGTTTCCTCAGTAGGGTAGATTCTTTATCTACACTTAAACATGAACAATTTAGTTACTATGAAAAAATCAACCTCAAGTATGACACTATTCAGATTGCTCTTGATACTATGCCTGACATTGACGGCACCAAGTATCTACTCACAATCTCTAGACAGCTTACCGCTAAAGGAGTTGAATAACGAATTCCTTAAGGGAATCAAAGCAAGAGAACGTGTAGTTGTTCTTAAGACTGTTATTCATTTGGACAGTCAGCAAATCAATCTATACAAGGAT